TGTCTTCTCTCCGTGGTCAGCGTGTGATCGAGTAGCATTGAAAGACGGCAAGGTATTTTTCGTGGAATTCAAAAAGCCACAACAGGAGCTAAGCCCAATTCAACAACGTGTTCATGATGCGCTCCCGGATAATTATCTAGTTCTGTATTCTGGATAGTTGGCCGAGTCTGGTTTATGGCACTTGTCCCGAAAACAAGCGTGGGTAACACCACCGGGGGTTCAAATCCCTCACTATCCGCCAACGCCTCTATAGCACAAATGGCGGTGCAGCGCCCCCGTAAGGCGAAGGCTGTCAGTTCAAATCTGACTGGAGGCTCCATGCCGGTGACCTTTAGGAAAGGGCAGATGATTGGTATTCATCTGGAGTGATTTCGAGTATCACCATCGGCTCCATTGAAATTTTTTAGCCGGAAAGACTCCCGTTAAACTCGGGTGGCCCTCAGACTTTCATTAGGGAGGGGTATAGCTCAACGGTACTACAGACTTTAATTAGGGTAGTAGAGCATCCGCCAATTTGGAATAGGCAGACCGGACGGCCTTAATAAAGGACTAAATCCCCATCCGGAACCAAGTGGGCTTGTCGTTCAATTAGGAGGATTCCGCACTTGCAATGCGGGGACGACGGGGCAGAGCCGTCCGGGTCCACCAATTCCCTCATGGTTCAAAAGTAGAACAGACGCCTGATAAGCGTCAGACTTCCGTGCGATTCGGAATGAGGGAACCACTTTGTTATATTTTTCGTGTCCTGACGATTGGCCGGAAGGTCGAAACGCGGGGGTGCCTCGAAACCGAGGCCCGCGTAGACACGTACGAGACTATGGTCAAGCGGAACTGACGCCTCGCTGTCTACGAGGAAGCCGGGGTTCAACTCCCCGTAGTCTCGCCAATAGGTACGTAGCCCAATTTGGCAGAGGCCACAGGTCGAGGGCCTGTGTAGTGTGGGTTCGATGCCCGCCGTACCTACCATTTCAAATAACGCCTAGGTAGGCTAACGGCAAAGCCGCTAAGCTCAGAACTTAGTGATTGGAAGTTCAAATCTTCTCCTAGGCACCAACTTTTGGCCCGTTAGTCTAGTGGCAGAACGCTGGTCTCTCTAACCGGAAGCGCGAGTCCGATTCTCGCACGGGCTACCAAGTCTTTATGGGCTGTTCGTCTATCGGGAAGGATAGCGCCCTTTCAAGGCGTTGAGGTGGGTTCAACTCCCACACAGCCTACCAATTTTTGCGATGGTGGCTATGGCCGAGCGGCTGAGGCGGCGGACTGTGAATCCGTTTAGACGAGTTCAACTCTCGTTAGTCACCCCAACTTTCTAACTGGCCCGGAGTAGGGCGTTTCCCATGATGGGAGTCATGGGATAGCTGCTCCCACAGCGATAAGCGCCCTGCCACCGGCATTCGGTGTTATAGTGGTAACCGAAGGACATTTACCTATGGAGATCAAGGTCGAACAGGGCATCATCGGGGTTGTGAAGACTGAGGCAGAGAATGCAGCGACTGAGGCGGCGTGGCGGGAATGGTATCGAGCCAACTGCCGCGACTGCGGTAGTTCGGTAGGTTTGGTTCAATACGATACGTCATACGCTCTCTGTGACCGCTGTCGAGCGAAGGCAAAGAGATAGGATCAAAAAAATAGGGGGGCTGTGAAAGCCCCCCGTTTTCCTCAAGCGCGGATACCGCGCTCTCTTCCCAACCCGTTGCCCCGCGAGCGATGCAGCTTTACGACCCGACCTGCCGGATGATAGCGAAGGCTGTTCAACTCATGCCGCGTCTCATCGAGACGGTTGATGAGGGCGGCGATACGCCGCGCATCCTTCAGATCCATCGCCGAGTCTGCTCCGTCCACCTTGACGTTACCCATTGGTATGGGCCTCCTTTAAGCCCATGTGCATTATCAAAAATGGAAGCGTCAATTTCTAATCGTTTGTTTGTCTGGAACTGAGAGGTTAAAACGATGAAAGGCCATGCACGGATCCCCTCCCGAAGAAGACGGAGAAGGCGGTTCCGCACAAGAAGAAGGCGAAGCGGCAGAAGGCTGAGGAGCGAGATGTGGCTTTGGAACACGGTCGGTACGATGACTACCTGATCGACATGGATTCAGAGAACAGGAACTTTTGAGGAGGCTGTAATGGGTGTGGAGTTCAACGGGAAGTATTGCTACGGGTCGGACAAGACGTATCTCGGGTTGGAGCTTTTGGACGAACTGGAGTTCTCGGATCGGTCGTACTGCTTCGATACTCTCGTCGTCTGGCGCGATACCGAGGGCCGGGTTTTCGCAGCGCGGGATTCAGGTTGCTCCTGCCCGTCGCCGTTTGAGAACTACAACGACCTGTCCTCCTTCACCCGGATCTTCTCGGTAGCCGACTTGGAGGAGTTCTTCCATACCTATGACGGGAACAACTATCCGACCGTGGAAGACAAGGCAGCGTTCAAGGCAACGGTTCAGTCCGCGCTGGACGCCCTGAAGGGGCCGGATTCGTTCAAGCCTGTGCCGATGGGTTGTCGGCAATGAAGTGCAAGAATTGCAACGACGAAGGCTCTCTCCATATACCGCTTGCGTTCCGCGAAATGGATGCCCCTAACAGGGGCAACTGTCCGGTCTGTTGTCGTCGCTTTCGATTACATCGCCAACCGGTGTCGTCCAGTCCTGATGGCGTCTGGCAGGTATGCTACTGGCTTGGTATCTACCAGAATCGTGCGTGTGAGTTTGGAGAACACATGGAGGTCATCTCAACCGAGATCCACGATCCGCTGGTTGATCAGATGAAGAAGGTTAAAGCAGCCGTCGCGGGACTTCACTATGGAGACCTGAGGCGGATTTTCGAGATCCCGTAAATTCCAGTGAAGTATCCGTTTTTTGGCAGGAAGTTGGCGGGGTGCCGACGCCTGACTGTTAATCAGGATAAAGGCAGGTTCGACTCCTGCCCTGCCAGCCAATTCCAGTCAAGCTGAAGTGGGACAGCATCCGCCTGTTAAGCGGAGGGGTGTGGGTTCGATGCCCACGACTGGAGCCAGAGCCCGCGAGTAGGAAAGTAGCACTCCGTTCTTACAAATCGGAAAACACGGGGCAGTACCGTGGCGGGCTACCACTTAAATCCGAGGCGATTGCCTCTTTTCCGTGGCGATTGCCACAGATCGGTCGCTTGTCCCGTAGCTCAACGGCCAGAGCGGTCTCCTTATAAGAGACGGACGAAGGTTCAACTCCTTCCGGGACAACCAGTAAGGGTAGGTATGAAGAAGATTCCGAGTCTGTTTGAAAGAGACTGGAACGGCGACCGTTCCCGAGTTCTCAACAAGGTAACTCCCGGCTGCGAGTGGGTCATGGAGGGCCACGGCGTCCCGACCCGGAAGTGGGATGGCACCTGCTGCAAGGTCGAGGCTGGCCTCCTGCACAAGCGCTACGACGCCAAGCAGGGCAAGACGCCCCCGGAGGGCTTCGTACCGGCACAGGAGCCTGATCCGATTACTGGCCACTGGCCGGGTTGGCTTCCGGTCCGGGATGTTCCAGAAGATCGCTGGTTCCGCGAGGCGTGGAACAGCCTCAAATCTGGAACACTCAAGGACGGCACCTACGAACTTGTCGGACCGAAGATCAACGGCAACCCAGAGGGCTACGACCAGCACACGCTGATCCTGCACGGCTGGCAACCGTTCTACCGGTTCCCGACCCCGCCGACCTTTGAGACGGTACGAGACTTCCTAGAGGCGAATGTAATCGAGGGCATCGTTTGGCACAATCTCGATGGTAGAATGGCCAAGGCCAAGAGGATTGACTTCGGTTTTCCGTGGGGGAGCAGGAAGTGAAGAAGATCATCCATGTTAATCAAGCTGTGATCGTACGGAATCGCCGCCACTGCACGAACGATCCGCCGCTGATCGTGCGAACTTACAAGGGTTCGACACCGGCCCAGCAGGTTGACATCAACGGGCCGTCACGGCTGATTAACAGCCCGCACAAGCCGCTTAGCTGCGGAGCGCGGGTCTGGATAGAGACGACTGCGGAAGTAGTCGCGGACGGAAAAGTAATATGACCAAAGAAGAGTTGATCAAGCTGGAAGCCGTACTCGTCGCATGCGAGTTCGCGCAGGATCGTCAGGACGGGTGTCCAACTTGTGGTTACGATACGACGGAGATTTGCCCGCTTTGCTCTGCCGAAAAGGCCAGCGGAAAGAAGGGCAACCGCCATAATGACTGTGCGCTTTGGGAGAGCTTGCAAGCAGTTCGCAAGCAGCTTACCGGCGCTCACTGTTCGGAATGCAATTCATTTAGTTAGACCCTGTAGTTCAATGGACAGAATAAGAGCCTACGAAGCTTTTGATGCGTGTTCGACTCACGCCGGGGTCACCAAATTTTATGGGTAAGAAAGAGGATCAAGCTCGCTGGTATGCGTCTCATCGGGTGGCGCAGAAGGCGCGTGTTAAGCGCAATCGAACGCTTCGTGAGATGGGGCGGATAAGACGTTTGTCTGACTATCTCATTGAACAAGGATGTAAGGATTGTGGCGAACGAGATCCGGTTGTTCTGGAGTTTGATCATCTGCGAGATAAGACTGATTCGGTCAGCAAGCTCTTTCAGAGTGGTTGGTCTTGGGAACGCCTCATGACTGAAATAGCAAAATGTGAAGTTGTCTGTCGAAACTGCCACACTCGACGGACCGCAAAACGCAACGGGTGGCGAAAAGCAGCGGGTCGGTAACTCAAGTGGAACAGAGTCCTCCCTCTTAAGGAGCGAGATGGCGGTTCAAATCCGCCCCGGCCCACCATGATCTTGTGCGGTAATAGACAACCTACCTTCCTCCTAAGAAGGGAATCCGAGTGCAACTCTATTCGGGTTCAAATCCCGATGGACTCACCATGATATAATCGTTCGATGCCCTACTTAGACCCGAAACGTCAAAGCCAACACCAGTACGCTCGCATGAAAAAGCGACGAGACGAGTGGTTTGACAAGAACGGTCCCTGTGTTCGATGCAAGAGTTGGAAACAGCTTGAGCTTGACCACCGCGACCCGACGACCAAGGTTTCTCATGCCATCTGGTCATGGTCTGACGCCCGTAGAGCAGTTGAACTAGCAAAGTGCCAAGCTCTTTGTCATCCCTGCCATCTAACGAAGAGCATTGAAGAGTTCAAGGCCGCTAGACCGCGAAAGCACGGAGCCGCATCTTATAATAAAGGATGCCGTTGCGCGAGTTGTCGAGCCGCTAAAAATGCACAGAAAAAGAGATGGCGAGAACGACTCCATGGCCTAACAGACAAGGCAGCACTCTCCTAAAGTGTTCATGCGTGTGCAACTCACGCTGGAGTCACCATATTTAATCAATGCGACTGTAGTTCAGGAGTAGAATGTCTCGTTGCCAACGAGAAGGTCGAGGGTGCGAAGCCCTCCAGTCGCTCCAAGTTTCGCGGGTGTAGTGTTCAATGGCAGCACGGGACGCTTCCAACGTTCAAGTCGGGGTTCAAATCCCCTCACCCGCTCCACTTTTTCTGGTAAACTAGTGTGATCCCGTCTGCGCGAACTGTCATCGTGAACGTACATTCAGGAGTGGTGTAAATGGCAACATCTCTGGCTCTGAACCAGAAGACTCTACGTTCGACCCGTAGCTCCTGAACCAATTTTTTCTTGAGGGTCTATGGCCAACTACAAGAAGCGTAAAGCCAAGCAGAGTTCCCGCCGATGCGGGATGTGCAAGTCCTACAAGAAGGACGGCAACAAGGCCGAATCCAAGGCCGAGAAGCTGAACCGGAAGATTGTCAAAGCACTCAGGGAGTACCTGAAGCCGTAACCATGCATACTCCTGAAACGCGCAAACGGGCATACGCAAAAGTTCGTCAACGTCGTGAGGACTGGCTTGAAAAGAACGGGCCATGCAAGAAGTGCGGCAGCATGATCCGTCTTGAGGTCGATCATATCAACCCAACCACAAAAGTTTCGCATACGGTTTGGTCTTGGCGAGAGCCACGGCGCTTAGCTGAGCTAAAGAAATGTCAAGTTCTCTGCCACGACTGCCATCTTGAAAAAACTCGCTTGTCGCTTGTCAAACCTTTGGTTCATGGCACTCTAACTGGTTACAAGACATGTCGCTGTTCGCTCTGCTTGGCCGCAAACAGGGCCTATAAGCTAATCTACAATCGTACCTATCGTTCAATGAAAAGGACATGCCCCTCCGAAGGGTAAAATCTCGGTTTGACTCCGAGTAGGTACACCAAGCAACATTGCCCGCCGAAAGGCGGGCTTTTTCATGTTAGGATTACCTGATGAACGAATTGACTGAACTGGCGAAGATGGGCGCGGTCAAGGAGAAGTCTCAAGCAATCGGTGAGTTCATCGAGTGGTTACGGGACACAAAGAGCGTCGTCTTTGCCGAGTGGGTAGATGAAATCTGCGAGTCGAACTGTCGTCACAAGCATGAGGCGCGGCTGGTGTCAGCGTACGTCGATATCGAAAGCTGGCTGGCTCAATTTTTTGACATTGATCTGGATAAGGTCGAGAAAGAAAAGCGAGCGATCCTGAAGGCCCTGCGGGAGAAGACAAAATGAACGGCATTGAACTGGATCCCCGCTACATCCGAGCGTATCGCTTCGCTCTGAAGGCTCACGAAGGACAGGTACGCAAGTACACGACAGACCAGCCGATTCCGTACGTGACCCACCCCGTCGCGGTAGCCCGGATGGTTGATCGGGTTCCGGGCCGCTCGGACGCCATGGTTCAGGCGGCGCTCCTCCACGATGTTGTCGAGGACACGCCGGTGACCTTGCAGACCATCCATGACGAGTTCGGGCATGACGTAGGGGACTTGGTTCACTGGCTGACCAACCCGCCGAAGGTCAAGGGCGAGAACCGGGTAGCGAAGAAGGCCAGCGATGTCCTGCGCTTGTCCAAGGCTCCATGGTCGGTCCAGACCATCAAGCTCGCGGACCGGTTGCACAACCTGCCATCGACCATCGAGTTCGATCCACCGTTCGCTGCGGTCTATGTCGGAGAGACGAAACTGTTACTCACGGCTCTGTCGGAGGGTGATCCTACCCTCTGGCATCAACTCCACGAAGTAGTTCAACGGTACAGGGAGGCCAAGAGATGATGCCTGAAGACCACTGGCACTCTGCTAACTGCCCGCGCTGCGATCTGGACTTTGCGTGTGTCGTGGAATGCACCCCGGATACGCTTGCTTGCGGGCGTTGTGGCAGAGGGCGGCAAGGGGTTTGTGACTGTACGGAATACTGGCTCGATGAGAATGCGCCTTTTCCTGCACGTTGGTTAGTCAATCACCGATGTTCGGATGGCAAGGTCAGACGCCACCGTGAACTTGGTAAATGCCAGCCCGGTGCCGTCGATCCGTTCGACTACACCCTTTCCTTCAAGGATGACAGAGAATGAACCGTAGAGGCTTTCTGGGACTTCTCCCCGCAATTCCCGCCGCAATGGCTCTCAAGCCCGCAGAACGCAAAATTTGCCCTATCTGCGAGGGCCGGGGCTGGTCTCCCGGACCGGACAACCGTCCTTCCTCGCCATCTGGCCTTGATGTCTACCTCCCGACTATCTACATCCGGACGGATCTCTTCGCCATGACCTGTCTCCCCTGCAAGGGAACAGGCTTGACTCAAGAATCCTGACCCCTTACCTTCCTGATACCGCTAGGGGATAGTTCCATGGGGCGGTCAAGCTGGGGTAACCTGAGCAAAGTGAAAGGTAACCATGGAGACTCGTCAGACTGAGATGATGAGCTATCTAACCTTCACAGAAATGTGGGGTAGGGGTAGCTCATCTCCTGAGATAAGAATCCGTGGGGAAAAGCAAAGTTGTGGTAACATGCTCGGATCGAAAGGAAAAACCATGAAGAACGGAACAGCATTCACAAAACCCGGTGAGGGAGTAACATTGGCCGCTCTGGCTGATGAACTGGAAGCAAACGGCATCCCTGACCCGTGGGGGCTTCCTGATGATGGACGGGCAAGCAAGGTTGGTGCTGAGCGTACGGCTCTGATCCTCTTGGGATCTCCACTGACCGAAGAGGACATTCGGCGCATCATGGAGTACGCATGAAGATGGAAGTTCCGACAATCCACCAGAACGACATGTACTACTGCGCTGGATGTGGTGTCCAAGTCGGGGATTCCTCATGGGACTTGGACCGCCACGATATCCTGACTTGCATCCGTAACATCCGAGAGGAGCTTGAGACGGCGGGTGGCTCAGGAGTGGTGCGGTTGACCGGCTACCCCTACCGCCTTCCAATTTCCAAGGAGGAAAAATGAAGCTGATGGAGAGCATTCAGCTTCAGTTCCTGCTCAGCATCGCGTTCCATGGCTGGGAACCGCGTTACAATGCAATCGCGGCCCTGATTCTGGGAGCGCTGGTCAGCTTGGTACTAGCGGTCTACGAAGCGCATTGGGAGAAAAGGAAAGGGAAGTAACATGGCACCTGACATTCAGCTTGGGGACGTTGCTGAGGATATGATCACAGGATTCCGTGGGGTTGTTACCTCACGTACAGAGTGGCTCAATGGCTGCTGGCGTCTTGGCCTCCAGCCCCAGAAGTTGACCAAGGACGGTGGGTTGCAGGAGGCTCAGGTCTTCGACTCCGAGCAGTTGAAGCTCATCACCGCGAAGAAGCACAAGGCGAAGAAGGAAACCGGAGGTCCGCGTCCCACGATCTCGGCACAGCCCGCGATCAGGAGGTAACTCCCATGTCGCGCTGTCGCTACTGCGATGAATCCATCTTTTGGGCTACTACGAGCCACGGCAAGAAAATGCCGGTGGATGTGATGCCGAGCGACGACGGAACGTTTCTTGTCTACGAGGGTGAGGAGGAAGCGAGTCTTCCCGAAGCCGTGTACATTCACGCTGAAAGCCGTTACCGCCACACTGGTCTACTGTACGAAAGCCACATCGCAACCTGCGTGAATCGGCAGAATCGACAGCAGCCTCCCGCCACCCCGTCCACTCGGCTTGATCCGTACCAGACTCTTGGTGTTTCTCGGGGGGCAAAAAAAGAAGAGATTCGCTCTGCTTACCTTCAGATGATGTCGCTCTACCACCCGGACAAGGTGGCGCATCTGGCTCCTGAGTATCAGGAGATTGCCAAATACAAGAGCCAGCAGATCAACGAGTCTTACCAGCAGTTGTTGAAGCGCTAAAGGAAAGGGAAGTCATGAAGAAGTGGAAGCCTGTCACGGAAACCCCGGCAGAGCGTGTCGCCAAGGGCGCTGCGTGGCTCGATAAGAACCAGCCGGATTGGGTCGTCGCCCTCATCTACAACGGCAAGCGGAACGGATTCGATCTGGGTGACCCCAACATCTGCATCCTTGGTAACGTCTTCGCGGACATGGTTGAGTATGACAGTTGGATGGACGGGTACGATTACGGTGCCGTCAAGCGGTTGAAGAACAAGAACGTTGACGAGTTCGGGTTCAACATCTCCTGCCCGAACAACTACGACGATGCCGGGGAGGAGTGCGAGAATTCTCACAAGGCTGAGTGGCAGGGGTTGGCTGAGGCTTGGCAGAACGAAGTCCTCAAGCGGACTACCTGCTTGCCCGCCTTGGAGACGACCGTGGTCAAGATTTTCAAGCCCAAGCCCAAGAGGAAACGGTGATGTTCTGGAAAAAGAAGCTGGACCCGGATCCACAGCCGCAGAAGAAGGTTGGCTTACTGATTCCTCAGGTCGGCATGACCCCGCAGGAAGTAATCAAGATGTGGGGCAAGCCTACGAGCGGGGTCACCGAGACGAAGCAGACCGGAAAAGGCTACATCGAAGACATGATGTGGTTTTACTTTGAACCCGGCGACAAGTCTGTTATGCGTGGGTCGGTTGCCTTTACTGATAATGTCGTGAGTTGGGTCAGCAAGAAGCACGATTTGAAGGACGAAGACTTCGACCGGTGGGTGTGAAAATGACTAAAAATGATTTTGAGGCTGGCGAGATTGTCGAAATGACAGAGGGCTGTTACTCCGATTTCGGGCGCATCGGATTCGTCAAGGTGCTGCATCCGTTCAAGGTCATGGATGTTCTTCCCGCGTTCCTGAAGACGGATCCGCATTCGTCCCTTGAGAACAGCTTCGACCAGTCCCGGTTCTTGGACTACCCTGACGTTTACGACTGTCACCGACGAGACGAGCGCGGGCGATTCGTTGACGACCCGTTGCGCTTCTATCGGCACCCCGACATGAAGCTAATCGAGTCGTATATGCGCGCCCCTGCGCCGACGCGAAGCGAGGAGAGAAAGTGAAGTGCCTTCGTTGTGGCGCTGGAGCCGAGTGGATCGACGACACGCGAGACAAGACGCCTCCGGCGAAGCTGATCGCCAAGCTGGCCGCGACTCTGGCTATGGAGCGGATGGACAACCACAAGCACAAGCGATTCGTGAAGGGCTGCGGGCCGTGCTTCTTCCTGCGCGAGTCGAAACGGATTACGAAGGACGCCTTCAAGGAGAAGCCATGACTGACGCCGCCGCCGAGCGCGAGAGGAAGATCGAGAAGGCGAGACGGATGTTGCAACGGCTCTACGATTCCGCCAGCGATCCAACTGACTACTGGCCTGACGAAATCCGAAAGGTGCTGTCCGCTTTCCCTGCCCAGCGCGTCGAGGGGGAGAAGGTGCTGGCGAAGTGCGTCTGCGGGCATGACCGAAACTACCACGCCGACCTTCATTGCATGGGGGCCATCACCCACCAGTTCGGTCAAACGTCCTGCGTCTGTCAGGTGTTCAGGCTTGCCCCCGCCCCTCCTCCTGCGTCGGGGACGGAGAAGTCGTGGCGCTGCGCCTACGTCTACGACTACGGAGAGGGGAACAGATCGCCGTGCCCCTACGCTAAGTCTCAGCACAATACGGACGGCATTCACGAGTTCTTTCCGTTCCCTCCCTCGCCGCAGCCTGCGTCGGGGACGGAGAAGTGCGAAGGATGGCCGGGATGCAAGTACGGTCCCGATTCTGTCGTTCACGAGGCCCCGTTAGACCCAAAGCAGGAACCGGCTGCGGAGTGCCACCCCTTCACCCCTCCCTCGCGGGAGAAGCGGTGTTTCGTTTGTCTTCAAGAGATCACGGGCGCTTGGGACTCCTACGAAGGCGACGGCTTCGGACGGCTGCTTCACGTTGTCTGTCGAAAGATGATCGAGAGGATAAAGTAATGGCCTCTAGTTCAATGCCTACGCGGATTCCAATCCAGAAGCGGCGTCGAAAGCCAACCATAAAGAAGGCGCTCTATCGAACGCCGACTAACTTCCGTCGTCAGGGGCCTGATGGCCCAGCACAAGGCCATCAGGTGGTCAACATGAACGACATGGTTCTGCTGGCGAGCGAGGCGGCTGCGGAATCCCGTCAATGCTATATCCGGGCACATGGCCAACGTGGCATGCCGTTTGATCTCATCGAGTGCCCGTGTTGCATCAAGACGGTTCGTCGTTTCAAGTACAGCCGCAACCGGAAGGGCGCAGTCGAGTTTCATTACGCGCCCTGCGGCTTGCCCTGCGCTTACGGGCCGTTCATCTACGATGCGTTTATCCTCGCCAAGCGTCGGGCGCACACCACGAAAGGCAAGCACGGTGTCTGCGAGATTTGTGGGCCGATGACTCCTGCGCTGGCCAATGCCTTTCGTCAGATGTGGAAGCGCAAAGAGATCGCTGAAAAGCTGCACGATAAGGAAATCTGGGAGGATTGAATAATCAAGGTAGCTGTGGTAACATAGCTGCCCTTTTGGATATTGAGCTATGACTTTTGAAGAAGCAATCGAGCGAGCGGTAACCGAGTGGAGCATCTCTCGGGCGTACCAGCAGTTCTTGGACGGCAAGACTAAGAGCTTCGCCATCATTACGTCTTGGCGGGCCACGGTTGACGGAAAGCCGGTTCCGGCATCGGTCAACAACGCTAACTGGTCTTCCTTCAAGAGTTCGGCGGGTAGCGCGGGTCATGGCTACATCGAGTTGCGTGGGGTAGGTCAGGAGAACGATGCGACGGGGAAGGTGGTTCAGGTTTCTGAACCCTCTCTGTGGATCAACGGTATCTCTCTGTCCAATGCCCAGTCCTTGGCTGATCGCTATGGTCAGTACGCTTTCGTGTACTCCGGACCGGAAACTAGCGGTGTGGTAACGCTATTTGCTGCTGGTTCTCGGACGACTCTGGGCAACTTCTCTCCGACCAAGCCGTTGTCAGCCGATGACATCAACAAGTATTGGTCGGATTGGCGTGGTCGCTCGTTCCGATTCATCGAGATGGTTCACCCGGTTCAGAACAACGTTGAGGGGTTGGGGTACGGGGCGATGATCCGTGAACGTGCCCGTAAGATTCTTCTGGGGTCATAAACTTAGCTCATCTTTCAACGGTTTTGGCTCTCCGCCGCCCTCTGGATTTGATTCTTATCCGAGGAGGCAACTATGCCAAAGCGTCCCCGCACAACTCAGGTTCGTAAGCGCCGCCAGATCGGCACGACCGCAGCACCCAAAGCTCCGAAGAAAGTTACTGGAGGCCGCGTTCGTTCTGCCACCTCCAGCACCAAGGTTCACACTCCGTAATGGAACGGACGCTTGAGACCCATGGGAAACTGGCGGCTGTCAAGCAACTGGCGAAGGTTACAGACCACGTAGTTGTTTCTTTCAGCGGCGGTAAGGACAGCCTCGCCGTTCTTGCCCTCTGCAAGCGCTTCATCCCACAGGTCTCAGCCGTCTTCTTCTACAAGTTCCCCAACCTGACGTTTGAGCAGGACTACCTAGCTCGCGTCGGTCGAATGCTCAAGGTAACGATTGAGCAGTATCCGGCTCCTAGCCTCATCGCGCTGCTTCAGAGCGGCACGTATGGCTCTGACCGGATTCGGGGCACTGGAGCCATCGTAGAGCCACCGTGGTGGCGTTCTAAGGCCCGCGAGAGCAAGATGCTCAACGCCTTCCTGCTCCGCTCCACCGGAGCTTCGTATGCCGCCGTGGGCATCAAGAAGTACGACACCCTCGTTCGCTACCACACCATCTACAAGCAGTTCGGCTTCATGAACACCCGTGATCACATCGCCTATCCGGTAATCGACTGGAAGGATTCGGAGGTGTGGTCCTACATCCGCCTTAACCGCTTGCCCGTGAACCCGATCTATGCCCGCACTGGGCGGTCCTTCGGAACCCTCACCCCGGCAAGTCTCAAGGCGGTTCGTGATTTGTTTCCCAAAGACTTCAAGAAGATTGAGGCCCTGTACCCGGACATCTGGGCATCAGTAGTAAGAGGAGAAGAAATTGAAAGAGTCAAAGCCAACCGCCGTGCCTTCGTTACCGAACGAAGAAAAGCTGCCAACGCTGCTGAAGCATCAGGCGTTCACGATAGAGCGTCTGGATCGTCGGAAGATCAAGAAAGCGCCGTACAACCCTAGGGCGATCTCTCCTGCTGCTCACAAGGAGCTTCTGGCGGGCATCAAGCGCTCTGGCCTCGTCATGCCGCTTGTTGTTAACCGCACGACCGGTAATCTCGTTGCTGGCCATCAGCGGATAGACGACCTCGACCAGCTTGCAGGCTCAGATCGGTATTTGATGGACTGTGCTGTGATCGAGGTCTCCGAGAAAGAAGAGATCGCATTGAACATTTTCCTGAACAACGAGAAGGCACAAGGCTACTTCGATGAGGAGATGCTGGCCAAAGCCCTCAAAGAAGTTGATTACAACCCTGCCACCGGCTTCGACTCGGCTGACATCGAGATCATGTTTGGCGTTCAGGACAGTGCGGAAGCGACCACTGCTCTCGATATGGTGGCCAAGGACATCGAGAAGATGGGCCAGTTCGCTCCCCCAGAGAAGGCCAAGCCAGAGGGCAAGACCGGGCAGGACACGCGCTTCAACCCCTATACGGACAAGGAAGAGGGCGTGTCTGACGCTAACCACAACATCACGGCTAGCGCGACTGACAGCGAGCATTACCTGTACCTTGTCTTCAGGACCGGCGATGAGCGTGAGCGCTATCTGCGCTTGATGGGCGAACCCGAGGATCAGAAGTACGTCAATGGGACACGCCTTCTGAAGACGTTGGAGGATGAGGAGGCGAAGCGTGGCAAGGCGTAAGCGTCCCACTCCCGAACCGGTTGATGCCCGAATGGAGGCGCTTCTTGACCTCAACCTGAGTGAAGAAGAGGCTCATCTGTACCGCTCTCAGCTAGGCCAAGACATCCCCATCACCGCACTGCGCGAAGATCCAGACAAGCAGACTGTATGGCGCGTTCTGGAGTGGCTGTTCACCGAGGCTGGCTCCGGAACCATGGAACCAGACTTGGCTGCGATGTTTGATCGCATGCTGTCTGATTACAAGACCAAGCATCGCATCATGGCGTACGCCATCGGACGCGAGCGCCTCCAGCGCATCGTAGAACAGGTTGACCTAGAGCGCGAGATATCCGATGATCTGAAAAACGCTCTGCCCTACATGTCCAACGAGAACAAGGTTAAGGCGCTGATGGCGCTTTCAAACTCCATCTCCGCCGGTCTGGAGAACTTGGACAAGCTGGCTGGTGTGGCAGACGTATCAGAGGATGTCATGGCGGCTTTGCAGGGGCATATGAAGGACTCCGCTGTTAACAAACCGTTGAAGGAAGCGACTGGCGAGGAGCGCGAGGCAATCCGTAAGTTTGTCGAGTCGATTCGGGACATGGCGAAGAACGATCAATTCAGCACACTCGCTTCGGAGGAACCAGATGGAGACGCCCCTAAAGTCGAATAAGGGTTCATTCACCTGTAACATATGCAAGATTCTGGTCAAGCAAAGTGGCTTTGTACTGGGTGTCAAGGAAGCCTTTACGATAGCTCAGGCGGTCATGATCCGGATGTGCGAGCGCTGTTACCAGCAGATAACCAATCACATGATTTACCTAGCCAAGACACTCCCCGAGACGGACAATAGTGTTTTGGAGTGGACCAATGCGGACGACACGGCTTTGTTGAAGAGCTTTGGAATATCCAATGACATCGGATCTCCTACAACTAAAGAGTAAGGTCTCGACGGAGGCCCTGTACGGCGTCCGTCAGCTATACGACAGCCTGACTCCTCATGAGAAGGAGCTTGCGATCAAGATCCTTGAGGATATGGATCGCAACAAGAACCCCCAGCTATACAAGACCCTCTGGGAGCTTGACTATGTGCGCCGTCCCGTCTCAGCCGAGGAGTTCATCAACAGCGAATACTATCTCGGTAAGATATGCCGGAACATCTATCCCCCATGGCGGCGGGATCTGGCCTACGTTCTCGATCCAAAGAACGAAATCTTTGAGTGGATCTGCACTGGCTCGATTGGTTCAGGGAAAACGAATTCATCCCTGATTGCACAGATGTACAAGCTGTACTTTCTGTCCTGTATCCGCAAGCCAGCCGAGTTCTTTGGGTTGATGGAGACCACACTGCTGGTGTTCATGTTCTTCTCGCTGACAGCCGAGAAGGCTGAGATGGCAGTCTCTGGCACGTTCAAGACGATGCTGGAGAAGTCCCCGTACTTCATTGACACCTTTCCCACCCGCAAGTCCAGCCGTCGAATGAAGATCGCTGGGGATAAGACCTCCTCAGACCGTGAGTTGCTGTTCCCAAAGGGCATCGCGGTAATCACTGGTTCGCGTATGTCACACGCGCTGTCGTTCTCGGTCTTCTCAGCGGTACTCGATGAGGTGAACTTCCGCAGCAAGAAGACGATCACCGAAGATCAGGACATGGACAGCGCGGTTCAGGTCTACGAAGAAACCGCTTCGCGTATTCAGTCGCGTTTCATGGCCAAGGGTGTCATCCCCGGCATTCTCTGTACCGTGTCATCGAAGAAGTCCACGACAGACTTCATTGACCGCCACATCGAGAAGGTGCGCCACAGCCCGAACGTCTACATCAGCGACTACAAAATCTGGGACGTTAAGCCAGACCGCATCTACTCCGGTAAGCGCTTCTTCATCAAGCTTGGTGGCAGTCCAAGCACCTCGTATGTGGTTGATAGCACCTCTGACGAGGATGCGTACTACCGTAAGTATTACGAGGAAGGCTCAGCCGTAGAGGGCAAGCCCAGTGACACGCTTCTGCCCAAGAGCGTCATGTCCGTGCCAGTGGAATACTACGATCAGTTCATCCGTGACTTCACAAAGAACCTACAGAACCTAGCGGGTGTAGCGACCGAGCCATTCGGCATGCTGTTCGACAATCCGATGATCCTCAAGAGCAGCTTTGAGACAGGCCGTGCTTCGCCATTCAATACCGATGTGCTGGAAGCTGGCGTCAAGGGCGGTCAGAAGATCAAGGACTCGTACAACTATCAGGCTGTGACAGTCTGGGATGGCCGGAACCGGATGCCTAAGTTCTATCCCCGTGCCATACGCTTCGCTCATATCGACTTAGCTAAAGGTGTACGCGACTCGGTTGGTATCTCGGTCGGCTGCATCTCCAAGCTGGTCTGGGTCGAGGTGGTCGATGTGGACGGATCGGTGGTTCGGGTGCCACGACCTGAGATATTCGTGGACTTCGTGATCAAGATTCGCGCTCCGCGTGGGGACGAGGTGTACTTCGACGAGATCCGTAACTTCCTAGGCTGGCTACGTGACTCACTGAACTACAAGCTGGAACTGATCAGCTATGACCAATACAACAGCATTGACTCCCTCCAGCTACTCCAGAAGCAGAACTTTCAGACGCGCTACCTGTCCGTAGACCGGAATACCCGAGCGTACATGCTGCTCAAGGAGACGATTGTCGAGGATCGCTTGAAGTGCTACGACTACGCGCCTGTGTACGAGGAGCTACGTAATCTCATCTACGATCAGGTGAAGGACAAGGTTGACCATCCCCAGTTCACCAACCTTGGCTATCGCGGCTCCAAGGACGTAGCGGACGCGCTGGCTGGGATGGTTAAGAACTGCCACGACGCACTGACGGACGCGAAGCTGCCCGGTACACGGACCCAGTTTGAGAAGCCGCTGGCACCCACCTCGACATATCCGGGATCAACCGGCATTCAGCCGAAGGATGACTTCGCCGTGAACCGCCCAATCATCCGCCGCCCGTTTGAGCCTGAGATTACGCAGGTTTTTCCGACCACCCCATTCAAGGCCAAGATGTAAAACTCCCTGATTGTGTAGGGAGTTTGGTGATTACTTTGACGCTTTAGGGATTTTGAATACATGGCAGAAGATATCAAACTGAATATATTTCAGAAGGGTCTCCTAAAGCTCTTCAAGATGCGTCCGGAGGATCTCCCCGGTCATCGTGAAGGCGAGATGGAGATGTCGTGGATTGAGTTCCTACGCTCAGGACTCGATCCATTTACCGGGTACGCGCAGATCAGTCAGGATCGAATCGTTCGCTACAACGATTACGATTTGATGGACCAGTACAGCGATATTGCAACCGCGCTGGACATCTACGCTGAGGAGGCTTCACAGCCGGATCCCCGCAAGAAGCGGGTAGTCTGGGTGGACACTGAGAAGGCTGAGATCAAGGAAGAGGGCCGCAAGTGGCTGGCGATGATCAGCGCCGAGGACCGGGCATTCGCACTGGCGCGTAACGTGGCCAAGTACGGCGATACCTTTGAGTACAACCTGATGAACCAGAACGGTATCTACAACCTTCAGTTCATCCATCCGAGCCGCGTGAACCGTATCGAGTCAGACAAGCTGCTTGGTTACCAGTGTGACGAGTTAGCGCGTCTCATGATGCGGACAGGCACACAGCAAGCCCCTGAGGGCCGCTTCTTCACGCCATGGGACTTCCTGCACTTCCGCATCGAGGCATATGACCGAGAGACCATCTATGGTCGTAGCCTGATTGAGAACGTTCGCAAGACATGGAAAGAGCTTCAGATCCTTGAGACCATGATCGCTGTCTTCCGTGTTACCAAGAGCGTTCAGCGTAACGTCTTCATCGTAGACGTTTCCCAGTCCTCGCCACAGGAAGCACAGGGCATCCTTGAGAAGTGGCGGCAGCACCTGCGTAAGCAGCAGTTCATTGATCCGGTGACTGGGGATTTCCGTGTTGATGCTCAGGCCATTACCCCGATGGAGGATCTCATCCTCCCCGTTCGTGGCGAAAACAACAAGACGCGAGTCGAGAAGCTCCAAGCGGATCCGGATATCGGCGCTATCGAGGATCTGCACTACTTCCGCGTCAAGCTCCGCACAGCGCTGGGTATCCCACAGAGCTACTTTGAACAGTCCTTGGAGAACACGGGCTGGAACAACAAGGAAGCGTTGGTCATGCAGGACCAGCGGTTCAGCCGCAAGATCACGCGCATCCAGCGCTCCGTGAAGAGTGGGATGACCCGAGGGTTTGCTATCCACCTGACGCTCAAGGGAATCAAGTGGGAGCCGGGTGACTTCAAGATCGAGATGGCCCCGGTTAACCAGATCACCGAGCGCCTGAAGGAAGAGTGGTGGCTGCGTCGTGGTGAGCTATTGAATGCGCTGCTTCCAGTAGCCACGGTGGCCAATTTCGACCAGCAGGAGTGGAATGACCTGATCTGCAAGGAACTGCTCCCCCTTAGCCCGTCTGACCGGAAGAAGCTCCTGACCCCTCCACCCGAGCAGATGGCCCAGCAAGCGGCTCTGGCGGGCGCAGGAGCGGCAAAGCCGGGTCAACCCGGAGCCAAGGGCGGTCAGTCTGGTGCGAAGGCTCCTAAGCCCGGTGCTGGGGGCAAGGTGGGTAAATTCTCAACCTTTGCCGAGCCGGATAAGGCCGAGGACACCATTTCGATGCTTTCGGACTTCTTCGCAGGACGCCCGGATATCCAGACTAGCGTTCGGTCCATCGTGGAAGGCATGGAGGAGCATCAGCTTTACGAGGTGACCAGCAAGGTCAAGGAGTTGACTGAGATCCGTGAGCTTATGGCCGAGGAGAAGCAGGTGCTTGAGTCCGATCTGGCTGACCTCAAGGGTGGTCTCAAAGAATCCGACATCAAGGCCATGAAGTCCTTCGCCGCTCCGGAGTTCAACAAGTTCCCGGTCTCCGTCTTCATGGGCGATAAGCAGATGAGCATCAACGAGAAGGTTGCCAAGCTGGAGAAGCGTGGGACCAACGAAGCGGTAATCAAGATGGACTATAAGCGGATTGACAGAAAGAGGTAACAGGTGCTGCGTCCAGACCTAGTAAACAGAGTAACTGAAATCGTTTGTAAGGATCGTATCCCAACGCCAGAAGAGAAGGCGTTGGTTAGGTCCGTAACGTATGCTGTATTCGATGAAATCGTAAATGCCTGTATGCATGGCGATCAGGTCTCCATCTCCGGGTTCGGCAAGTTCTACCCCAAGATGTCGAAGGCCAAAATCATCAACAACGGAATGCAGAACAATACCAAGTACAAGGTTCCTTCACGGCTCAAGATGAAGTTCAAGTCCAGTGAGACAGCCGACAGGATCCTAAACGATGGTCTGCAAGGGTACATGCGAGCAGCCGCAAGGCAAGTTGTTGAAGAGGAGGTCGCCAAGTGAGTGAGAAGAAGAACGACGCCCTGAATCGGTATACGTTTCTCAAGCCAGAGACTGAGAAGGACGAGCTAACGCCGCTGGCAAAGGCCAAGTCTTTCCTACAGATGCTGTGGGAAGGGATCATTCCTCGCGCTGAGTTAACACCCCAGCAGGTGAGAACGAAGACAAAGAACCGCAAGAAGCGGAAGGTTGTCAAAGCCTCACGGAAGCGCAATCGTCGGGTGAAATGATGGCGCAGATTGACATTGAGCTTCTGGCGCGGAGAATGGAGAAGGTAATCGTTCAGGCGCTAGATGAGAAGGACATGGCTGCTCGTAAGCGTGGAGTAATCGGTGGGGACAAGTCTCCTCTTGCGATTGAGTTTCGTGGTTGCCTGTCCGCAATGAAGCAATGGGCACAGCAGCGCAGAGAGTTGGTTCGACAGGGATGAGCTATAACCCGTTGCAGGTATCCAATTACTTCGACATGCGAGTACGGGATTGGTATCCTGTTCCAGAGTCAATCACGCTCCAGCTATACGACCACAACTATGGGATCCCGGATGCAGAACCAGAGTGGCACGTATCCTTCCATGTCGAGCATGAGCATCCGTGGGAGGCTCCATGGGGCCGACTCGATGGCCCAGACTTCTCGCGGATGCTCTTCAAGATCGCTACAGAACTAGAAGCCAAGTTTGGTGTTAAGTTTCCAAGAAAGAAGGCAGAATGAGTAAGGTAAGTATCACTCCTGTTGGTGGACCTGAGGCGACGTTGGAGACCAGCGAGCCAGATGAGATCGTGGAAGGCGTCAAGGAGTGGGAGGATTCAATCAAGACAGTTCAGCGCGATGCTGATGTTGCTCTGCTTCAGAAGCTCCTAGTCGAGCGTCAAACCGCTTTGGATGCTACTGGCCCCCGCGTTACCCCGGATCGCAACCCTCTCGGTGCTATGACTCAAAAGGGCTTTGAAGGAGCTATTCAGGCGATCAAGAGCGCTATCGCCGTTCTGACCAACGCACCCTTGGCTGAGATCAAGTACGAGGGCGATGTCGAGCCAACATGAGAAGCTCTAAGGAGTCCATCCTCGGTTGGTTTTTGATGGGCGTTGCCATTGTAGTGGTGGTAGTGGGCATAAAGGCTTTCCTTGCTCCGATTCCATCGCCACACTTCAAGCTCGCTCCCAGTGTTCGGGTCATCCAGACTCTGAAGGCGGATGACTTTACGTTGACGATCATTCAGGACGACAAGACGGCGCGGCAGTGGATCGTGCTGACCAATGAACACAACATCCTGCTGATGGAGCGTAAGTGGGATCTGGAAACTATTCTGCCCCTGCTGCCAAAAGAGAAAGATCATGACAACGAGGTTCCGTTCGATGACCCGGCTAAGCGAGGGAAGTCCTTCTGAGATGAGATTTAGCTGGCGTCTCGCCCTGTTCTGGGGCGTCTACCTGCTGGTTGTCTGCTACTGGTACGTTAAGCTTGTAACCTTTCTTTGGAGCTTCCTATGATTGGTGATTATCCGTCGAACATGTGGGGTTTCTATCCGCCCTTGTACCCCATGTATCCGTGGTGGACATGGCCATCTTGTGAGACTGGCTGGGTCTGCCCAATCTGTCGCCGCGTCTACGCGCCCAGCATGATGATGTGTTCGTATTGCCCGCCTAACACCACGACCGCGACCGGCACCAACGTGACGATTACATGGAATCCAGACAATTTGTCTCCGTCCACGACTGGCTCTTCCCCGCCCATCAACGGAAATACCGAAACTCGGTGACTTTGTAAAAATCCCGGAGTACGATTCTCTTCAGGAGGGTCGCTATGGTTGAGTCGGAGTCTCTAGTTGTTGGAACTGTAACACCTGCTGGGAGTGGTTTTCAAAATACCACCGTAAAGGTGTGCATCGAGCATAAGCTTCCTGTCTGCCACGCCTGTGGCTTCAATGTCATCAAAGTAACAGTGGTTCCTAGCCCGCCTACGTCGGTAACGGTTCCTATGCCCGTAGTCCGTGAGTTTGAGACTGGCGCGACACGGGATGTTGAAACCGGTAAGTATGACTATGAAGGGTTTCTCTCTCCTCTCGCCATCGAGGCGTTCGGTGCGTACATGCACAAGAATCGCCACCTCCGCGATGGCTCCCTCCGGGATTCCGACAACTGGCAGAAGGGCATTCCCATCCCTGTGTACATGAAGTCCCTGTGGCGGCACGTACAGACGCTCTGGAAGGCTCATCGTGGCTGGGGCGGTACAGACGAGGACAGGATCGAAGCCCTCTGCGCGGTTATCTTCAACGCTCAGGGCTACCTGCATGAGCTATTGAAGGCGAAGCTCAAGTGATTACGGTCGCCTTCTGTCCGAACTGCAAAGTCTCCTTCAAGGATAAGCTTCAGATGGAGACGGATGACACGGTGTATTGCAAGGTTTGCGATAGCCGGTTCTATGCGTTTGGTAACATGCTGTGGAATCTGACGTTGATCAGTGCGGCTGTCCATCGGTGGGCTGAGACGGTAATGGGTAAGGTGCGCTGATGCAGTGTCCAGAGCCTGACTGCGGCAAAGAGGTTCGTCTGCTGGAGACGTTCTCGACTCTTGTTGGCTATCATTCACCTGAAGGCCATAATCATGATGGCAACTGTGCGCGAGAATACTGGGCTTGCGAGGACAAGCATCGGTATGTTGCTCATCCCCGCCGTAGCTGTGAAAAGTGCGACTGGCAGGGTGTCAAAAAGTGCTGGTGCCATTTTGGTGAAAAGTATGAGGGAACCCCTGTCCTGCTTAACCTTAACGACACCAAGTACAAACACGATGCGTGGTTGTTTGAGCGTCTAGGTTACTAGATTAACAAGGTAAGTATGCTTTGTCCTGATTGTTCAAGTCCTAATCTTAATCGTATGCTGTACGACAAAGACATGATTGAATGCCTTGACTGCCATGAGGTCTTCCATGAGGCTGAGTTGTTAACAGATCCAGAGGAGATTGACGATGAAGAGTAACATTGATGATTCTCTGTAAGAACGAGTGGTATTGGCATGAGTGTGGGGCATATAGCGCTCCGTGTGATGGCAGCAGTGTTCCGTCAAGAACCCCGTCTGTAGCCCCCGAGTGTCCATGTCTTCAGCATGCGGAATGGATGTTCCATAGCTGGATGCAGCCGCAAGTTGAAGCCAAGAAGAAGGCTGTTGAAGCGCTTGCCAAGATCCTGCATGAGACGGGCCGCGCTGCGGTGGAGGCGAACAAGGTCTATCGCAACGATCTCCCGGTAAAGCCATTCTGTGAGTGGGACAACCTGTCTGAAGAGGCCAAGGAAGGCCGTCGCATGATGGCCGAGGCGTTGGCTCATCACGGGTATGAAGTAGTTCGACTGTTCGATTCAATTTAGGAGGTTCTATGAGTCTATCCATGATCATTTTTCTCGTTTGTGTCCTTGTGGTTCTGTTTGTTCCATTCCCGCATCTAGGAACGCTGGTTGCTATTGGTGGGCTGTATTGTTTCGTGTCTTTCATCGTTGGCCTCTTCCCGGCGCGCAAGCAGTAACCAACAAAACGCGGAGGTAACCTGAGATGACACACAATGAAGAACGACCAGATTACTCAGGATCAAGTCCTACAGATGGAGTTAGCTTGTGAGATGCTGGTAGAGCGGGCGGTCTTCGCTCCCTCTACGATGGCACTCGTACTAAAGTCCTATTGGCGAGCAATGGAAGCTTTACAGCAGCTAGCGTACGCAAAACCGTTTGAGCCGGATGCCCGGAGGGAAGCTGAGGCTGTCCTACATGATGCAGAGTGGCGGATCCCGCTGTCCGAGGAGATGAATTGAACGACCCTGTTGACCCTAGTGGTTGTTACTTCTGTCTCAACAAGGCCAGCGTAACGGAGACATTGACCAAGGGCTTTGGTGATTGCCTAGATGGTACAATCGAGGAGTACGAAATCCCCGTAGGCTGTCGGTGGCATGAAGGCCAAGTCGAGCGATTCTTGAAAGACTCAGGACTCGCAGGAGAAGACGATGATTAAGATTCCGAACGACAAGATGCCCGCGCTGAGTGCGGCCCCGTGGGCTGACGCTGATGGCAAGCCCGGTAAAGCCCGAGGGCTGGTCATCCCCGTTGAGTGTAGCTGCGGGGCGACGGATGAGATCACCCTGCATATGTACGAGTACGACGATCAGTCTGAGTTCTACGATACGGCTGCACCTCCCGAGGGCTTCGATGGGGTTGACGCCTACGTGGAAGAGGTGGACCCTAACTATGACGTAGACGCCCGCACTGACGACGCCGATGTGGATCCGGATGTGGACTTCTGATGATCAGCATTCAGGGCAAGCCCACGATCATCGAGAAGTCCTTCTCCGCTTTCTCTGAGGAGAAGGCTGGGATCACGTTCGTCCAGATCCTGCGTGAGCGTAAGCAGGAAGTAATCACTGTCCCTGTTGTCTGCTCCAAGTGCGGCACTGCTAACAGTATCGAGGTGGAGGGGAAGGTTCGATGACTAGCGATGAAGCTCTGGCTGAGGCAAGAGAAGTCGTATCGGACTTCCACGCGGATCCAAGGTATGGATCTGTAACGATTTCAGGTATGGGTCTGACATCCGATGAGTTTGTAGCAAGGCACCATGACTTTCAAATCAAGAGGTCCGAGGTTCTGGCCGAGCATATTGCTGCGGCTCTCATGCGGGCTACGGGCGACCGCGACTGCCTTGCTTGCCTTGGCCTTGGGTGCGCTGACGGCACCGGCTGTGCTGTTGGCGAGGATGATTGCGAAACCTGTCGCGGAACTGGGAAGGTGGCTCGATGAGCGTCGAGACTGATCTTCGTGATGTGGTAACGGATACACTGCGGGATGAGTTCGCTGGACAGGCGATGTGTAGCTCGTTTGGCTTGCTGCTCAATGATCCCGTTATGAGCGATCCGGTTAAAGGGTCAGAGATGCTTGATGGGTTGGCTGTCTGTGCTTATCGAATGGCTGACGCCATGTTGAGAGCGAGACTGAAATGACACAGGAGCGATTCGTATGAAGGACCACAAGCCCGGTTGCGCGTCACGGTTGAGTTGCACGATGATGCACAGCGATGGGGAATGTCCCGGTTACCCCTGTAATTGTGGCTTCTCTGCCCCGCCCGCTGTTCCTTCAATTGAGGACTTCAAGCAGAAGAAGGCACAGGAATCCCACTACCGAGGCGATGCCTTCCGGTTCGTGGAGTCCGTGTTCGATGGAGACTCGGTTGGCTTCACGGAAGAGGATGGCCGGGTTGTCATCGTGGCTAACTGGGAGGATCTTGAAGGTGTCTCGTATACGGTAGCTGATGCTAGACGCTTAGCGTACGCGCTGCTGCTAGCCGCCGTTGAAGCCGAGGAGTTCTCGCAGGTGGCGCAGAAATGACCCAGAAGGGCGATATCGTCCTGCGGTTTGGTGGCCATGAGTGGCGATACTTCGGTGACGCAACCAACCATCCAAGCTCGATTGTTAACTGCGAGAAGTGTAAACGAATTCAGGTTTGGGATACGTTGGTGTTGATGACTCAGATTGCCTCCTGCGGCGAACCAGACATCAAGCCGCCTCGCGGTTTTTTCAACAAGTGGGGCGTTCTGATTCGATACGGCGAGTCCTACTGTGGTCAGTGCTTGAGTGAGTATCACAACTACAGCAAGAACTGTTCTGACATCGGCTACCCGGCTGAGTACAAGGCTTATTTGAAGGCGGGAAACCTATGAACCCCTCGTTGCGGCTGCGGGTGGATCGGCTCGCACGGATGTCGGCTGAGGCCGGGTGGGATCATCTGCGGTCGAGAGCGATTACTGGGACAACATGGAAGCGAGTCATTGACTTGCTGGAGCTGACCGGTAGCCCTGAGCCGTTCGTATCCCCGTGTAGTGATGGCTCAGTTCACCTGAACTGGACGAACAATAACGATTCGTTTCTGGTCGAGGTCTCTGACGGCAAGGTGGATTGGACTATCGTAGAAGGTCGAAGCGTAGTTAGTAACATGACCACAGGCGAATGGCCCGATGACGAAGAGCTTGAGATGAAGGTCTTGGAAGGTGTAGCAAAATTGTATGAACGGCATTGAAGACTTCTTCCCCATCCTGTACCACGTACTCCTCCTGCTTGTGCCCATGGCACCAGCTTACCTGTTCTTCAAGATCCTGCCATCGAGTGCGGCTGCGGAAGGCCCGTTCAAAGGCTTGCAGATAAAGCTGGGTGGAGCGTTTGCTGGCTACTTCGTACTCGTCCTGCTGAGCCTGTTCGTCAGCGATCCCATCATCAAGGCTAGAGAAGCAGCATGGACTCGGTACGTAGCGGACCTTGAGAAGAACATCTACCAGAGTTGGCGGGTAACCGGCCATCTGGCAGTCAAGCCCGCTGACCCGAGGTTCGATCCGCAAAGTGTAGTGGTATTCGTACGCCCCCCGGATCTCCACATCCAGCCTGACGCCCAGCTTCGCTTCGATATACCCATTCTTTTGAAGCCGGATGGCTCCAGCGACCCTCCGATGCTCATCTTTGATGCTCCGGGCTACCAGCCCTCGACCGTGACTCTCCTAGAGCCTCCCTCTGGGGCCGGGGGTGGATCCTCCCCGGTACGCCAGCACTTCGATCCAGACAGGCACACGATTGTTCTTGACGACCCGATTACTTTGACTTCCAAAGCGAATGAACCGGCGTATAATCCCAAGCCATGACTTTCATTGACGTAACCCTTGAGCAAGTCAAACTCTCCCCGAAGGCTCGCAAGCTTAAGGGCAAGTGGCGCGTTGAGCCGGAACACTTCATGGTGCATGTTAACGGATTGACAGATCCGTACACGATTGAAGTGATCAACCTCAGGACCGGCAAGACTCGTCCGTTCAAGCGTGGTCTTTTGGGAGCGCGATGAGTGGGTGGCAGGGATGCCGAGGATGTCGGTACATCTGGCTCATGGGGCCGTTTCATCGGCACCTGTGGTGGCGCTTGCATCAGATTGTGGTGACCGGTGATTACCCCAAGACCAACACAAGTTCGTAGGCAGCGTCTCCCGCATAAAGCGGTTGGCTTTGCTGAAGCCTTACGGGAGGCTACACTCCGGGCGTCAACAACCGAGGATCCGAGAGGAGAAGCTGGCTGCTTGGGAGGAGAAGGAGAAGTTGAGATGATTGACGACAAGGAATTCAATTTGGTTAGCCAGTCGGCTCACGCATTCAGCGGAGCCTTCATCGGGTTACTTGGGATGGTGCTGCATCAGTGGTGGATCCCCGCTGGCTTCGTGGTCTACAGCGCCGTCAAAGAGTTCTGGTACGACGCCAAGTATGAGACGCCCGAGGTTCGTGGTAGCAGCCTTGAGGACTTTCTGGTGTCTACTGGCGGGGCGGGCATTGGCGTGATTGTGGGGGTGTTACTATGTCGGTAGATCCGAATGATGTGGCCTTTGAGATTGCACGGAAGTGGGCTGGTCGCATCCACGACGAACACGATAAGGGCGCGGAGCATTACTTCGCGCTGCGAGACATTCTCTGGGCAGCGATTGCGACGTATGGCATGGATAGGTACACGGCTGGCCGAGAGTCCCGTGAGCTTGAGTTTCAGCAGATGAAGATCAAGGCATTTACTGAAGGTATTAGAACAGCCAATTCACTCATTCCGGAGGTGGGATGAAACTGATTACACTGCAAATTGATCCAGACGAGTTTCAGGCCATCTGTGACGGCATTGCTGCGATGTCCAAGAAGCGGCAGGAAGGCACGATTACTACGATGGCCTTCTGTAACGGGTGTGGCTGCTCGTCTGGTGGGCCGTATTGCACCTCCCTCTGTCAGAAGCTGGCGGAAGCAAAAGAGGCAGCGAAATGAGAGAGTACGCGGATGCGTGGGCCGAGTGCAGTGCCAACGACCTATGCACTTCCCTCCATCCGCGTCAGAAGAACGGTAGTTACTTTTGTAACAGGCGTGGGCAACGCTGGGTGTTGCTGTCTGAAGCGGAGTACCAAGCAGAGATCAAGGAATCAAGAGAATGGCAGGACGGCGATACGTGGAGGCAAGATGCCGCTAGATAATTTTGGAATGGTTACCCCGAAGCTGTTTCGTTGTGCCCAGCCCGACCCGGCTGGCATCGCTACATTGAAGGCACTGGGCGTGACGATGATCTACAAGCTCAACAGCGATTGGTCCGCTAAGGGCGAGGCTGAGGTGTTAGGTGGCGAGGTTCAGTACGATAGTTCTATCTCGCCGTTCAAGCCCAAGAAGCAAGCGCTCCTGAACGCGGCTGACCAGCTTCACACGTTTGCCTTGGCCCAGAAGACGGTGGCGTTGCACTGTCTGCACGGGCGAGATCGGACTGGGGCGGTTGCTGCGACATTCCGGATCAAGTACGAGTCCAAGCCGTGGCACGAAATCTACGATGACTTCATGACGTACGACACGTTGTTACTCAAGGAAGCCCTGCCCATCGTTGACATGGGGATCATCGAAGTCCTCAAGGAAATCTACTTCGACGTTCTCGGGGTGAAGGTGTGAGGCAGTACCTGTTCTTCATGTCAGCGGCAGTCGCTGGGTACTACTTTCCGGACCTATGCTTTTGGGTATGGTGTAAGGTAACAGGAAGGGTGAGAGTATGAAGCTGCCTCTTTGGTTTTGGGTCTTCACGCTTCTGCTGGATGTGGCCTGTGTGGTGCTGGTGTACGAGGCTCTTGTTCACGCTGCTGAGATGACAATGGTTTCATGGGCCTGTGTGGCCTTTGCGGTCTTTGTCTGTGCCCGTTCGACTACAAAGGCGGTCTTCGATGATGGAGATTGACTGGAACAAGGCGACCGTCGAGATGCTTCAGGCCGAGTACACCAAGGTAACCAAGCAGCTAGCTGAAACGCCCGATGAGGTGCTGAGGCTGAAGCAGCAGTGGCTGTTCAATCGCATCTGTTCGCTTACCTCAGCCCGCATGGATCGAGCGTTTGAGCAGTCGAGGGGTGAGGTATGAAAAAGATCCTGTTAATCACGCTGTTGTTTCTGATGGCGTTGTCCGCGACAGCCGGTACGGTACGCGGCCTCCTGACGCGGGGTAACTACCCAGCCGCTGCCATAGCGGTTACAATCTCCAGTCCCAACACCGGGCGCTCGTCCCCGAGCGTTACCGGCCATGACGGAATGTACTACCTGTTTAACGTGCCTCCGGGTTACTATACGCTGGAAGTTTGGGCGTACGGGGTTAACCAACCACCGATGACATTCAACATCACGGTCTACAACCAGCCGTATACGGACATTCCACCAGTGAGGGTTCCGTGAGAAATTTTCGCATCGCGCTTTTCTGGCTCTACATCACTCTGGTGCTTTCCTCGGTCATCTACGTCGAAGCCCGGTGGGGCAGTACGAAGATGGGCATGGTCTACTGGCACATCAACGAGACTGGCAAGCGCGTCCTGACGGACGAGAACTATGTGCCGTGGACGATCCGCATGGCACAGGGCGAGAAGGGACCGTTCTTGGAATGAGCGAAGAATTCCACGGCTGCGACGACCCTCGCACTACACCGGTCAACGTCGGAGACAAGGTATGGGTGCTGTTCGGAAAAGTCAGCACTCCCGCCGTCGTCACAGGCGTAGAGGGGATTGTCCATAAGCACTACCGGGTTTCTTCGTTCTCGACCCTTCACTGTCATCGCGGGGATCTCATGCTGCGCTCTGACGGTGAGGAGCCTCCAAATATTGAAACGCGCTGCGGGGGACACGGATGACCAGCACCATCGAGCGGATGATCGACGCCGCCGTCAAGTGCGTGAAGTGCGGCAAGGGTAAGACCGAGTGCGATTGTTGGGTGAAATGCCCGTGTGTCGGATGCCGGATGGCTTCAGCCGCGACCTGCACAACGCGCTCTTGGGACAGCGTGTGCTCACGCCATCCGAGAAGGCGTACAAGATCGTCAGCGATGCGTGGAAAGCACTGTGGTAGCCACGAAATCGAACGTCTCCAACTGGAAGTCGTCCTGCACGACCGGAGCCACAATAAAGGCTCATCGCGCGGGGCGTGGGCGGATGCGGAAGCTAAGAACAAGTGGCTGGAGCATTGTCTGGTGGAGAAGCGTGAAGAGTTGACCCAGCGGTTGGGGATAAAGGAAGTGCCTGATGCCAAAAGAGAGTTCTAAGACTAAGAAGGCGAAGGAGCCGACACGCTTCAACGACATGGCGGTTCATTACTCCTACGTCACCGGATCGAAGTGCTTCTGTGGCGAGGAAGTAACCGGCACGGATCCACTGCCCGCGCACAACTGCATCCAGACGCTCGATGAGCGGGTCGCCAAGCTTGAGGCTTTCGCCAAGGGCGCTTGTCAGTGTGGTTCCGGGTTGCCTTGTGACTTGCATAAGGTGTGGGCACCGAAGGACGCGCCAGTGAACACGAAGGCCGCACCAGATGATAGGCGCTGCTGGTGCCAGCACTTTGAGAGCAACCACATCAAGTCCGGTGCGGGAACTAACCTGTGTCGGTATTGCGATTGTCAAGGTTTCAGCGTAGTAGCGAAGTAGGAGGTAACATGCCTTGGACGGATCAGGCCACGGATCTGCACATCAAGATCGAGAAGATCCACAAGCGGAGTACGACGATTTGCGCGTGTATGGCCACGGTCTCGCTGGTAGCGGCGTTCTGGGCAGGGAAGAAGGATCCGTACTTGGCAGTATTCCTTGCCTTCATGGCAGGTGTACTCTACGATATCTGGAGCCACAACAAATTCATTTGCAAAAATTCCCATCTGCCGACCAAGGAGGATCTCTATGGCGCGTAAGGCTGAGCAGGAATCCAAGAAGGCAACGATAATGGTGCTGATCTGCTCTGATTGGGATTCTGATGCGCGTCCGATTATCCTCACTCCTGAGGATGTGTCGTTTGAGGTTTGCGAGAACTGTCGCATCGTGGAGATGGTTGAGAAGTGACGCCACGGGTTACAAAGCGGCGACGGCAACGGACCGTGACTGGCCTTGTGAATGGGCTTGTTCCGGATTACACGCCGTGGCTGGCGTTGACGGCAGATACAGCAACTTGGGAAGCGCCTATTATGCGCCCACAGGAGGGGCTTTCGGGGTTTAGCTCTCTGCGGGACATGCTGACGCGAAAGCTGGGACGGAAATGGAAACGCTGACTCCGCGAGCAACACAGGTACGCAGATCATTGCGCTCGATTGTTATACTACTGATGGCGATCTTCAGCGTATGCGTAATCTTCAGTTTGAGAATGTGTGTGACGAACTGTCGCGGATTGTTCCAATGGTCTTTGGTGATGCGGAAAAGAGAGAAGGTTCAAGTGGCGCTGGAGATGTTGAAGGCGACGGACAAGATGATGGCTCTTATGGGTATATACGGCAAATGATTAACCAGATTTGCACTCTCGTCGTGTTCTCAGCCTATGCGGCTATCAGTGCCATCCTCATGGTCTATGTCCGCATTCGCACCGGGACATCGAAGCTGGCGTCTACGGCTCTGGCTACGTTGATCTTCGTTTCAGGCGCTGCACATTTGATTGAGGCGTTGACCTCCCTTCACTGGCTGTATGTTCTCTGCGAGGTGTTGGAAGCTGTGCTGGCGGTTGTTGTCTCCATCATCCTGTTCATTCTCCTGCCGAGAATGCTTCGTACAGATACCAGCGCGGGCCGGGTTTCTATGCACGATAGGATCTTAGAGCTTCAGGGCGAACTGGCACATCTCAAGGACACGAAGGTTGAACTGGAAAAGCTGATTGGACAGGAGCCGAAGAATGGCTAAGAAGCCGGTCGAGAAGAAGCCAGTGGATCCACTCAAGTACGTAACCAAGGCGCAGATGGCTGAGGACTACGACCACCTCACATCGGTTTACCATGTCCTTTCGGAGTCCCACAACAATCTCAAGACCCTGTACAATGGCCAGCAGTTGCGTCTAGCGGAAGAGCGGGACGCACATGTGAAAGAGGTTGACGAGTTGATCGAGAGTCGCGCTAAGGCTGTTCTACGTGTTAACCAGTACAGGATCATGCTGGACCTGTACGGTCAGCACCTGTCTGGGTGTAAGTTCTTGGCAAGCTGGTTTCGTCAGCAGGGTGATTTTCCATGTGACTGTGGTTTACATCAGGCGCGGGGGACTGGAAAGTAATGAAAGAGGACTGGTATGAATTTCCTGCCATTCCTGAAACGAAAAAGTAGGAGGGGGATCGTGAAACTCGGTGAACGTGTTCTAGTTAATCTTGGGGCATTTACTCTAACGGAAGCTGTCGTGACGCGCATCGGTGATACTGGTGTGGCAGTCGAGGTCGAAGTGGCCGTGGCGGCTGGGCTGACTGGTAACAAGACGAGCAAGTATTGGCTCACGCCGGATAAGGTAGTTGACACTCTGGCTAGCCAGACGCAGCCTGTTCCGGTTTCCTAGCTATGCTCGCTGACGTTGTGCCTATGCTCTTGATGGGCGCGTTCTGCTTCGCGCTAGGAGTCAAAGCTGGTATGTGGTTAGAGAGGAGCGGTGATGAAGCGTCTAACACTTAGTCTTTGTTTGTTAGGACTCTTAACGTCAGTCTTAGGGGGGACGACTCTTCAGACGATTCCCTTTAGTACCTCTCCCTATAACCCCAACATGCAGCAGTCCTCTGATGCCGCGTATTCAGGCCGTTGGGTTATTCGGGGGCAGCAGTATGGCGTCTATGCCTTGAACGCCGACAACGGTACTTACAAGATGATTACCGGTGTTGGCAAGAATGATGGGGTAGCACCAGCAGCAAACATTTTCATTACTGGGGATTGTTGGCAGAGCTTTACCAGTTTGGCAGCGACTCCCGGTGTAGCGAAGTGGGTTGTCTGGATTGGGACTCCGGAGATGTGCGCTCCGTCCGGTGTGCCGGTCCCCGCTGAGTACATTCAAGTGGCGCGACTTGACGGTGGACAGGGGCTTCGTTGGGTCGGTCAGATCCACGCGCCTCTTGTTAATCGGCTCGCACATTTCATCTACACGGCTGGCGACACAGTATGGGCACCGGAAGGGTTATACCCTCCGACGACATGGACGAAGTGTGATCTCAACGTTCTTGGTAGCTGCGTTTCGGGTCAGCCGAGTCCTGCCGCCCAAGCTCCGCCCCAGCCGAACATTGATGGGTACACGTATTCGCTTGTAGGCGGCGGGCCGCAGTTCCATTGGACGATGGTGCGAAGTGATGTTCAGTTGCCAACCGCAACGCCTAACCTGACGCCGATTATCTCTGTTACCCCTTCTCGTACACCGACCAAGACGAAGACTGGGACGCCGGGGCCGTGTGCGCCTCCTGCTCCGTGTCCAGCGACTCAGACGCCTATCGGGACTAGGACTGCGACTCCGGTTCCCTCGCCTACGCCAGCAGCTTCTGGATGTGGCGGCGTGGACAAGTACACGCTCTGTCTTGGCGAGCGCTTCAAGGTCACGGCCCAGTGGGTCTCGACTTCGGGATCGGGCGCGGGGACGGCTGTTACCCTGACCGACGACACTGGAACCTTCTGGTTCTTCAGCGCTGGGAACTACGAGTTGATGGTCAAGGTGCTGGCTGGCTGCTCGACCAACTCCCACTACTGGGTCTTTGCGGCGGGCCTGACGAACGTCAATGTCACCCTGACCGTGACGGATACTCAGACCGGGGCCATTAAAACGTACGTTAATCCGCAGGGGACGGCCTACCAGCCCATTCAGGACACGACGGCATTCCAGTGCCCTGCCGCCCCCGCTCGGGCTTTAAAAGCCAGCGTAGAGAAGAAACCGTTGTCAAAAATCGGGAAGGGCGTTACCATCACGCTCATGCTTCTGGCAGCGGCGGCTATCGGGATGATGACGAGAGAGTTTCGTGGCTGACATGGCTAAGTTGGCAATCGAGGAACGTGTTACCCGAATCGAAGAGGCGCTGAGAGCGTTGGAGTTGGAAACGAAGCCCCACTGGCCGGGGTGTGGCTGCTCCCTCCGCGCTTTCGCGGGTAAGCCGCCAGAGCCTCCCCTCCCGCCCCTCTGCCCTGCGTGTGGACGTTGGACTTGGCGGGTAGGTGGTTACTGCACCCGTCATTGTGAGAGCAAAGGTCCAGCGAAGACTTGCTCGCATGGCATATACGAGTGGGCTTGCACTCAGTCGCATCAGCCTCCGTACGCCGAATGCACCACCTGTAAGTCAGTAACCTGCTCCGGAAGTGGTTGCTGGCATGGCTTGTCTACGCACCTTCCCGGTGAAGGTTGCACGGTGAAGGGCTGTGGTTGTGAGCGCCCATGATTACTCATCTCGATTCCACCTGTCCGCATCTGGTTGAGCTTAATCGGCTGAAGGCTGAGTCTGATGAAGTGCTGGAAGACTTTTACAATGAGGTCGAGAGCGCGTTGAAGTGCCAGCCCAAACCGAATGGCGAGTACGCGCATCTCGTTTACTGCAACGGCGACCCGCGAAAGCCGCCCGGAACCCCCGGTGTTTCTTGCTCCTGTCCTGTAGGCCGCGTTTGGCGTGAAGCTGCGGCCAAGATCGTTGAAGCCGCCCCCCGGTGTCGCATGTATGTCTGTGGGAGGAACGAAATTGCCGAAGCAGTTAGGCAGGGGAAGTGGACAGACGAGACTCGCTGGACCGAAGAGGCCCCCGAAAAAGAGCCTCCCCGCACCGAAGCCCTCAAAGAACACTACGGCGAAGAGTGCGCGTACACCTGCCCCAAGCACTCCTACCGATAAGGGTCCATGCACTGACGTTCTAAGGGCCGAAGCCATGAAGCTTCGGGACATGGGGCGTGTCAACGTCACCATCTGCTGGAACTGCAAGCCCGTCAACGCTTCCCTGAAGGAAGCCACGTTCGTCTGCATCTACTGCTGGCAATGCAAGCACTGGTACTTCAAGGGGCGGGATCTCACGGCACCCAAAGCTGTGGTAACATAGGCGATTATGTTTGAGACACTGAAGAGTCGCGCCTTCTGGAATGGCTGGTGGACGGGAACCTTCTGGGGTCTGCTGGTCGGCAATCTTGGTTTCACGATCTGGTATGCCTTCCACTGGCGCTGGATTGGGCTGGTCAACATCGTAGCTTTGGTGCTTTTGGTAACGGTCTGTCGAGACCGGTTCAAGCACAAGGACTGTGGTTGCTGGTTCGGTCAGTGCCACAACTGCCATCGCTTCTTCTGCGTCTCCCATAAGATCCTGAGTCCAGTTAACTGGCTGCTCTCGCTTCCGTGGGAGTACGCTTCTGTACGCGGCCATGTTCGGATGGAACGGGTCACATGGCGAATTCTCGAAAAGTGGATGGCGGTCGAGGGCTGGTACTTGACGAAGTTCGATCAGGTCGTTGATGACACTGGTAAGCGTGGCTGAGAATCTAGCGGTCGTGGTGTTCTTGGTGTTCTTCGTCGCCATTACGCGATGGACGTTCAAGGAGCGAGACGAGGTATGACGAGACAGGAGTTGAAGGAGTGCTTGCTGAGTGGCAGTCCCATTCCAGCATGGGGTGTGATTGTTATACTGATCGAGTGCGTTGCTCTGTTTGCATGGACGTATAGGTGGTGATTATGAAACCCGATGAGCCGAAGGACGAGAAGCGCTGCGAGACCTGTGCGCGGATGGCTGAAGCGTTTACGTACCTTCTCCGTGATGTGGTCTATCGTGCCCCCGAGGAGTTGACGGCGGAATACTACGTACGGCAGCTTGCCTTTCTGCGCGAAAAGTTCGTTGGTCGCGCATGAAGAACTGGCTTTGTCGGCTGGTAGGCCATGCGATGTGCATGAATCAGGGCCACTTCAACCCCCACAACGGCTGGCTTGATTCGCTCCACTGCTTGCGTGGCTGTGGGAATTGGGATGCTGAAGACCCGGCTGCTCCTCGTCGCTGGCACAAGTGGATTGGTCGGTGTCGGATAGGCGAATGAACTGGCAGACCAAGCTGATTGCTTTAGTCATTGTCGGGGTCATCCTCTATGTGATAGAGTGGTGGGTAATCATTAGGGCACTGAAACGCGACGAAAGGGAGGCACATGAAGAACAGCGAGCGGGCCGAGAAGATCCTTTCGCGCCTCGTTGGTGAGGCGGGCGAGCTTGTTCAGGATCGAGATGGCTGTGACTACGCCTTCGATGAAGAGTCACGGTATCGAGAAGATTACTACGTGGCGCTTCACATCATCGAGGACGCGCTGGAAGAGGCCCTTGAGGATCCGGACAGCGAATTCCAGACGCTGAAGGCTGAGAACGATATGCTCCGCGAGGAGTTGGACGATCAGGATGTGTATTGCCAGACCTTCCACGTTAGGTCTGGTGAGGGCGAGGACGCGGTAACCTAGGAGTAACATGCCGATTAAGCGTACGCTACAGTCGCGGGTGCCAGTCAAGATTTGGACTGAGGATGTGGCAAGCAACGCCATGGATCAGTTGAAGAACACGGCATCTCTGCCCTTCGTCTACCACCACGTAGCGGCCATGCCGGATGTCCACCTTGGCATTGGTGCTACGGTTGGCAGCGTCGTGGCTACGGTGGGTGCGGTAATGCCCGCCAGCGTTGGTGTGGATATCGGCTGCGGCATGATGTGGATCGAGACCGGATTGGACATCGGTGTTCTCGACGGCAAGCTGCCTGAGCTTCGCCACAGCATCGAGCGCGGCGTCCCGGTGGGCTTCAACTCCCACAAGGAGCCGAAGATCGCTGCCCAGATTTTCGGGAAGAATTTTGGTCGTCCGATTGAGGGGGCTGACGACGATGAGCTTATGGGAAAGAGCCTTTGTCAACTGGGTAGCTTGGGCGGCGGGAATCACTTCATCGAGGTGTGCGTCAATCTCGACACGAACAAACTCTCAGTCATGCTCCACAGCGGATCACGCAATGTGGGAAAGACTGTGGCCGAACGGTACATCAACAAGGCCAAGCTCCACCACCTCATTAAACTGCCCGACCCTGAACTGGCGTACTTTGCCGCCGGGACTGACGAGTTTGCTAACTATGTGAATGACGTTCAGTGGTGTCAGATGTACGCCATGCTGAACCGGCAGATCATGATGGACGAGGTGCTGAAGGATCTCGCCCACTTGCTGGGGGTGGATCGGTACAACGCCCACGCGAGTCTGGGTGTTACTCAGAGCGTCAACTGCCACCACAACTACATCGCTGAAGAGATTCATTTTGGACAGAAGGTTTTCGTAACTCGTAAGGGAGCGATCAATGCCGAGAAGGGAACGTGGGGAATCATTCCGGGAAGTATGGGCACCGGTAGCTTCATCGTTAAGGGCCTTGGGAATCCGGAAAGCTTTAACTCTGCTCCCCACGGTGCTGGTCGTCGTATGTCTCGCGGTGAGGCAAAGCGGACGTTCACCGTCGCAGACCTTGAAGCTCAGACGAGTGGCGTAGAGTGTCGTAAGGATGCTGATGTTCTCGATGAGGCCCCGGCAGCATACAAGGATATCGGTGAGGTAATCACTAACTCGTCTGACTTGGTGACCGTCGAGGCACGGATCAAGCAGGTTCTTTGCGTCAAGGGGTAGTATGCTTCTTGACTTCATTTTCACTTGGTTGTTTAAGTCGCTGGCCTTGCTGTTCGTCTTTGGGGGCTTTGTTGGGATCCTGTATTTGATTGTTTTCGTGAACCCGTGGTGGGCGCTCTTGCTTGCTCCGTGGCTCGGATTAATCTTAGCCCTTCAGGAAGAGTCATGACTGACCCCAACTTCACGGTGCGTGAAGGCGACCCCGAGCATGTGGCCTTTCATCGCCTCTACGATGCGCGTGGTAACACCGCTGAGTTGAGAGAAGCCCATCCTGAATACTGCTCGCAGTGCTTGTACTCGGCTGCGGCAGAGTGGTTCTATCTGGGCTGGCACTCGAAAGAGAAGTTCAAGTGTGGTGGCTGCGGACATGCTGCCTCTGCGGGCAAATACTGCTCGCTCCGCCCTGAGCCGGATGAGAGGGAAGAGCAGCGCTTGCGCGAATACGCTAAGGCTGATCTTTGTCCTCATGGCTACAAGCGCTGCTGTGGAAATAAAGCCGCTGACGAACTGCACCCCTAGCCTTCTGAAGAAGTGGAATTCCATTCTGAAGAAGCACGGGCTGCGTGTTATCCAGCCCGGTGATAACACTCGACAATTGAATGCGTCGAAGCGTAGACTTCTGGAAAGCAAGAGGAGGAAGCGTGAAAGTCGGCTCAGTAGTTCTGTTCAAGACAGAGGGCAGTCCAACGGAAGCACGGATCAGGAGAGTATCTGATAACGGCGCTGTGGTTGAAATCGAGTATCCACCCAATGGTTCTACGCTAAGTGTAAAGTGGGTGACGGCTGCTAGCATTCTGGATACGCTTGGCGAGAAGCCTGATGTGGTTCCTGAGGCCGCACCTGCTCCAGCACCCCCGCCTATCAATCCGCTTCCGGAAGGCATTGACACCTCGCGGTTCGATACTGCGTCCGGGCTGCATCAGAATCGTTGATGACGCCCCGGCGTACCCAGCTTCGCCGTCGTAGGCGGCTGTTCAACGATTTTGAGATTACCGACCGGCTCGGTAATCCGGTAGACACGCAATACCACTTCAACACTTCACCCTATCCGGGACATTTGGAACTGATCTCCGAACATCGGTACGAGACGTTTGAGATGATCTTTACGGTTGTAGCGAAAGACGGCGATACGGATGCACAGGAAGTCCGGATACCGACCCGTGACGGTAGGCAGTTCCTTGCGGTCGGCATCCCAGTTCCGGCGTTGCGTGAAGGCCAGTTTTACCAGTTCCGGCTCAGTCTTGAAGCCTACATGAGTTTGAGGTAATCATGCCTTACATCACTCCGTTTGAGCGAGAGAAGTTCGACAGCCACTTGTGTGACTTTCCTTTCATCGCCTCGCCCGGTCAGTTGAATTATGTAATCAGCCGCTTGATGCTGGAGTACGTAAAGAACATGGGTGAATCGTACGCGACCTACAACGCCTTGATTGGGGTTTGTGAGGCGGCGAAGCTGGAGCTTTACAGGAAGCTCGTTGCGCCGTACGAGGACGAGAAAGAGAAGAAGAATGGAAAGCTCTAAGCTGGAGGAGCGCTTCGTCTACGCGCAGGTGCAGGTGGACATCGCCACCGCTGTGCTGGCCGAGATTTCACAGCCCGTCCCGGCTGAAGACACGATTCCCTATCTGGATCGTTACTGGGCCGATATGGCGATTGGCTATCGGACCCTCGCGCATGAAGCCTTGATGAAACTGAAAAGTCTCGCTGAAAAAGTAAGCGAGTAACCTCCCAAACCCGGTCTCTGGAAGATTCTTCAATAGTCCGTCTTTGATGTAAGGGCGGAAGCTTGCTCAGGAGTGCCAATGAAAAAGCTGCTCGGATTGATCGTGCTGGTTGCGACTATGGGGATAGCGTGTTCGGCTCGCCCTCAGCCCCAGCAAGCGAGCGATAAGCTGCCGCCCCTCCCCAAGCCACCCATCGCGCTGCCGGTTGGCGACGAGGCGGTTGTTACGCCTCCTGTCATTGCCGCAGCGACCGAAGCCCTTGAGACTCTTCCGCGCACAACTCCCCTTCCTATTTCTGGGCGCTCCTTTGCCAAGTTCTCGACTGCCTCTGCTCCGATTGGCAATACCTACCTCGCGGCTGTGAACGGATCGGGCAACCTTTGTACGATTGATGCCCCGTGTAGTCGAGCCTACGTTTTTGGTAGTGGTACTCAGATTCACGGGGATGACGTTGTGTATTTCCGTGGTGGTATCTACACCGGTCTCAACGTCCAACTGACCGCCTCGGGCACCCTTGGCCATCCAATCATCTTTCGTAACTATCAGGATGGCACCTATTTGGGTGAACGAGTAATCTTCCGTGGTGGTGCTGCCGTTCAGAACGATGTCATCCTCAACAACACTGGTAGCTACAACTGGGTCTGGGGGATTGAGTTCGACCAGTTGCCGACCAACACCGTTCCTGCTGGCTCAGGAGAAACGAAGTCAGGTCGCGTGTCTTGGTATCAGGGATCGTGGCCTAGCGATATTGCGCTTTCGGATGCAATCAACTCCCTGCCACAAAGCGGTGCGTACGCTGCCCGCGATGGCCAGAAGTACATCAACATCTACTGCCACGACGTTCGTCAGTGCATCTCTAGCTGGGTAGAGACGACGAATCAGGAAATCTCAGGCATGCTGGCGATCAATGTCGGCTGGGACGAAGAGCCGGATCCTCTGTGCGGAACTGGCGGCGTCCACCCGGCATGCTTCACGCCCGCTCGCGGACATGGCTTTCCGGAGTACGTTCAGAACCAGAAGAACTACAGCGGTAATCCGCCCGGAAGCGTGTCGCCCGCTACGCCTTCTACGAAGTACACGCTGGGCAGTATCGGCCTTGGCGGCTTCACGGGCTGCTTCAAGCTCTATGGCTCAGGCGATCAGAACGAAGAGCAGAACTGGGTCGCTCGACAGAACACGACGGCTGACTGTGGAGCGCTGTCCACCTATGGCTTGCAGGATAACCTGCTGTTCGGAGGTGGTGGGGCCAATGACACCTACACCGTTGATCAGAACTACGAGTACAACTGCTGTACCTTCAATGCTGGTCCGGGTGGTGCATGGGGACCGAACGACAACGGCATCGGTACTTGCACCAATGTCAACATCACTAACAACTTCGTAGGTTCGCCCTCGACATTTGGTAGTATTGGTGGAACGTCCTGCCACACCCCGACTACGCTGACAGGTAACTCGTTCATGGGTAACACGGTCAACCTGAACCGTTCCCTGTACCCGTCCAATACCTACTACTCCTCGACTCCCGCTCAGCAGTTTGTCTTTGTCCGTGCGGATCCGTATGAACCGGGTCGCTGCACGATCACAGTCTTCAACTACACGCTGGCTTCGACCGCGCCTGTCGATCTCTCGCAGTGCGGAATGGGCGATGGAACTTCTTGGCAGATTCGTGATGCCTACCGCTTCCATGGCGATGACAACAACGACACTGGTAACGTTGTCTATGCGGCAGGGACGTACTCGGCAGCGTCTCCAATCCTGAACCTGTCCATGGCAACGGGCACCCCGGTTGCTCCTGCGAACTGGTCCACGAAACCGGCTGCTGAGACATGGCATGCGCTGACGACTCGCGGCCCGCGCTTTGGTGTCTTCATCCTGCTGCCCTCGCCTGTGCTTGGCAATAGCTGGTACGCAGCCCCTGCCAACGGTGGCGCTTGCAGCACGATGAACGGCTCTACGTCCGGTACGGGATTGATCAACTGCCCGTGGGAGCTTCAGACGGCTCTCAACCAGACCTCGATCCATCCGGGCGATACGCTTTGGCTGCGCGGTGGAACCTATTCAGGGACGTATGTCAGCAACCTGTTGGGCAATACGAGTCAGCCGATTATGGTCAAGCAGTACCCCGGTGAGACGGTGAAGCTCGACGGCGGCACTACGTATGATTTCGGTCTCAACATCTGTGGTGGCTACACTTGGTTCTGGGATTTTGAAGTCTTCTCGTCATCGACGGATCGGACTTCGGACAACGAGGGTCCGTGGCCGACTGGCCTGAACCGTAGCAATGGCGTGACTGGCTCTTGCCCGCCGAATGACTCTCAGAGTGGCGCTATCAAGGGCATCAAGCTCATTCACATGAAGATCCATGACATGGCTGGTGGAGCAAGCCCGTTCTCTCTGTTCAGCGATTTTGAGATGTACGGGACGACGATTTACAACACCGGATGGGCTTCACCGACAAACATCGGTCACGCGCATAACGTTTACATGCAGAATGTCTTTGGTTACAAGCTGATTCAGGACAACCTGTTCTTCGGCGGGTACGCGGAAGACATGCAGCTTTACGGAACTGGTGCGGCATCGCTCAATGGCGTAACGATTGACGCGAACATCTATGCGGACTCCAGCACCTACGTTGTTAATCAGGGGCGCGAGTTGACGGTTGGTGGAACGTCCGACCTGAATAACCTGACGGTTTCCAACAACCTGTTCTACCGTGGACCGAACGGAGACGCGGGTACGTCAGACTGGTACATGGGCTACAACTCGGCATGTCCCGGCGCTTCTATCACTGGCAACTTCGTTGGAACGGTTACGCTGTGGGGCAGCAACTGCACTGCACCGGCTACCGTTTCTGGTAACACGTTCATGGGTACTTTCAGCGGCCACTCGCAGTGGGCTGGCAATACCTTCTTGAACAACGTCTACCCGACGAGCGGCTTCAACATCTTCCCGAAGCCATCGAAGTACGAGGCGAACCGTGGGTGGATGGTTGTCTACAACTGGGCGAACGCCTCATCGGTCAACCTTGACCTGTCTCCGATTCTCGCACCGGGTACACCGTACACGGTCAAGAACGCGCTTAACCCGCCTCAGGCTCCGATTGCGACAGGCACATACACTGGCGGCACGGTTAACATCTTGACTGGACCGTTCCCGATTGCTCCTGCGATTGGTGGTATCCCGGTTGCTCCGGGAGCGCCGTTCTCGCTTGGCCCGACGTTCAACGTCTTTGAGATCATCCCGACTGGGGGAAGCAGCGGAACGCCGACCCCGACACCGACTTCAGCCTTTACTCCAACTCCGACGAGGACGCCGACCCCGGTTCCTCCAACGAATACGCCGTCTCCGACTCCAACGCCCACGGCTACTCGTACACCGACCGCGACTCCGACAAAGGTTCCTACAGCAACCCCGACACCGGGCGGGCCGTGGCACACGTTCCTGAATTCGCCTGTAGTGTCTGCGCCGATGAACATCTCTGGCGGCTTCGTGAACGCGCCTACGGCTGAGACGGGTACGGCGGTCTATACGTTCACTACGCCGTACACTTCCACGGTCACCTTCTGGGTCTATGCAAATGATGCGCTTGACACCGCAGACAGCTTCTACGCCAAGGTGGACTCTGGTTCTGAGGACATCTGGGATGTGGCTGGTAACGGGCCTTGGGGCAACTTCTTCCGCTGGGATCAGTCCAACGGACGCAACGGCACTGGCGTTGCTTTGACGCTCAACCCGCGTACGTGGGTAATCTCTGGGGCTGGAACGCACACGCTGATTCTCCGTGCCCGTGAAGCGGGAACGCAGATCAGTGTCGGCATCTATGTCTCGGCTGACCCGTCCTTCTCGCCGCTTACTCCGACTGCGACACCGACGTTCACTCCGTCGAACACGCCGACCAAGACGGCCACGCCGACCGCTACTCCGACGAAGACTCCAACTCCGACGAGTACGCCTACCAACACGCCGACTCGGACTAACACCCCGACGAATACACCGACTCGGACCTACACGCCGACTAACACCCCGACGTTTACTCCGTCGAACACTCCGACTGCGACGAATACCTTTACTCCGTCGAACACGCCTACGAACACGCCTACGCCTACTCGTACGGCTACGCCGGGGTCTGTCTGTGTAACCATGACGTTCACTAACACCCCGACGTTTACTCCGACCCCGACACCGACTCCATGAAGTTGAAGGGCTTAGGGTGGCTCCTGTGCGCGGCTCTTGCCGTGACAGGGCCGCTCTTTGCCCAGACTCCGACACCCACCAATCCGCCACCTACGGTCTGCTGGACTTGGACGCCTACCCCGACCAATACCCCGACCCCAACGGCAACCCCGACTAGGACTCCGACACCGACTCCCACGCCGCTTACCGGCCCGGAAACGGGCTTTGACATGGGGAACGTGGGGGTTGGCGGCTTTGACTCCTTCAACGGCCATGTCTGGTCCGTTTCAGGCGGTGGGGCGGATATTGGGGGAACAGCCGATGCGGGACGTATCCTGCCCATCACCATCGCCTCACAGGGGTACGTAATTGCTCACATTGCCTCTCAGACGCCATTTGAGGCCGGGGCCAAGGCTGGAATCATGGTTCGTGACTCCTTGGATCCTAGCGCCCCCAGCGTCTTTATCGGCTACAGCATCGGGACTGGGATCATCAGCATTCACCGGACGACTCAAGGCGGTCCAACCACGACTGACTACAGCGCTTCTGGACCGACGACAACATGGCTGCTCATCTCCCGAGCGGGGACGCGCTTCCAGACTTGGAGATCGGCTGATCGGCAGTCGTGGGTTCTGGTCAGCACGGTAACCATCAGCATGTCCAACTCGGCTCAGGCGGGGGTCATCGTTTCCTCGCATGATCTCGCCCAGCTTTCCACCGTCATCTTCGATACCTTCAAGGTAGTTTCTACCATCCCCTAAAATTTGTGGTAACATCGTTCCGCTATGAAAATATGGCTGGATGATCTGCGACCGGCCCCCAAGGGGTGGCTGTGGTGCAAGTCCGTTACCGAGGCACAGATTGCTCTGCGTAGCGGGGCAGTCGAGAACTTGTCTCTGGATCACGACTTGGGTAACCAAGACGATGGGGACGGGATCAAGCTCGTTCTCTGGCTCTGCGAGGCGGAGAAGTTCTGGCCTCGTTCCCGCCCGACCGTTCACAGCCGCAATCCCGTAGGCCGCGAGAACATGCTTGCTTTGATCCAGAGGTACGGGCCGTATGAAGAGTAAGAGGGTGTCCCCTAAGCCGAGGGAGTGGTGGGCGTACGACAGCGGGCTTACGGATTCGGGACAAGTCTTGATGGGGTTCGCTATCCGAAACAGTCCGTGGAACGGAGATGTGCCGCGCATCCGCGTCCGCGAAGTCCTCCCCCGGAAGAAGGGGAAAAAGAAGTGATGTTCTGGAAGAGCAAGAAATCACCCCTACGGCTATACCCGTTCATCAAGGACCACCTCTGTCCTAAGTGCAATCGGAACCTCCTAACGGGTGGGATTCATCGAACGTTCGATGATCAGGAATACCTGTGGCGTCTATGTTACGGGTGTGATGCGCGGATCTCTACAGAGGTCTGTCGTCCCGTACCGGAGGTTAAAGATGCGTAAGCTGTCCGAGGTGGAGCGCAGGATCCTTCGCCGGATGCGGGCGCACCTGAAGAGTCTGGAGCGCTTTCCCCGCGATGGTGATTGGCAGAAGGGCTGGCGTACTGGGTTTACGGCAGCTATGAGTATGGTCGAGTTCGGAACTGCTGGGGCAACGGTTGTAGAAAGGAGAAAGTCCGTCGCTAAAGGACGAAGGATTTTCAAGCAGGTAATGCGGAGCATCATGAAAAGGGAAAAGGAAAAGGCTGAAAAGGAACGTAACGAAAGGCGTAACGATGTACAAGAGCAGGGAGCTTCAACGTAGGCTAACAATGGCCGGATTCACTCTCGATCCCCGGTCGAAGCACATAAAGGTGTTTCAGGGTAATCTGTTGGTAACGATTCTCACCAAGAATGACTCGCCGGATCCCCACGCGGTCAAGAATACGATCTCATTGATACGCCGGAAGACCGGCATTGACATCAGGAAGTTTTGATGGACACGGTGCGAGACAAGGATCTCAACGAAGAGGTCACGTTGGAGGATTGGTTTGCCGCCCAGCCAGCCAAGCAGCGGTGGCGGTGGGATCTGACGACTCCGTACGCGGCCTCGATGGAAGCGTGGGACGCGATCAAGGACTGGCAGAAAAAGCAATATCCGATTCGCCATTTTTTTCAGTCCAAGGCTCGTATTTTCTTTTTCAGAAAATATCGGCAGTGGATCAAAGATCCGTGGTACTACTTCACCTGCATGGTCTGGAAGCGCTACAACCGCATTCACGTTAAATCTCTCCCGCCAACTTGGGTAGATCCATGCACCCTCCTTCCTCATGCAGTCTTCACCATTCTCGCTGATCACATCGAGCAGGGCGAAGGTGGACGCGAGAAGTTCGCCGCGTACACGAAGGATGTTGAGAAGTGGCTGGAGACTGCCAGCGCTAACCCCCAGTTCCCCGGTGAGGTTGCTTCATTGACCAAGCAGCTTTACGCCATGACGACTCAGCTTGAGGTCTACGATTACTGGCAGGACCGGAAGCGCTACTTTGAAGCGGAAGATTACAACACGATCAAGGGCAAGGCTGACTTTGCCACAAAGGGGGAGTACGACAAATACTTGCGCTGGTACTGGAAGGAAGAGAAGCGGCTTAACAAGCTTGAGGAAGACATGCTGATTAAGCTGATCAAGGTAAGACGAAGCCTATGGACTTAGGGGGGCTATGTTCACGATTCGCTTTTACACCAAGGACGGCAAGGCCGTTTACATGCAGTGTGATTCATCTGGTTTTGTTGAGACCCTCCAAGGAGAACCCGCCTTCACAGTTTGCGTTGAGATTACCGGAGGTGAATTCCTCCGTTTGAATCGTTTCAAGAAGAAGCCTCCCATTACCGGTCGGAGAGGCGTCATGGGGCGACGGACAAAGGCAAAGGCTACCGGCCAGATTGGATGCTGATATGAGTGAGATTGTTACTTGCCCCCAGTGTGGCAAGGAGTGGGAAAAGAAGTTCGGCCAGTCAAGCTACTACGATGATCGCATGACCAAGAGCTATTGCGCCGAGTGCCGCGAGGAGTACAACGCTGAATGCGAGCGTCTGGCTGAGGAGCGCGAGGTCGAGCGCGAGCAGTGGCGCAGGGAGAGGGAATGAAGCCTGTTGCCAAGATGACGCTGCCTGAACTGGCTGAGATCATTGCAAAGAAGCACAGACTGTCTGATGGTGAGGCAAAGGCTATTCTCCAATCTACGTTTGGTGTGATAGTCAGAAACGTGAAACGTGGCCGAAGGGTTCAAGTCCCGAAGGTTGGGTTGTTTTACCTGCACCATCATCGTCGTTCTGTAAGAACTGGTAACCTGCCGGGACACGCTGGGAAGTCGTTTGTGGTTCCGGGACACCCGCACATCAAGTTCCGTATGAGTGACTGGCTGAGGGGGAAGTGATGTTCGGCTATCAGGGCATCCTTCACGAACCCGTTACTACCAAGCATTGCGCCACCTGCAATGGGCCATTGATCCAGAAGTGGATCTTCACCGAGACCGGGAATTCGTTCAGGTCGAGCAGCGTCTACCAGCACAAGTTGAGAGACTGCGTGATAGAGCTTGCTGAGCAGGTGGCGAAGCTGGAAGCGAAAGGGAAGAAGTGATGGATATCGAAGGCGGGATTCTTTTGTTCATCGCTGTCATCATCGCCCTCATTGTCTGGCGCATTGTGGTTATGGTCCGCAAGACGGGGCGGATGGAAGCTGCGTGTCCCTTCCAGCCGGGAACGACGGTGCGTCACAAGTCTGGTGGCTTCAGCCCGAACATGACGGTGTATCTTCTTCAGGGTTCCTTGGTATGGTGTCGCTGGTATGCTGATGGATTCTCTGCGAATCACTTCTATGCGGAGGAGTTGAAGAAGGTTGATGATTGACGTAACATGTTACTTGTGCTATACTTCGTACTGGAGGTGACATGAAGTCACGCATTGAGACAAGGCTCCGGTATCAGAAGTGGCCTCTCGTAGTCGAGATCAGCGAAGGAGGAGTCCGGGTGCTTCAGAAGGGTCGGAAGAATCAGAACCACCCGGAGCAGTTCATGTCATGGGACATGATCGCCAAGCGCGTCTTCCCCGGCGCGGTGGAGGGCCGGGATGCCTAAGAGAAAGAAGCCTCTGACGGAGGCCCAGATCATCGCGGCTCTCAAGGCCCGCGAGCAGGACTGGGAGCAAGAGGCGGTGATCGAAGCGGCGATGAAGAGCATTGGATTGACGATGGTGGACGACGAGGACGCTGATCTGATTCGGAGGATTGCCCGTCCCGGCCTCGATGGTTTCATGGCATTGGTAACCTTAGCAAAACCGCCGGAAAAGTAGGAGATTTCAATGCCCAACCAGTCCGTGCTGGATTCTTTCTGTGAGGAGCTTGAGTCCCTTATTGACGAGCATAGGGTTGGTGAGGCGTTACCGGTTCCAGCTACAAAGACTCGCTTCCACACCGAGTGGGTCAAGTGCGCTGGTTGTACCAAGACCTATACCTTGATGTTGAACGTCGAAGACGCCGACTTCGTACCCGAGGGCGGTGGGGCAATCGTTTTGTTGTGCGTACATTGCAGGGATGGATATGGCCGGGGCTAAAAAAGAACTGCGGGTAATCTTCCAGTACCTGAAAGAAGATGGCATGGCGGAAGCTGTGGGCGATCTTGTTAGCCTTGTCCGGACACAGGGGCTGGAGTCCTTTGACATCGTAGAGATCAGCGTGGATCGTCTCAATTCGTTTTCCGTTCCGGATTCCAACGTGGCGTTTGAGAAGCTGTTCGCTGGCGCGACCAACGAGTGCTTCGGTTGCCACCGGGAGATCGGGCGGTCGCATGCCGACGGGTGTCCGGTGGTGGGGAAGAGTTGAAGTTCCTGACCAAGTTCTTCTACGGCAGTCTGGACGGCCTACACCATAGCCGCTGTGATCAGTGTAACGAGAAGGGCGGCTTGTGGCGTGGGCGCGTTGGCGCTCCTGAGCTACGTGGCAAGCGCTTCCATGACTGGCGTCCTGAGCAAGAGCATGCCTGTACGTGGGACGGCGAAGACCCCAAGGATCCTGTCGAGCATGTCGTTGTCATTCACCCAGAGCTACTCCGTCACAAGACTCTCATGGCAGATTGCGTCATCCACGAATGGTTCCATGTGATCGACCATACCGAGCGCTGCCGGGACACGCCGGGGTGGTATCTGCCCCATTCGGTAATCACCCGGCTAGCCACGGCCTTCGCCAAGTTCCTAGCTGAAAACAACCTAGAGATAGTCCAACACAAGATCGTGAAAGCGGAGCCAGAAGATGTGTAGCCAGTTTTGGACTATCGAGTTCACCGTACCCTGCCCGGTCTGTCACCAGACGCAGATTTTCCAAGCCCAGACTCATGCCTTCGGGGAGATTGGAAGCTGTACCAACTACTACAAGACGGGCGATCTCGTAGAAGAGCTTGTGGGTAACCCAGAAGACGTTTTGCAGATAGACGACTTTGTGGTAACCTGCAAGGCTTGCAACACATGGTTGATGGCCGGTGCCGTCTTTGAGAACGGTCGGTTCATGGGGATCTACGAGTTCGGGATAGACAAGGGGATTGGTGATGCCGACAAGTGGGATGAGGGTTCTGACGATGGGGAGTGAGTTCACCCCGCCGGGATACGTGCGGAAGCTGTTCTGCCTCCCTTGCGCGGCTGGTGAGCATGATCTGAAGTACCACGGTGAGCTTGGTTGCTTGCGGGTAACCGATGCGATTCCGATGGACTGGCCCTGCAAGTGCGAGGAACGAAACTACGCCCGCAAGACGCAGAGGAGGATCATATGAACGAGGATCTCCCGCCCCCGGAAGGACGCGACGAATCTGATATCGAGTTCAGCGAAGGCGATATCATTGATGCGTACGAAGCCTCCGCGCTGAAGGCCGTCCAGAAGGCAGCGTTCCTTCTTGGCCTCCTGCGGCGTATCTCTACGATCCTTGAGCCGACTGCCCAGTTGGCCATGAACGCGGCTGCTCACGCTCCCGGCTGCTTGGCTGTTCCGGAGGATGGCGATGTGGTCGCTCCTGACAAGTGCATCTGCACCCTGCGCCCCATCCTTCAGGCATACCGTGAGTCTACTCAAGTCAGTCAGAGTCCCACAGCGACGAACGTTTTGATGTCAGAAGAGTGAAGACTTTTCTCAAGGTCTGGCTGGGCGTCATCGGGATCTGCTTGATTTTCCTTGGTGGCCTTGCCCTGCTGAACGTGATCTTCATCTTCTTTCATCGTTGGGGCGAGAAAGGCGATACGGTCTTCCTCTTCCTATGCGGGACGGCCTTTGTCGCATGGGTGGTTAGTTCGTTTATTGATTGAGAGGGGGCGATAAGTCGAACAGAAATGTGGAGCGGTGTAACAGTAACGTAACGAAGTAACAAAAGGAATTGTAATGAGAAAGGTTTTCTTCGCGCTGCTTCTAGCAGCCGCCCTCCCGGTCCTCGGGCAGAGCGATCAATCCACGACTACGATTCAGACGGAGGGCGTTCAGCTTAAGACGAAGCTCGACTTCGCTGACTCGACTGATCGTCCATGGTTTCAGGAGATCATTCCGTGTACGCTCGTTGATACTAGAGCGATCTCCAGCTTTGAAGCGCCCTACGGGGGGCCGACGTTCAACCCCGGTGACACGCGCTCTTACGGCATCACGACTCTTCCTGCTTCTAACCCGTGTAACATTGCCAACCGTCAGAAGCAGAATCCGCTCGCGGAGGATTGGAATGAGACGGATGCCGGTGGCTCGCAGCATGTCATTGGTCTGGTAATCAAGCTGACTTGGTACAACCGGTCGGTTACCATGAACGCTGATGGTACGCCCAACGGCTCTCCGGATTCGGGTGTCTATCTCGTTGGTGAGTCCGCTGACTTGAGCAACGACGGCGCGTTTGATCGCTGGTTCGGTTGGGGTGGTGATGGCTTCAGCGAGTCTCAGCAGGGCATCGTGAAGCTCAGCGCGACTCAAGCATTCAACCTTTCTCTGTTTCCGGGTTCCGCGATGAGTCCCGGTGCGCCTACTGATTTCGTCGTGGACGTTCTCGGCTTCTACGTTTCCGATTTTGAGGCAAGTGGTGGTGGGGGTAATGTTCAAGGCCCTCCCGGCCCGACAGGCCCTCAAGGCCCTCCGGGGGTAGGTACAGTTGGGGTGACTGGCCCGCAAGGTCCGGCTGGCCCTCCCGGTATTGGGGAAACTGGCCCTCCCGGCCCGACCGGCCCGAGAGGTCAGCAGGGGCCTCCGGGGGTAGGTATTCAAGGCCCTCCGGGTCCGCAAGGCCCTCCGGGGGTAGGTATTCAAGGCCCTCCCGGCCCGATTGGTCCGCAAGGTCCGCCGGGGGTATGCGTCTGTCCGATTACGGTCGGTACGGGCGTGTGCAACGGCAGTGTTCCCGGTCCCGCGTGGGCGAAGTGTACGGTGAACATCAACAGCGCTTCGATTGATACGACTTCTAACATTCAGTGTACGTACCAGACTCGCGGTGCTGATGATCAGATCCCGTGCCGGATTTTCAACATCCACGCGGGCGGGTTCAGTGCTGAGGTTCAGACCGGGCAGACGTTCATGTGGCTTGCGTACACGCCTAACTAGGCGTAAACTCGCGTTGCTTTTCCCGTAAGTGGGTCGAATTTTTTAGGGGTGGCCTACCTCCGTGGGTCACCCCACTTTTTTTGGGGTGCGTTAATGAAAGTCATTGATGTCAACGGCTGCGATTGCGTCGAGCATCTCCGGATGCGGGCTATCGAGACTCAGGGCATTCTGATTGGGATGCACTACGCGCTGAGCCTGACGAAAGACGAGTCCCGGTATGCGTATCTGAATGATGATGTCATTAACGAGATCCGCGCTTCACTGGAGACGGAGCATTCCGAGCCGCCTGTCCGTCTGAAACTTGTTGACTCCCCCGAGGCTCAGAAGGACAATAAACTCAAATGAATCGCCCTCGCGTTTATCTCGCAGGACCGATAGACGGCTATGCGTTGACTGAGGTTTCGGCGTGGCGGGATTATGCCCGCCATCAGTTCGATCAGGCTGAGATCGACGCTTACTCGCCGGTTCGCTTTGAGGATCCCAAGACGACGCCCGCCTTTGTGGTCAAGGCATTCACCGCACCGGCTGGAATCGTGGCCAAGGATCGGCATTACCTCTCGACCTGCGATCTCGTCCTGATGAATCTCAAGGGTGCGAAACATGTTAGCAAAGGCAGCATGATTGAGGTAGGATGGGCCGATGCGTGGCGTAAGCCCCTTGTGACCGTGATAGACGAGGGCAACGTCCACCTACCCAATCCGATGTTGGAGAAGATGATCGAGGAGTTCCGGGTCAGCGATCTGGACGAGGGCATCGAGATTGCGATCAGGCTACTCCTGCCGTGAAGATGCGACAGGTTGACGGTTACAACACCAGCACTCGTTTTTGCCTCTGCGGAGATTCCTTTACGTGGGAAGGTCCGAGTTCTGAGTTGACGACATGGATGGCCGTCCATGAGTCTCACGCAACCCCGGCTTTAGTCTGCCCAGCGTGTGGCGCGGCCTTGGACATCCGGTCTTGCAAAAAGGTTTGCACTAACCGGCCAAGTTGTGGATACTTTGAAAGCTGCAATGAATTCTGAGGTAACCAATGTCTTTTGACCCGCACACCAAGGTAATCGTGTCCGTTCAAGATGTCTTTGGACAGGCGTCCTGTGAAGACCATCCGATTAACTGTGTAACCGAAGCTGAGGTTGCGAACGCTGAAACCCTGTTCTCTGCTTTCCGGTGCCTCTGCACTGGATGGGGTCAGAACTGCGAGAGTTGGTGTGATACCGAGTCCTTCGCTGTCGCCAAGCTTCAGGATGGCCGCTTCTTGGTAGTCTGGGAAAACGCCGACTCTAGCGGCCATGGTTGCCAGTGTGATGGTGGGGCTGGCGTTTACTCGACGCTGAAGGATGCCGTCAGGCTTGGACTGGGCACGGATCAGCGCAAGCTTTTCGAGGAGCAGTCGTGCCTAGGATCGTAGCGATCAGCGATACGCACTGCCAGATGGGGAAGGTGAAACTCCCCGATGGGGACATCCTCATCCACGCGGGCGATCTGACGAACCGTGGTTCAATTCGTGAGACTTCGATGGAGATGACGATCCTGAATCAGCTTGCGGACCGGTTCAAGCATGTCATCTACGTAGCAGGTAACCACGACTGGCTTCCGTACATGGATCGTAACGTGGCTAGCTCCCTACTTGGTCGAGTCCAGTACCTTGAGGATTCGATGATCGAAGTCGAGGGGTTGAGGATCTACGGTTCGCCTTGGACGCCGCTGTTCATGGACTGGGCCTTCATGCTGCCCCGGCAGGGAGAGGCGATCCGCGCCAAGTGGGACAAGATTCCTGATGGTGTAGACGTTTTGGTAACACATGGGCCAGCGTACGGGATCCTTGATCAGAACCCGCAGGGGTTTGCGGTTGGCTGCGAGCAGTTGACCTCGGCTCTTTCAGTCATGGCAGTTCCGCCCAAGCATCACATCTTTGGCCACATTCACGATTCGTATGGGACGCACGTAGGCGAGAAGACGAAGAGTTACAATGTCGCGGTTTGCAACGAGCGATACCAGCCGTTGAACAAGCCGACTGTCATCGAGGTATAGATGCTGCCTGTCAACATCAACACTGAAGAAGCTTTCGATACTGTCGAGTTCAACGAAGAGTCCAAGCGGATATCAGGGAAGATCGTAGATGCAGCCAAATACTTCACGATGATTATCAACTCCAACCTCTACAATTGCGCTGAGAAGACGCTGACAATCCGCAAGGTTCAGGAGGCAGTCTTCTGGGCCAATGCAACGATCAAGGCGAATCAGGTAAAGCGGAAAGAGAAGCACGTTCTGGTGGAGGAGAAGTGAAGCTGTCAGCCAGCCATAAGAAGGTTCTACACCACTTGGCGCTTCGGTTCCCAGCAACAGTATCCCCGGCTTCGATAGGTGCAGAGGTTAACGGTGAGGGCGCGAAGTGGGCCGCTCCGATTTGCGCCAAGCTGAACGAGAAGAAACTGATCGACCGTAACGAACTCGGCCACTATAGGATTAACGACGATGGGATCGCAGCGTTACGGGAGACGATGGGTGATAAGGATTAGCCTTCTGACTTTGACATTGGCTGGTCTGTGGTTGTTGCAGAGAAGCAATGCACGGTGGGTATCGCGTGTTACTTCTGACTACGGTCCAGATACATGGGGCGTATGAAAGGAAGTATGAATACTGAAGAGTTTCTCAAGTTCATCGAGAACAAGCAGCAGACTGAGGATTGCATTTACTCCAACTTCGACCATTGCTTTGACTCAACAATGGTGGAGCAGGTGGAGAAAGGCGCATACGCCCAGCATGCGGCGTACAACTTCTGTGGCTACGTCTGGAAGGACAACGAAGGTTGGCATGAGGCCCAGATGGTGTACGGCAGTGTTGTTCGTATCCTGCATGCCGCGACGGCAGAGGCGGTAATCAAAGAAGCGAATGAGTGCGGGGGCACGGATTGAAAAAGATTCTGACAGTCTGTGAGGGGGGTAACGTTCGATCCGTTGGCTTGGCGTACGCGCTGAAGTCCAACGGTCAGGACGCGGTAGCGGCTAGCTGGCGCTTCAACACCAAAGAGACACTGGCCATGCTGTACCGATGGGCTGACTTCATCGTGGTCATGCAGCCCGAGATGATGGAGCATATTCCGAATCGCTATAAGCCCAAGCTCCGCTGCATAGACGTTGGTCCGGATCGCTTCGGGTCTGCCTTCCACCCGGAGTTGCAGGGGATCTTTCAGGCGCACATGCTGGACTGGCAAGCCCGAGACTTTGAGCTATGACGAAATTTCAGGAAGCTGAGGCTCGCTGGAATCGTGTTACCGAGGAAGCTCTAGCGAAGCGGAAAGCAATGTTCTTGGCCGGGGTTTCTTTTGAGCTAGTTCAGGCCGAGTGGAAGCGAACCATCCCAGCGGAGTTGGATCTCTGGTTGTCGGCGTTGGCTGAAGAGAATCCATGGATGGCTCCCGCGCTGACTTGGAGGCCAGATGACCCTGATTGAGATGCTGGAGCATCGGGCTGCAAGCTTCTATCAGGGCGTCCTAGAGGGCAAGGCTCTGGCCACCCACGCGGCCCCGTCCAATACTGCCCGTCAGGCCCTAGCCCTAAAGGCCCGTAATTTCCTTCGTACGGACCCTTATGGGCGCAAGGCCAGCCCGTCCTACCACGCAGACATGGAGGCGCAGTTCAAGGCCCTCCAGACGGCCTTCAGAGCCAAATTACGGGGTCTGTACCGGAACTGGGAGAAGACTGGGAACATTGACGCCTTCAAAGCCCAGTCCGAGAAGGTTTTCAAGGACCACTACACCAAGGTCTTCCAGCTAGGCATGACCTCTGGCGACCTGAGCCGTCACACCAATCCCGGTGCCCGCCGAGTCCGAGCGGCGCTGGTGACGCCCGCTGATCGGGCTTGGATCGCCTCCGCCGCCAAGGAGGAACTCGGCTTCTGGAAGAAGTTCCTGTCGGATCTGCGGTTCGGTCGGGTCGGCGGGGATCCATTCAAGCGGATTGACATGTACGTGAAGTCCGCTGAGGCTCCGTATCACGCGGGCAAGGTTGTAGCTCTGCCCCACCAGACAGGCATTCGCTGGCGCTACAGCCCAATCGTGGAGAAGCACTGCGCGGGTTGCCTGTACTTGGCCAGCCAAGGGCCGTACACGAAAGAGTCCCTTCCCTGCACCCCACGGGACGGGTCAACCCTCTGCCGATTCAACTGCAAATGCGAACTTGATTACTTCGACATCACAGCCGAGGAGTATGTTAAGCTCTCCCGAAAGAGTAAGACATGGCTACTGAGCAGAGTCAAAAGTCGCAGGTAAAGCATTGTAAGAAGCACGGTCGCGTCTGGCACTATGCCGTTCGCTACTGGGCACAAGTAATCCGCCACCCCGGCGTGATTAAAAATCCCCTCTCGACCAGCGAGAATCCGATTCTTCGCCGCCGCAAGGTGCGCTTTGTCTGTAAGGCATGCCAGCGGGTGATGCATGCCCGACGGAAGAGGAAGAAGGCCAAGGCAGATAAGGCTTGGGCGCTTGCTAACCCGGATAAGGTGAAAGCCGCGCAGAGGAAATACTACCTGCGTAACAAAGAGCGTCGTCATGCAGCTTCGCGTCGTTGGCGGCAGCGTAAGGCAGCGGCGGATCCGGCGTGGGCAGCAGCTTCACTGGAACGCTTGAAGAGTTGGAAGAAGAAGGCATGATCTTTTTGGTTTTACTGGCGATCATGGCTGTAGTTCTCTTCTTTACAGAAGCAGACGATGAACCTTGACACAGTAAACACCGGTCTCTAAAATCGCATCAATCTCGGGTACGGGGCGGGAAGTGGGGCTTAGTCCTTTCGACCACTTCCCGCCCTTTTCTTTTTCTCCTAAAAACATAAGCTGTCGTCTCTGTTAACCCCTTAGAAGTTGATTCTTCTACAGGTGGCGTAACTGTTCAAAATTGACTGGACGCGCTTAGTAGGCTTGATCGTCACATGGTTCCCCATCTTTCTGGCCATGTGGTATCTCGTTAGTCTCCCACCTGACTGAGAAATCAACCTATTTGCCGGTTTTCAAGCCTTCGCTGGGATTGTTCAAACATGAGTAGAGAGAACCTTCGCGGTGTCATCAGCGGTCTGCCGAAGACCCTCATTGACACGCCTGTTACCCCAGACGCCCAACCCCTGATGGAAGTCAAACCATCTGACTTCAAGCCTTGCGCTCGCTGCAACGGTACGGGTAAGGTAGACGGCAAGCAGTGTGTTCTCTGTCAGGCCAAGGGGACGATGCTCCACCGGCCTGTTCCCGAGTCGAAGTCCATTCTCTCTGAGGTCTGTCAGGCATGCGGTGGTCACGGCGCACAGGGGCTGAAGACCTGTGTAATCTGTCAGGGCGAGCCATTCATGGTTAACTTCACGAACGAAGCTGTGGATCCTCTCTGCTCATGTCGGCATCCATTTAGTAAGCATACGAGCCGTCCCGGTGATATCGCTGGTCACGCGGGCGCATGTACTAGCAATCCAACCATCCCACCGAAGCCCGGATTTGGGTGTCGCTGTCAATACTTTTCCTTGAAGCCGAACGAGCCTGATCCTTGGACTATCGAGAAACAGTTCCATGAAGCAGTTCTTCCTCATAAATATGATGTTAGCTGCCAGTGCGGTTGGTCGTGTGTTGGAAAGCACAGCGTTCTTAGTGATGCGACCGAGTGTGCCTATCATCATGAGGGATCAGGATCAGGCCACAACTGTGAGATTGAAGATAAGGGCACGGGTCTGACCTTCAACTCTATGGGCAGCATCACTGATTACTACGAGTCCGCCGAACCTCCCGATACGCAGCCTGAGTTGACCTGTAAGAAGTGCGATAAGCGCTTTTCTCCCGATGACGCGGAGTGGAAAGCAGCCCAGCGCGGCGACCCCTTCGTTTGTGCCGAGTGCAAGGCCAAGAAGAAGACGAACGAAGCTGTGAATGAGATGGCTGATGCTATCAAGGCCAAGATCAAGGCGCAGCTTCAGGGCAAATACCCTGATGATGTTCTCAAGAAGGCTTTAGCTAGGACAGAGCGCTGGCAAAAGGCCGCATACGGCAGCAAGGACTGGTCAAGTCATCAGGATGAGTCAGGCTACGACAACCTCGTTGGGACTGTAGAACTGTACGCTGATGAGATTACCAAAGAGCAGGCTGGCAAGACGGGTCCAACTGCTAACCAGAGCCAGTTTGGTATCTGGTCGCCTAACGTTAGAAACCGCAAGGGTGAAGCTGAGGGTACGAGCTACAAGGGCTTCTGGCTTGACCAAGACAGTTCAAATCCGCACACAGGCTATCCCGGTGGGATGTGGTACGCGCTGACCAAGAGTGGCGTACCTGTTACAGACGGTGCTCCGTCCATCGAAGCTCTCAAGAAAGAGATCGACAAGATTGTGGCTCATGGCGCGGATGCGAACCGTTGCCCGTGTTGCGAGACTGTCGAGAAAGTCCTGTACGGCGTGAAGAACGGCGACGAGGACTGGCAGGAGCAGCTTCTTCTCAGTGGTCCCAACGCGACAGACGCGAACATCGAGAAGGTCAAACAGCTAGCGGCCAAGGACGGCTTTGGGAAGTTTCGCGTTGCTTCGATTGACCTGAGCAAGCCGCCCGACTTTACCAAGGCTCTGCGGAAGAACGAGGCTGATGACCATTGTCGTGTCCGTGGGACCGACGGTGAGACACGGATCTGCGGCGAGAGGAAGCCCTGTCCCCTTCACGACGACGAAGGCCGGAAGGGCGAAGCCAACTCCTATCGCCACCCCAAGACCGGCCAGTTCGACGCCAAGGAAGGCGACTGCTGGGCGTGTGAGGGATCAGGGACGAAGGAAGACGGACAGGGCCGCTGCGCGATGTGCGATGGTGGCAAGAAGCTCCCCAACCAAGGTAACAACCTGAAGCGAAACGAGGGGCGGGACTACTCAGCAAAGGTTACTGGCCCGAGCGCAGTTGCTTTGAAGCGTCTTGCGACAGAAGCCGCGAAGCACCAACTCACATCCGAGCAGCAGGGTGCGGTGAACATGGTTCAGCGGGATACAGTTTCTATCCTCGCACGGCCCAAGCTCGCTCTAGAGATTAAGATGGTGTTGGATTTCGCTATCCTGCATCAGCCATTGAAGCAGGGCGAATCTGACGACCGTTGTGGTTACTGCGGTCACACGCCGGTTGCTCACGATCCGAAGATGAGTCTCGGTTCTGGCCTCTGCACGGGTGGCCTTGGCTGCGACTGCCGTCAGTTCCAAAAGGGCAGTGCGTGGGTCGAAGCGACCGGTACGGCCATGGTCGCGGGCGCGGAGCCACAGGCTGATGTGGCCTTCAAGGGCGACGATCTAAAGGGCGATAGCGATTACGGAGACCGCGACGAGGATTGGTCGATTACCAACACGACCGATCTTCCGCGAAACGAGGGCACAGTGGACGATCTACCAGTTAACATCAAGCGCATGTGGAAGAACGATGAGTTCCATTGTCCAATCTGTGACCTGAGCATTGGCAAGAACCTGCTGGGTGACATACCTCACGCCCTAGCGGCTCAGCACCTGTCACAAGCCCACCCCGGCGACAAGGCGTCCATCCTAGCGGGCAACTTTGAGCCAAAGATGGGATCTGCGGCCTCGTACATCAAAATGGAAGCTGAGGACAAGAAGATCGTTTTCAAGTGTCAGGAGTGCGGCAAGAAGCTCCCCGGTACGGCCCGCAAATGCTCCAAGTGCGGCTCTGAGGACATTGATCTAGCTGAAGCCTACATGGACAACACCAAATGCGAGACTTGTGACCACGCCTCACGGTTGCACAACGAAGGCGAAGGCCGCTGCTTTGCCGAAGTGAACGATGAGGGCGGTGGGACTGATTGCCGATGCAAGAAGTTCGTTCGCGGTAAGAACGAGGCTGGAGACTACTGCCCGAAGTGCGACCACGCGATGAAGGATCATTCGGCCAATGGTTGCGAAGTCTGTGCGGATCACGGGGAGAAGTGCAACGTAGTTGATGAGGCCAACACTTGGTTGATGGCCCGCTCCTCGTCCCAGCCGAAGCTGGCCGAGCCGACCTTTACCCACGCGGACGCTATCGAGGCGTGGCAGAACTTCCGCATGCCCGCTGATATTGAGCGCCGCAAGCAGCTACAGAAGTTCTGGCTCCAGCAGCATCAGGACTTCTCCGTGGGCGGTAGTCAGTTCAACGACCCGGATGCTGAGGCACATCGTTACTACTACAAGCTGTTACTTCAGACGTTGGGCGTCAAGGTAGCTGAAGAGGTTACACGTTGGACTGAAACTACGTCCGGCTCGGTGCATAGACCCGGCATTGACACCTATACTGGTTATAGCGAAATGAACGAAGCCATGCAGTGCTTCTGCGGCCACTCCAAGACGGCGCATGAGGATGGCGTAGGCAAGTGTAGCAGCAGCGGGAACACCTCTGCGGGTGCGTGTCTCTGCAAGAGCTACAGGAATCGTCCTGTCAAGGAAGCCTTCCCCAACGACGGCCCCGGTGAGGACATGGGCACAGACATGCCTGAGATGGGCGACGACGAGTGGACACGCAACGTGATTACTGGCGACGGCACCGGCTCGACAGTCGGCGTCGAGGATAAGAATGAGGCCGAAGAGCTTCGATGGAAGGCTGGAGATATCGTGATAATTCGTTCGCATAACAGCGAACCGGGTCACGGTCTTTCCTATTCGGCTGCTGCCATCGTTGCTTTCGAGGATGGCGTTGCTGGCGGATGGGATGTGTACGATGGAGCGAGCTTGGATGCGCCGACTTTGGAAACGAGCTTCTACGGCTTCAGCGTACTCCGTGTAAGGCGGGGGACGGCGGGGAAGAATGAGGCCGAAGAGGTTACTTCTCCTCTCAACACCTATCTCGCTGTTCACAGCAAGAAGGGCAAGATCCAACTCAAGGCTGCGACGACCTATCAAGCTCAGCAGCTAGCTGCCAAGCAGATGGGTGTCCCTAAGCCGTTTGAGATTTCGATCCACCTGATTGGCAAAGCAGACGGTACACCCGTTCCCGTCCATGTCGAAAGCACTAATACTACGCCCTATGTTAAGCCGTTACAGGCTTTCTCCTATCGCGTAGGTCAGAAGTACGACTCCGCATACAACTCAAAGCTGGCACAGGCAGTCGGTCGGATCGTGGTTCCGGCCAGCCATATCTTTGAACCTGATAGCGTGGCGGATGCGAACGACTGCGATCTCTACACGACGATGATCGCCTTGCGGCTGAAGGAGCTTGGTTACTTACTGCTAAGCCCACAGGACAAGGCGGAGTGGGAGACTCTTTCAACGAAATTCATGCAGGACGTTCAGGCATACGCTGGACACTACGATAAGCATGAGTCAATCGCGCCAGACGATGGGACGCGCATCTCGTCTGACTGGGGCGACATCTGGGGCGACCCGACCAAGAGCGGGATTACTCCTCGCCATGAGACGGCTGAGGCGGTCCTCGCGTCGATCTCCCTGCTCCAGTCTGCTTTTGTAGAGGGTGTTGAGACACTAACCATGTGCCACAACTGCGGTCATGCGGAGCATTTCCACCTCCTTGGAGCAGCCCTTGGCGCACAAGGGTTTGCTGATAATTCAACAGCTTGTTACGTAGATGGCTGCACTTGCGGGATGTTTACAGCATGAAGCTGGTGGAAGCATTTTTCGTAGGGACCAAGCCCGATGGATCCAAGGAAGTTTTCCAAGGCTCCCGGAACCCGACGACAGAAACGCATCCCCGGTTTAAGTCCATCGCTGGCCCGTTCAGCGAAGAAGAGGCTAAGAAAATGGCTGGCGACGAAAAGAAAGAAGCCCTCAAGCGAGAACTGATGGGAGAGCTTTCAGATGGTTACGTATCCTGTACCAAGTGTGGTGTGGTTCCCGAGAAAAGCTGTCCGCACAGTGCGCCCTTTAAGAGCGTGACAAAAAAGAACGAGTCCTCTGGCGTAGTGATCACCGCGCCCGGTGCTGGTGACACTCCTGAGACTCTCCTGAAGGCGATCCCGCGCACGATGGATGCTTCTGCGTTCATCAGCCACATCGGTGATCTCGTCGTTGCTGGCAAGGGTGCTGCGCCGACTGACATGAAGTTGACTGGCGAGCCAATTACTCCGAGCGACGTTACCATGATGGCTCAGTGCAAGATTGGCGAAGCTGAGAATGTCTTTGACAAACATGCACTGAAGATTGCTAAAGACACCCTGAAGATTGCTAAAGACACCCTGAAGATGCATCCAGCGGTGGTAGGCGTCATGGGCGGCACCACGCACGAAGGTGCCCATCAGACTATCAAGCGCATCACTGGCAAAGACCAGTCCTGCACCCAAGACGGCTGTCCTTACAAGCAGACCGGGAAGACCGAATCCCGCGAACTGCGCGAAGGCTCCAGCATCTGCAACTGTGGGGACTCTGAGAACGACCACTACAAGGATCCGCCGTCTTCTTGCAGCCGCTGTGCTTGCGACTCGTTTGAGTCCAACAGCCTCCCGGATAAGGCGAAGGCTCCTGCTGCAAAGGACAAACCAGTGGACAAGAAGGAATCCCTCAAGCGCGAGCTTTTGGGTGAGGATAACTTTGTAACATGCGTTGGGTGCGGCAAAGAAACTCTGTCGCGTGACGCTGCTAATCTTAATGACCGTGGAAAGTGGGCGAGTCCGCCAGAGGGAAAGCCACATTGCCGGTCTTGCGATATGTATGGGCCACCTGACAATGGTGGTAAGTCGTCTCCCGGTGTCGCTGGTTATACGAGCCGGGAAGCCGGGTCGGGACCGGCTAAAAAGAATGAGTCGGATGCCTACGACCGCGATTTCACCTGCAAGATGTGCGGTAAGACTGACGACGGCCCGGAGTTCGTAGTTGCTGGCAAGCACCCGGTTTGCAAGGCATGCAAAGAGAAGAAGGATCCAGACAAGCCGATTAAGCTGCGCGGGGAATCCACAAGTAACGATAAAAACTGCCAAGCGTGTGGTGCTTCCGGTGCGTCCCCAAGGGATAGAGGCAACGGTCGAGTTCTCAACCTCTGCTCAACCTGCACTTCTAAGAAGGCCGAAGGCGCGGTCTTTGCATCCAATGCTAGCCTACATAAGAAGTACCCCGGTCCTGCGGCTGACGCTCAGTCTGACAAAGCTCGAAAGTCCGTACCGAACACAGTTTGCAATTTCTGCACTAACCCGGTGACGCCACCGGCAACCGTTTGTGACACTTGCTATGACAAGTTCAACAAGAAGAAGGAATCTAAGGAGAAACCTATGAAGACCAAGCCAGTTGGCGAGCAGTTTCATGCTCTGGCCAACGCTGCCATCAAGATGATGGTTAGCATTCAGGAGTCCCCGCGAGCGGGGCGGGTGACCCCGCTACTGGCGCGGTTGGACAAGGTAGCGAACAAGGCAGCGGATGCTGTCGCCGCGAAGATGATGGGGGAGAACCAAGGTTACGAGTTCCCCGCGCTCTTCAAGGAGTTGAAGGAGATCCACGCCAAGCTCAGGACCGCAATGGGCGAAGGCTGGCACATGTATCCGGCTCTCGGGCTGGGCAATGACTTCAACATGGGTGGCGATGGTCGCGAGATGTCGCCAGAGCTTTCTGGTGTTGATCCGGTCGAGGGCATGGTTGCTGCGGCAGTCCCGCTCGACGCTGGTGCCAACAAGATGGAGAACGTTAACAAGTACGTTGACAGTCTCCTGAAGGAAGACGATGACGAGAAGTGCGATACCTGTGGTGGTGTTGACAAGCACGACAGGAACAAGCACGACGCGGATTTCAAAGGCTAAGTTTTACAAGGAGGAGAATCATGATTGCTGTTAGAAAGATGCTCATCGCTACTGCGCTAGCTCTCGCTAGTGTCGTGGCATGCAAGAAGGCGGCAGCACCAGCCCCGGCTGTTGTTCCCGCCCCGGTCGTATCGGTAGCCCCGAGCGTACCGACTGTCCCGGTCCCACCGGCTACCCAGCCACCTGTCAAGCAGGTTTGCAAGCCGGGTGAGTCCATCGGTGTCGGCGCGGGCGCGGGCAAGTTCGTGTGCAAGGTTTGCAATTCCGATGGTACGGCGTGGGGCGCTCCCGGTCCATGCCCGGTAGGCTCACCGGCCCCGGCTCCGAAGCCAACCATCAAGCCTGTCTGCAAAGAAGGCGACAAGACGGGCGGCGTAGGCGGTCCGAACGGTCAGATCATGTGCAACGTGTGCAAGGGCGGGCAGTGGGTACAGGATCTCGGTTGTAAGTAACTCCGTAAGCGTCCCGCCTGCTGTGGGTAACCTAACTAAGAAAGGGGGACTTGCAGAGACGGTAAAGCAGTTAACGGAGGAAACATGTTCGACAAGCATCGTAAGCACAAGGACGAGGACTGTGAGTGTGAGGCACCCTGCAATGAAGAGATTCTCTCTATTGACCTCTTGTTCGACATCTTGGACACGCTGGTAGAGATTAAGGATTTGTTGAAGGGGATGCAGCCACCGCCACAGGAAGCAAAACTGGTGATCCCAATTGGGACACCAACAGAACAATAAGGAGTTCTACAATGGCAACAGTTCTAACTGACTCACAGAAGGTTACGGTCGGCCCGGTTTCGGCAGTTGACGCGAAGGGCAACGCGGCTCCGCTCGGCGGCGCTCTCGTTTTCTCGGCGTCGAATGCCAACGTTACCCTAGCCCCGTCTGCCGATGGTCTCTCCTGCGATGTCATCGCGGGTTCGACCCTAGGCGACGTTCAGCTATCGGTTACGGACGGCGTTCTCACCGGCACGGCGGATTTCACCGTCATCGCTGGTGCTGAGGCGTCCCTGTCCCTCCCGGTCGGCGCTCCGGTAGCCCAGTAAGGTTTCTCAGGTAATCTTTGGCCCGCCTGCTCAATTGGGGCGGGCGGGCCTTTTTACAGGAACGAAATGGACGCCAAGGCACGAGACAAGGCAGAGAAGCTCATCCGGCTCTCCGCTTCTAATCACCAGAACGAAGCCGATATGGCTGCGCGCAACGCATGCAAGATCATTCGTGAGAATGGCTTTAGCCTGCATGAGCCAGCCCCGACACGTTCTGCGCCACAGGTCGTCCGTGAAGTGGTTCGGCAGGTTGTCCGCGTCCCAGACCCCGAGAGCTATGATCGTGGCTATCGAACTGGTTACAGTGAGGGAACGAAGCAGCTTCCCCCGGTGCCAGAGGTTGATATAGAGAAAGAGCGGGCCGCGTACATGGAGGCCGCACAAGCGGATTCGCGCAAGAAGATGCGCGTTGTCATGGAGCTAATGGCCCTGTTACGGGAAGAGGACAAGTACACGTAATGGATAGCGCAACACTCTGGTATCTCTATCAGAACTACGGATCGAAGGAAGGCCCTCCGATGAGGGCGAAGCCTCAGATCAAGCAAGGCGTAGAAGCTGATATGAAGAAGGGCGAGTTCACCATCGAGCGATCTGGTGAGACGCCTGACGGCCAGCAGGTTGTGGTGGCCACTGTTGACCAGCACGTTGCTTTGATCGTGGACAAAGAGATCAAGGACATGTGGGACATCACCAAGCGCGATGCCGCGCTGGCTGTCTTTGATCGCATGATTAAGGTCGGCGCTGAGAAGGTTCGTCCGTACTCGGTAGACGCCAAGCCGGTGGACGAAGCACTCCTTCGGAAAGACGACTTGGAGTTGCTGAAGCACCTCTGGACGACTGCCAAAGAGAGCAACAACGAGTACGAAAAACACCCGGATATCGAGCATGCGGATAAGGTGATTGTTAACCTGAAGTCCCTAGTAGCCGCGTGTCAGTCGTACGGTTCGTCAGAGTGGCTGAACGCTGCTCAGACGATCCTCGGTCGTTTGGACAGGCAGACAATGATGGCCGTGGACAACCCCCGTTCGATGGGGATGAAGAACGGTGGACTACCGAGTACCTACGAGTTCGACCATGTACAGAACTTGCTTCATACGACTATCAAGCTAGCGTGGGATCAGACAGCCCCCGGCGGTGAGTCTCCGCGCATGTGGGAAGGCTGGAACCGGGATCGGTCCGGCAAGCTCACGCACTCGTCTGGTGCAGTCATCCGTCAGTCGGCTAACCCTGAGGAGACTGGCAAATGGCTGGTGTACCTACCGGGTAAGGCCATGAAGCCCAAGGCATTCGATACGGTGTCTGACGCTAAGGCGTATGCCCGCAAGAACCTCAAGGAGTGGGTGCTTGGCGAGGCATCGTCCATCTACGAGTCACCGACAGGCGAGTGTTACAGAGACGCATATCAGTACGTGAAGGCCCACCCGAACGCGATGTTGGTGCAGGGGGCTACTCATCCGATTGATGGGGCGAAGCCCGCCTACAACCACGCATGGGCAGAGGATGGCGGGACTGTGATCGAGCCGTGGTGGGGGCAGACACCGAAGGACAAGTGGTACGCCCACTTCCGGCCTACAGACGTTCACAAGTACAACTCCCATGAGGCAAAGGTCAAGGTGCTTAGCCACAAGAACTATGGTCCATGGGATGCCGCGGTTGTTGCCGACGATCCTGAGAACGTTCGTCGTGCGATGGTGGGTGAGGCAAAACCTCCTCGTCGTGGACAGGGCGGGTCAGCCGATAGCCAAGCGGTGAAGGACTTCATTCGCAATCGCGGTCGCATGGGATCAGGCCCCCCACCGCCCGCTGATGGCGTGTGGGAACTTGAGAAGCTGAAGAAGTGCGATTGTGGCGAGGTCTACTTGAAGGCCGACGCTACGACAGTCTGTCCGAAATGTGGCAAGTGAAGATTTTTGAAGGAAACGAGCTAACATGGCAACAGTAGACAAGACGATTTCAATCGTAGGTACGCTTCAGTCAGCGGATCTGGTTACTCGGATCAAGCTCGATGACATCATGATGGCGACAGGTCGCCTGACGAAGCTGTTTGAGTTTGAGGCCACGCTGGCGGCAGCGACGGTCAACCAAGCGGTTAGCCTTCAGGACGCCACGGTGGCGAATTTCGTGTTCGCTCGCGTAGACGTTGTTGACGGCGGCGATTGTACGATCACTGTTACCCCACAGGGCGGTTCGGCCACAGCCATCGTTTGCAACGGTGGGGAAATCTGGCTGAACAAGACTGCGATCACAGCGATTACTGTCAGCAGCACATCTGGCGCGAACGTGAAGATCATTGGCGGAGGAATCGCTTAGCCATGCCGGGTTATAACAGGTATAAGCGCAGTGGAGACTGCGTGTTGTGTGGAACATGGCGACAGTCGTTGCATCGGGACCATATCGTTCCTAAGTTCAAAGGCGGTTCCGATGAGCCAAGCAACTGGCAGTTTATCTGTGCGAATTGTCATGAGGACAAGACGCGCCTTGACTTGAAGGGGAGAAAGCGACCGCCCCGTTCCAAGGAAACCAAGGAAAAAATTCGTGCTGCTGTCTCTAAACCGCGCAACCTGTCACCGGAACAGCGCAAGAGTATTTCTGAGCGAATGTCAAAACTTCACACCGGTAATCAGTACAACGTCGGGAAGAAAAATGGGCCAATGATGCTTTCGCCGGAAGAGCGAGCTAGGCGGGCTGAACATTTACGTAACGTGGCTAAGACGATCAATATAGGCCGTAAGCGCCCCGATGTGGCAGAACGGAATCGACAGCGTGTTACCCGTTAGTACGTTTGTTGACACCCTGTTGTTGGAAGGGGTGTTCGATCAAGGGATTTTGAAAGCCATCTTCATGGCTGGTGGTGCTGGGTCTGGCAAGTCGGCTGTCGCGGCTGACTTGTTTGACATCCCAGACTCTAACGATGTCCGGTATGTCAGCTTTAGCTCTGGCGGGCTGAAGCTGGTCAACCCGGACAGAGCGTTCGTTCACGGTCTGATCAAGGCGGGGTACGATCCCAAGAAGTTAGCTGACATCCCGGACGAGGAGTTTGATCGAGTCATCGGTGGCGACCACCCCGGTCCCGGCACGATTCGGGCGATTGCCAAGCAGCTTGCGGTCAAGGTCTATGACATGAACAAGGATGGGCGTCTTGGCATGCTGATCGACGGGACCGGCGGCAACCTTCCGAAGATTCAGGGCCAGAAAGAAGACCTTGAGAGCATCGGTTACGACACGTACATGGTGTTTGTTAACACCCGCCTTGAGGTCGCCTTGGCCCGGAACAAGAAACGCTCGCGGGTAGTCAAGGACGAGGTTGTTATCAGTACGTGGCATGAGGTGCAAGCGAACCTAGAAACTTATCGTTCAATGTTTGGCAGTCACTTCACGATCATTGAAAATTCGGCTGATCAGCGTAACATCACAGCAGCGGCAAACAGCGCTGTTCGTGGGTTCATGTCGCAGCCGGTTCAGAATCCAATAGGGCAAGAATGGATACAGAACATGACGAAGATTCGCCAGCGGGCGGAGAAATAGATTTCAAGGATTTGGTGGATCTGGTGTTCGGCCTTGCTGTCACAGCCACCTTTGAAGAGCTACGTTACTTCAAGTCACGGATGGAACAGGTCATACTGAAAACAAGGGGAGAAACCCCGCTACGTTCACAGCATAAGTCCCGTCCAAAACGGAGCGGGCGAATTTAGGAGAAAATATGTCTCACGAAAAGATTTGGGTTTGCCCTCATTGCAACTTCTCACAGATCCAGCTTGGACCCGGCGATCCGCATGCGCTGAACAACGCTCCTGTGCGCCAGTTCATCGAGTACATCTGCCACCACTGCGGAAACCGCATGACACCTCCGGGCGGTCTATTCACCGAAGGTGGGGCGCGTAACAACGCTGCTCCGGGTGCCGAACTGTCGGCGGCTGGCAAGCTCCTGTCGATCACCTGCGCTAACTTCGCTCACACTGGGACTGGCACGGCGATTATCACACTCGACGCAGATGCTGAGGATGATGGCTCACACAACGACGGTCTAGTTGTTAACCTGACCTCTGGCAGCGGCGCGCACATGACAATTCCGGCAACGGCGGTTGTTCCTGCTGGTTCGCGTACGGTCAGCGTTACGGTTACTGGCGTCGGCGCTGGCACCTCGCTGTTGACTGCGGCGGCTACTGGTAGCGTGAGCAAGACTGTTACGGCTACGGCCACCTAGGAGTCCCTATGCCTCCTATTGATAGCTCTGATATCAAGAAGGATGCGCTGCACAAAGAGCTTGGCGTCCCAACGGATAAGAAGATCCCGGACGCCGAGCTTCAGGCAGCGAAGAACTCTTCTGATCCGAAAGAGCGCAAGCGAGCCACCTTTGCCCTCAATGCAAAGAAGTGGAACCACGAATCGGTCACCCGGTTCGTTGATTCACTGGCAGAGGGCGGTTTATCAGCGCGAGAGCTAGACATGCAGTCTGGTGACATCACCACTTCCATGTACGGCGGTTCGGCGTCTGAGTGGGCTGCGATGCCAATGACAACGCCTTGTGATCGACCGACCTGTGATCATCCCAAGGGGAATCACAAGACTATGAATCTGCACCCCTGCTCCCGGTGTTCGTGCCCCGCTTACATATGAAGTTTGAAACACCACGAATCGCGGCTGAGTGGGCTGGAGCGCCCGTTCCCGGTGGGACGGTTACGCTCAACCCAGCTTTGCGGCAGATGGTTACTGACATCCAGACGTACGCCATGACGACGTACGGTTGGGAGTTTTTCATCACCTGTCTTCTGCGGACGCCAGCGGAGAACGAGGCCGAGTACAACAACGACGGCCATCACGATCTTGGCGTCCATGTTATCGGCAATGGCGGAGACATCAGGACGAAGGACCAGAATCCGACCACGGTACAGGCGGTTGCGAACTGGGTTAACCGTCAGTGGACGTATGACCCGTCTCGACCGCACTTTCTGGTTGCTCTCTATGAGGGACAGGGCTTCGGTTCTTCGGCCACACACCTCCACATTCAGGTAAACATCCACACCGTAATGAACTCATAATTCAAGGGGTTTTGGGGAAACTCACGCCTCTCTTGGATTTTTAAGGTGGCTATGTCTAATTTCGACGGCTTCTACGAACACATCCTCGTTCTGCCGGAACAGGAGTGGAGAAACCAGCTTCGTGAGAACGATGCGCTGGTAGGCCGTCTGCGCGATCACGGTGCCGCTGTCACACCTGACGGTGTTCTTGTAGTCGAGGCTGAAAGACTTTACCGGGTCACTCTCCTACTACGCGAACACAACCTTACGTGGCGCTTCGATCCTGCCTTTGCCGTCGAGACTGCCTTGACCGAGAGCGACCCGGTTACCTTGATGAACAGGATGCTTTACGATCCAGAAGAACCCTATAGCTGGGAAGATCGAAAGCCTCTTAAGTGGTATCCAGAAGGCGAAGAGATCGAAGACGCCATGGACGACTACGATAAGTCCCTCCCTAACCACGCGGATCAGACGCTTCAGATGCCGCAGGATGGCGTGAAGGCGTCTAACGTCGCAGCCAAGGCATTGGATCATGGCTGGCAGGATCCCTCTCTCGCTGCGGTCGGTGAGGGCAAGGAAGGCGCGAAGAAAATCAAGAACGAGGCCGGGACCGAATCCACTGATCCGGACTTCAACCCGTGCCCTGCGTACATGGAAGGCTTCTGCCGCGTAGACGGACGAGTATGCCTGTACAACAAAGAAACCTTTGAGGACTGTCCGAAGTTCAACACTGCTCTGATCATTACCAAAGGCAACATGGCCATCCCTCCGGGTTCGGAGGACGATGAAGATTACGGCGGCGGCGCTTTTGGCGACAAAGACGATCCGCTAGCGGGTGAGAACTAGTGGCCAGCATTCTTACCAACGATGGTGAGCAGCTTCTTCTGGAATGCTTGCTGGTCGGTCGAGCCATCCCTGCTACCTATCAGGTTGGCCTGACCAACGCGGTTCTAGTAGTGACTGATAACCTAGCGACAGCCGTGGCTGGTGAACCGTCTGGGTTTGGGTATGCCCGAATCACAATGGAGCAGAGCAACGTTGGCTGGGTTACTTCCGCGCTCGATTCCGGGCATTGGAAGATCACCGGGAAGAACGTTACGTGGACTGCCTCGGGCGGTGCCATCGGCCCGTTCCAGAACGTCTTCCTGACAGACGGGACCATCGTTGTCGGCTTCTGGAATACCACAGCAACCAGTATCCCTGACACTACGTCATTTACCTTTACCCCAAGCATCAAAGAGACTTCAGCATGAACGGGGCTGCGGTGGTTGTCCGGACCAATCCGTGTGTCCATGGTGAGAGGAGCGCGGATTTGTGTAGTTTTTGTCAGGACATCCATCCGCCTGATGCAACGATTCAGGACGAGATGAACGAATTGAGCAAACGTCAACTAATCATTACCGAGAAAGTGAGTCTGGCTATGCTGCTTCGACGCATTTTTTTAGGCAAGCGGACTGCGCGGGAGATTCCGCAAGGCTTTGGTAATGGAGGGCTTTGAGCGTCAGGGAACGGATAGCTGGAACGAGTGGCGCAAGTTCGTACTGAATGAACTGACTCGCTATAGCGGAGCTATCATCACCCTTGACGATAAGATCAACGAACTGAGAATCGAAGTGGCGATGTTGAAAGTAAAGGCATCCCTGTTCGGATCCTTGGCGGGTCTAGCAACTACGATTCTTCTCCACTTTCTGCTCTCGCTTGTTCCAGTAGCGAAATGACCATTCTGGACGATATCGGTCCGTACAGAAGCTCCTCTCCTTCTGTTGTAGAGATCAAGATCGAGCGAGGGATTTTGTGCGTCATGCTGAGTGGTGAGGTCACGCTGGTCGAAGCTTCGACCGTTAAGAAGATGGTTGCACAAGCAACGGACTCTTCGCTCAAGCCGACTGGCGTCATTCTGGACTTGACCAAAGCGGGCCACATCTACAGCCCAGCGCTGGGCCGGTTACTGTACCTCCGCAGTCTTTCAGTTCCGGTAACCATTGTTGCTTCACCGGTTCATGTTGCGCTGCTAGAGAGCCTTGGTCTGACTGCGGTATTCAAGCTGTCTACCACTGTAACAGATGCGATTGCTTATCTGAGGAAACCAGATGCAGTTTGATCGACACTCTGTTGAAGCGGATCTTTTCCACCTTGGCTGTGATCGAGTCCGGGCTTTCAGCATGTCAGCCGCGATAGCGGAGATTGTTCTGAACGCTGAGGAGCGCAAGCAGGGCTATGTAATCAGCTATCAGGCTGATGAGACCTACGTGCTGGTGGATGTCATGCACTACAACGCCCTCGCGCCGACGCTGGCGCAGACGCTGCGTAAGGTCAAGATATCGGCCCCTCGCGGGCGCGGTTACGCAATGGCGCGTTCTTTGGTCAAGGATCTACAGGTCATCGCTGACCGGCCAAAGGCGGGCTTTACAGTGCGTTTGCTGGACGACAAGAAGCGCCCCGCTGACGGTGAAATTGTGTAGTACACCTGAAAAACGGTTTCCTTAGTTTTTCAGGGACTTCGCTTTAGTAACGCCACATCTTGTGCATTCTTATCGTAGGGACACTGTAACCATCGTTTTGATTGATTAGGAGACATCTCCATGTCAGGTCTTGCTTTCGATATTCAGGAAATCCCAGTTAAGCTAGATACCCTAGATGCTACTGACCCAGTAGATCGTAATCTTCAGGGTTGCCGCAGCCTATCGGCTGGAATCGCTTCCGTTCTACGGGCGATTGAGGCTCCGGGCACCGGCAAGTTCTTCCGTCCTACCCACATTGCTGCGGCCAATCAGGCTACGTACGAGACGTACGTTGGCAACGCAATGAGCGCGGTGACGGATCTTCTCACGGCTCTAGCGGCGATTGCAGTTCAGTCCTAAGCTATCTTGAACTTCAAGACAGCACTGGCGGTTCTGGTGGTGGGTCTGGCCTCTGCTTACGCGGAGGCCCAGACTGCCACGCCTACACCGTCTAAGACGCCAACGCCGACCAATACATTCACGGCGACGAACACTTTCACGCCGTCGAATACACCGACCGTTACGGCTCGTAGGCCCATCTTCCCGTACACGCCTTCGATCACCCCGGTTCTCTCCGCTACGCCTACGCCAACTGTTACGAATACGGCAACAGTGACGAATACACCAACCAAGACATTTACTCCGACTTTGACTTGGACGGCTCGTCCTCAGTTCCCGGCGCTGACCTTTACGAACACGCCGACAGCTTCCAAGACGCCAACGGTTACATTGACTGTCACACCGACAGCAACGTTTACGAAGACGTATACCCCGCTCCCGGTGTATACGCCAACCGTTCGTCAGCCACTCCCATCGTGGACCCCAAGCAGCACGGCTACCAACACCCGGACGTTCACGAACACACGGACGAGTACACCGACATTTACGCCGACCACGACCGCGACCCGGACCGGGACGCCAACGAAGCGTCCGTCCCCGACGATCACTAAGACGGCAACCCCGACGAATACACCAACGAAGACCCCAACACCATAGTGTCAACTCTAAGTGTTCTACTCAATGCTGTCCTCCGAGCCTCTGCGACCCCTGCTCAGGAGCCGCCCATTTCGCTCCTCACCGAAGTGCGGCGGCTCCCATCTTTCTGGAATCTGGCAGAGACTGAGGATGATGTACCAGCCTTTCGAGTTGTCTATCGTCTCCCGAGCGATCTCATGGGGTTCGGGTGCATGGATCTCTATCGGGGCAACCGGTATGAAGGCACTGTAGAAGCCTTCTCAATTTTGAAACTACAACGTGAATATGGATTCAATCAGCTTGAGGCCGAACGGTTTTGTGACTATGCGTGGAACTTTCGCTGGGTGCTGCTTAACAGCAGCAACCGCCGGTACACGCAGGAGCTTTCGCTTCACCGGATCCTCGATGCTGTTGACCTCGGAACTAATGATCTCGTCATCGGAGAAGAAGGATAATCTATGAGCGTCCTCCGCGATACCGCGATCTTCTCTGGTTTCAAACTTACCGAAGGCGTTACTAACGCTACGACCGGGCGTAAGCCATTGGTTGTTGAAGGCGTTTTTCAACGTGCAGATGTTCTCAACGCTAATCACCGGGTTTACCCGAAGGCTCTTTGGGAGAAGGTTCTAACGAACTCTTCGCTCAAGGAGGCTCTTAACAACCGCCGCATGTTCGGTGAAGTCGATCACCCAGCGGATTGGCGTATGGCGCTTGCTCGTACATCACATGTCATCACTGACCTGAAGATGGACGAGAGTGGCAACATCATCGGTAAGGCAGAAATCCTCCCGACCCCGACTGGCCTTGTTCTAGAAGCGATTCTACGGGCTGGCTGTGAGGTTGGCATTTCTTCGCGTGGAACCGGCTCAACATCCTCGACCAACGAAGGTCATGAGGTTGTTGGTGAAGACTACCAGCTAGAGACCTTTGATTTCGTAGCAACACCCTCGACACCGGGGGCGTATCCGAAAATGGTTATGGAGACTATGGAACGCGCCCAAGCGATGGAAGCGCGGATCATGGATAGTTTATTTAAGTCTGTTACCCCTGCGAAGAAGGAGGAGGTTAATGAGATGAGTCTTGATGGCTACCGTGCCTTGGAGCGCGAAGCCTCAGAACTGATCCGGATCAAGGTCAAAGGCATTGATGCTGCGACCCGTACTCTCGTTCTCAATAAGATCGAAGAGACCATGGGCAAGGTGATCAAGGCTGGTGAGGCGGATAAGACCGTCGCCGTCCTGTCCGAGTCAATGCTGAAGTCGCTTGAGAAGAAGCGTTCCAAGCTATCGCCGGTTACGGAAGAGGATGTTCTACCACAGGAAACCAACGTTCCTGATTACTCTAGTGCGGCTGCGGACAAGCTAGAGGATGACGGTGACGATGATGCTGATGACAAGGAAGCCGACGACGAGAAGTCGTCCAAAGAGGAAAATCGCGCAATGAAAAAGTTCAATCGTCTCTTTACTGAAGACGATGACATGCCCGAGTTCCTTAAGAAGAAGGCTGACAAGGCTGACGGCAAAGACAGCGATGACAAGGACGAGGCTGAAGAGGTGAGCAGCGCGGACTCCAATTCTCCGATGGAGGATGAGGAGACGGCGGGTGAAGTTACTTCTGACATCAACGCCGAGATCCCGAACGTTTCCGCTGAGTCGATTGACCGCCGCGTGTCCGCATTCCTTAGGGAAGAGATGCCAGACAACTTCAAGAAGGATGACGACAAGGACAGCGATGACGACGACGACAAGGACGAAGACGCTGCTTCTGAGTATTCACCTGAGAAGCCTGTCAACTCATCGGATGACATCGTGACCGCTACCGAGTCGGATATCCGTGGCTTGATGAAGGTTCTTTCCAAGAACCCGGCCAAGCTGGAGTCCTTCATCCGTGGAACCATCAAGATGGTTAACGCGGAGCGCAAGGCTCGTCGCGTATCGGAAGCCAAGGCCATCAAGTTTGGCAAGGTTGCCGAGGCCGTGATCAAACGCCACAAGAAGGCGTCCAAGGTCAACGAGGCCGCTGGTCCGCTAGCTGCCAAGTACAAGTTCGTTTGCGAGGCTGTGGCCGAGCTACAGCGTCGTTATTTCTCTCTCAAGAACAAGTTCCTCATCTCAGAGGCCCTGATCGAAGCGGGCGTTCCGAGCAAGGAGCGGGCGGAATGGGTTCAGACTCTCTCGACCCTGACCACACGCGAGCAGCTTGTCCGTGGTATTCAGAAGGTAAAAGCGCTCTACACCGAGGAGGACGAGAAGCCATCCGACGACAAGAAGGATGACGAGCAGTCTGACGAGAAGAGCGAGTCTACAAAACAGCCGAAACCGGGCGCAGAGAATCTCTCTGAGTCCAAAGACAAGCACGACATCTTCATTACCGAAGGTGCCGCAATTTTTGCAAACGCCCGCTCAAAGCGTGGCTTGCGCTAACCGGAGGAAGATTCAATGGCCGACCTTTTTGAATCAGTCCTAAGCAAAGGTAAGCACCTTGCCGAGAACGACTGGCGGGCTTACTTTGCTGCACAGGACGGCACCCTAGCTCTAGATGAGTCTAGCCGTGCGTTGACTGCCTATCTCCTAGAGGTAGAAAAGCAGTACATCAAGAATCTTGATGAGGACACGCGAATTGCCTCAATCGGATCTTTCGAGAAGTACGTCTTCCCGATCATCCGTGCGGTATTCCCGAACCTCGTCGCAACCGAGCTAGTCTCGGTTCAGCCCATGCAGGGACCAACCTCGTTGGTGTTCTACATGGACTTCAAGGCTGGATCCAAGAAGGGTTCAGTCAACCTCGGTGACACGCTTATCTCGTCCCGTACGGGTCAGCAGGCGTCCACCAGCTACTCAGGCGAGCTAGTTGACGCTGAGCAGGCTTACACGGGCGACGGCGCGACGGTTACCTTCACGGGTGCCAACCTGTCGTACTTCCCGCTTCGTCCTCTGTCGATCACGGTCAGCACCCTCGTTGGCGCTGTCCTGAAGACGGCTGTTGACGATGGCAATGGCAACCTCGTTGGTGCTGGTTACACGACCGGCGCTGGCGAAAACACCATCAACTACTCCACTGGCGCAATCAACCTCAAGTTCTCGGTTGCTCCGGATTCCAACGCGATCACCGTTGCGTACAACTACGCTTCGGAAGCTTCACTACAGGTTCCGCAGATTGATGTCAGCATCACCTCGGTCCCGGTGACGGCTCGTCCGCGTAAGCTCCGTGCCCGTTGGTCAGTTGAAGCCGCTGCCCAGCTTCGCGCCGTTCACGGTGCGGACGTTGAGACAGAAGTAACAACGGCCATGGCCGAAGAGATCCGTTTCGACATCGACCGCGAGATCATCAACGATCTCACCACGGTTGCTGCCGCTCCGGACAACTCGACCCACGATTTCTGGTTCTACACCGCCGCGCCGACCGGCATCTCGTTCTTTGAACACAAGATGACGATCCTCGATACGTTCATCGCTCACTCCAACTACATCTTCAGCCAGACGCGCCGTGCAACTGGTAACTGGATCGTAGCTGGCGTCAACGTTTGCTCGATCATCGAGTCGCTCCCAGTGTTCAAGGCGATCTCGGTAACCGGTTCGGGCGTTGTGTACATGGGCGACCTCATGGGCCGTTGGAGGGTCTACAAGGATCCTTACATGGCTACCGACTCGTTCCTCGTTGGTCACCGTGGTGCGTCGTACATGGACACGGGCTACATCTACGCTCCGTGGATCCCGCTGTACACGACTCCTACCGTGTACCTCGATGACTTTGTTGGCCGTAAGGGTCTCCTGACTGAGTACGCGAAGAAGATCGTCAACGGTCTCTTCTACACTCAGGGCCACATCGTTCACGGTTCACACCCGTAATAGTCTCTAGTTACTCGGTTCATCTGGGGCGGCGGTAGATAGTCCGCCGCCCCTTTTCTTTTAGGGGGCGCTGTGCAGCTATCACGCGGACAGTTAAACGCCTATCTGTTGAGAAAGCTAGGTCAGCCCTTTTTCAAGGTTGAGCTAGACGAGGATCAACTCAACGACGCGGTAGTGGATGCCCTGCTGTGCTACAGCCGGTGGAAGCCGGTTCGTCTGTACCGTGCCTTTGCCGGTCAGAACGGCATTCTGAAGCTTGACTCAACTACGACACCAGCAGTTCCGGTCGGTGCCAACGGCATCCTTGACTGGAGCTTTGTTAACAATCTCGCGCAGGGGAACCCGAACATTGAGTCCCAGATGTTGTCTGGGACATTCGCGTACTATGGCGTTCGGTCACCTCTGTACGACCTTCGCTTCCTAGAGTACCAGCGCGAGTGGATCCGCTTTGCGGGTAAGGCGCTGAACTCCTACCCGGACCTTGCCTTCCGTCTCAATGAAGAAACCGGTGTGCCAACGCTGTGGCTCTACTCGCCCGGTGCGGCCACGGACTTTGATGTGACGTTCTCGATGCAGCACACGCCCGATCTCAAGAGCATCCCGGACTTCGATGAGCCACGGATCAAGGGTCTGGCTCTTGCGGCAGCGAAGAAGACTTTGGGTCAGATTCGTTCTAAGTACGACAAGATTCTTGTCGCCAATACGACCATGCAGCTTAATGGTCCTGCCCTTGTTACTGAAGGTGAGGAAGAGTGGAATGCTGAAGAGAGCCGCCTGATCAAGTCGGTTGCGGATCAGATTCCAATCTGGGTCTAATATGGCACGACTAGCAGTAGACATCCCTATCGGTTCGCTGGCAACCTACGTCTATCCGGGCGGATATGACTCCACCAAGCTCGGCCTTGGCCCGCTCATGCGGCAGGACTCATCCGGGTTCGTTGGGCCGTATACGACAGTTGTTGGCCATCCGGTTGAGCAGACGACAAACGTTCCGTCCTTCATGCCGTGGGCCATGCAGTGGTCCAGCACGATTGACTGGATCTTTCTTGCGGATCAGGCTGCGGCTGGAACGACCCGTCGAATCAACTACTACACCTACAACCGGTCTACTGGTGTCCTGAACTGGGCTGGCTGCATCATCACTACTCCGCCTTCAGGAACCAACCACACGATCCGTGCGCTTCGTATGACCTACGACCTCCATACGGTCGGAACGGTTGCTGTCACTGGAACTACAGTGACTGGGACTTCAACCAAGTTCTCAACGGATCGTGCGTGTGTCGGTAACCGCATTGGCTTTGGCAGCACGGATCCTACGCAGATTGTTACTTGGTACGAAATCTCTGCCATCGGTAGCGACAGTTCGATCACCCTGACGACCTCGGCTGGGACCATCGGATCCGGCTCCACATACGTGATCGAGGATCTTCGCGCAGTTACCCTGAACACGGCTGCGACTACGACAAACGGCGGCATGTTCGTGACCAAGGGCCTACGGCCCGAGATTTTCATTCAGACGACTGGAACCACCGTTGCCGCCGCTACGACGGTTGATAATGCCCGCTTTACGTACTGGCTTGCGGATGCTTCTACTGTTACCAATATCACCGGATTCGGTCTGGCGTTGCCGCCTGTTGTGGACAAGCAGACACAGTATGCGTACGCGCTCGATACGGTCGCCAACCCCGTCTGCTTCAAGTACAACCTTCGCGCTGCCCTGTCCTTGACCGCCGGTAAGGACACAACGTCTCTTGTGTTCAAGACTGGCTCGGGTGGTGCGCTTTCTGGTACAGCGTCACAGGTTAACAATGCTCGCTATGCCTCGACCAACCATGGTCCGGGGAACGGTTTGAACTGTATCTACTTCACGACGACAACCAAGATTTATCGAACCAACGATGTTTCGACGTTCTCAGCCGCCTCTACGACATGGGTGGCCGACTCGGCTTCGGAGATTCCGCCGGGTGGCGTGAATACGTTTGCCGCTTCGTCGCTGATGAACTGCATCGAGTATTCATCGTTGATTGACCGTTTCGTTATTGCGGTCAACGCGACAACAACTCCGTTTCGCTCCTACCTAACCCAGTACCGCACCGATGCTGGCCAGTTTGATCAGGCGTTCGGGCTTGATAACCGCCAGATCGACCAAACGACCGTTGACTCCACCACGACCCCGGTTCCTACATTGACGGGTGGCCCGTATACGATTTGGGAGACGGCTGGACTGTGTTACTTGGCGGGCATCGGTACGACTGCAATCACCAACCGCCTGTACGTTGTTCCGTTGCTGGCGGACTGGGAGTACGCTTCGGTCTCTAACTGTCGCGTGGTCTTTCCGGCCATCTCGACGCCGAATGCCAACAAGTACGTTCGTGCGTACGCTTGCACAGACGAGATCATTGGAACTGGAACCTCTGGACACAATTTGGGGTTGCCGACTGAAGCGTATCGGATGTACTACCGAACCTCAGGCATCTCTGACAACTCTGGCTCTTGGACGCTGCTTGGAGATTCACATGATCTGACAGGCGTTGCTGGGGCGTCACAGATTCAGTTGATGGCTGAGTTCCGCATGCTCGGACCCATCATGATTCCGGCCCGTCTTCTTGTGGTCGGGGTTGTCTATGACGACCTGACGACAGATTCCCACTACCAGCCTTCTGCCACGCTTTCCTCTGCTTCGACCAAGAAGTTCGCATGGCGCTTCTCGACTGCGTTTGGAACCACGGTTCCAGCCTTGCGAGTTCGGTTGATAGATGCGGTCTCGGGTGGCGTGTACGTAGACGATAACACGGGCGCTCCGACTGGAACCTTTGAGGCGTCTACGAACGGCGGCTCTACGTGGTCGGCGTGGACGAATGCCGACAAGGGCAACGATACGACGTACCTCCGGTACACCCCGGCTTCGCTTGGGGACAACCTGACCATTCGTGCGTTGTTGACGCTGAACTAATGGCCTTGACTGACATCGTTTTTGGCGAGGGCGACGAGGCGGGGTTTCTGGTGCAGACCGGAACGGGAAGCTATTCAGGCACCCTGACTGACGCCGTAACGAACGAGACGATGACTACTAAGGTTCCTCTTAGCGGAGGAGCGCCCTCAGGCTCCGTCATTCAGGTGTCGTAATGGCCGTTCGGCGCTCCACCCCACTGATCGTGAGCTTCGCAGCGATTGACAGTTCCCTGCGCCCTGCGCGTAAGACGGGGATTACCTTCTCATCCGGGGACAGCAAGATTTCCAAGGATGGGGGTTCGTTCGCCAACACCGGGAATCTGCCTGCTGAGATTGGTTCGACGGGGAGGTATTCGCTTTCTCTGTCGGCGGCGGAAGCAAACGCGGCATGGGTCCATGTCTCGGTTGAGCATACGGGCATGGATCCCGTGGACATCACCATCGGTACGAACGCTGATCCGTCTGGCTCAGTAGTTTCCAACGGGGGTAACACTGCCTCGACCTTCAAAACAGATCGCTCTGAAGCGACGACTGACTTTTGGAAGGATGCCCTCCTACTCTTCACTTCTGGCTCCTTGGCAGGGCAGGTCAAGAAAGTCTCGGCCTTTGACGGGACTACCAAGTTCGTCACTCTGTCTTCAGCCTTCACAGCGGCTCCATCAGCCGCTGACCTGTTTGTGTTGATCAACGCATGAGCTTCATCCTTTTCGATAGCTTCCAGACTGGGACGACCTACGACATGTCGCTGGACATGGGGGCTGTTACTTCCGGCTTCTCTAACGCCGAGAACCTCAGTGCGGTTGGTAGCCTTGGGCTAGCTGCCGCTTCCGGTCTCACGGAGATCAGCGATCTCACGGCTGTCAGTGCCCTTTCGCTTTCTGCCATCCCGGCTATCTCGGAGACGGGCCTGCTGCTCCTGTTCCCGATCCTAGGGTTGCCTGCGACCTCGGACTTCGGGGAGTCTTCCTCCCTCCTGACTGCCGGTTCGACTAACTTATCGGCCACGACGGGCATGGGCCAGAGTGGTGGCCTTATCGCTCTGGGGGCCTTGAGCCTTGGCGTGTCGGCAGCGTTGGCCGATAGCGGTGGACTGCTGCTAGAGGGCACCCTATCGCTCCCTGCCTCGTCTGCGCTTTCTCAGACTCAGACAGCGGCTTTGGGCGCTGCCGTAGCGTTCTCGGGCGCTTCTGGGCTGGCTGAAGCCTCTACATTGGCCGCTATTTCGTCCCTGAGCCTCCCTGCGGCCTCCGGGCTGCTTGGAGGGGGCCTTCTGGCCGCTGTTGCCTCTTTGCCCCTCTCAGCGGCTTCTGGCCTGTCCGAGACGGGCGGGTTGGCGTTCTCGGCTACGCTGGAACTAGACGCCACCTCGGCCTTTAACAGCTTGCCGGGATTGGCCTTCGATGTCGCTACGCAGCTTTCCGTAGCTGCCGATACGGTAGTAATCAATGTGGTTAATTTTTCAAGCATTTTGACCCTAACGGGTATCTCGGGTTGGATTATTGATAGTGAGGTTTCAGGCGCAGCGCCGCCCTCTGCAACTTACAAGCTTCCGCTGTCCATGGTGTTGGATGCCCCGGCCCCATTTCAAGCGGTGATTCGTAGAACGAAATAAGGAGATTTATGGATTTCACGCATAAGAGCAAGAGCGACATGGGACAGGCAGCGGGGCTGGAAGCGGGTGCGTCTTCCTCTCTCGGGGCTTCTCCTCACACACACTACAAGGTTGAGTGCTTCGCTCCAGACGGTTCACTTCGTTGGGTTGAGGACTTCGACAACATCGTAGTCACGGCTGGCAAGAACATCCTCCTAGACTCGACTATCAAGACGGGTGTTACCTCACCAACATGGTATGTCGGTCTGAAGGATACGGGCACCGTGTCTGCCGCTGACACCATGGCCTCGCACTCGGGCTGGGCTGAGCTTGGCGCTTCGACACCAACGTACTCAAACGCCACGCGCCCTGCCTTCACACCGGGTTCGATTTCAGCCGGTTCGGTTGACAACTCGGGAGCCAAGGCTGTGTTCAACATCAATGCGACCCGGACTGTCTACGGGTGCTTCCTAGCGAACAACAGCACGGTTGATGGAACGACAGGCACGTTGTACGGAGCGGGCGATTTTGCCTCCTCCCGTTCGGTTATTTCGGGCGATACACTAAATGTCACAGTTACTTTGACAATCACTTAAATCGCCAGACAGATTGTGAGTTCATGCTGCTGGCGTCCCGTTTGGACGCCAGCGGTTTTTAGACTGAAGGACTTCGCTGATGGCGGTTAGTTATTTCATTGCCCCGCCGGGGGTTTCTTTTGGTGACTCCACCTTAGGAAACACCGCTGGTGACACGGGGACAGTCGGGGGCCGACTCGTCCTTGCCGGTGGCAATAACATAACCCTGAGCGGCTCGTCCTCGGGCGCGTCACTAACCCTGACGATTTCGGGGCCGAACGGCGGGGGTGCAGGTGTTTCGACACTTGGCAACACGCTAGGCGCGACCGGAACTGTCGGTGGCCAGCTAGTCTTTGCTGGTGGTAGCAACATCACGCTGAGCCAGTCTACGAATGGCAACTCAGCAACCATCACAATCCTAGGGGTCAACCCTTCGGCTGGCACTCAGACAGCCGGTATCTCCAACCTAGGTAACACGCTTGGCACCTCCGGTGTCATCACCGGTTCGGCCATTGAACTAGTCTTTGCGGGTGGTAACAACATTACGTTGAGCCAGAGTCTCAACGGTAGCTCGGCCACGATCACAGTTATCGGTCCGACTATCGCCTCATCTTTGACAGCAATCAACCTTTCGGCAGGTACGACAAGTAACAACCTATCTGCCTTCGTTCTGAGTAACTCAAACAACATCAGTTTTGGTCTCAACGGGTCAACGATCACAGCGATAGTAACCGTTGCCTCCAGTCTGACGGCGATCAATGTTTCGGCAGGTACGACCAGTAACAATCTCTCGGCTCTCAGTTTCAACAACGCTAACGGGGTCACCTTTGGACTCAATGCCTCGACAATCACCGCTTCGGTCGCTGCTCAGTCAAACCAGACTCTCGGCATGTATGCCATTGGGACTACGGCAGGGGCGGCGTCATCAACAACTATGGATGCGCGTAGCATCTCGTTCTCTGCATTTGGACCAATGAGTTTAGGCTTTTCAGCATCGTCGGTTTTGTTGTCGCTTGATGGCGCACTGTATAGCCCGATGCATGCATTTTTAGGAGGCATCTAATGCCGTTCACGCAGAACATCAACCCCACGTTTCCCAAGCAGCCACAGAACGGGAAGATCCAGATCCTCAACGGAACTGGAACAGCGAACGTCACGGTCTACACCGCTGGCGCGAGCGGCACCAAGGTGGTTGCGATCCTAGTCTCCAGTACGGACACCTCGCCCCGCGATGTCCAGATCAAGGTTACCAACGGCGGCACCGACTACGTTTTGGGCACCAAGACCATTCCCGCCAACTCGGGAACTGCTGCCGGAACTGCCGCAGTGAACCTTCTTGACCCGAACGTAATCGTCGGTCTTCCGCTAGATAGTGACGGCAACCCGTTCATCTATCTGATCTCAGGGGACACCTTGACCGCTGCCGCGCTGACTACAGTGACTTCGGCTAAGGCAATCAACATCAACGCGGTTGTGGCTGACTTCTAAAGTCTAGATAGAGAGTTAAAAATGGCTGATTTCCCTCTTCCGGGCCAACGCCCGACAACCCCTGCGATTCGGTCCATCGCAGTCAGCGGAAACACGCTCGGAACCACCATTTCTGTCCTTCACCGTTTCTTGCCGATTAACGCAACGGGACAGATTAGCGCGGGATTCAGCAACGGTTCGCTGTTGCTGTCCGTCCCGTCAATGGGAGTTTCAGCCGGTACAACCTCCGCATCGCTAGCGGCAGTCACGTTTGCTAACGGTAATGGTGTCAGCTTCGGGCTGAATGGATCCACCGTTACCGCAAGCATTGCGACCTCGCTGACCAACTTCAACATCTCCGCCGGTACAACTTCTAACAACCTATCGGCGTTGACGTTCGCCAACGGTAACAACGTCTCCTTCGGTCTGAACAACTCGACGCTCACCGCATCGGTTGCAACGTCGCTGACCAACATCAATTTCTCGGCAGGTACGACCTCGGCTAACCTGTCAGCGCTAACGTTCTCCAACTCTAACGGCATCAGCTTCGGACTGAACGCGGGTACGGTTACCGCTTCGGTTAACGCCATTGCAAACATCAACGTCAGCGCCGGTACGACCTCCAACAACCTGACGCAGATTACTTTCAGCAACGCGAACAACGTCAGCTTCGGTCTCAACGCCTCGACCCTCACGGCTTCTATCGCTACCTCGCTGACCGCGATCAACCTGTCAGCCGGTACGACTTCCAACAACCTATCGGCGTTCACGCTCTCCAACAGCAACGGCCTGAGCTTCGGCTTGAACGGGTCTACCATTACCGGTAGCTACACCGTCCCGGTTGTGTCCAACGCTATTCAAAGCGTTTCTAGCGCGACCAACTCAGGAACTGGAGTTTCTCAGTTCGCTGCTCATGACCACGTTCACGCTGGAGTCGGCCCGGAAGGTGTTTCGACACTTGGCAACACGCTAGGAAATACCGGCGTGTTGATGGGTCGAGTTGTCTGGGCCGGTGGCAACAACATCACCCTGTCCGTCTCCTCGTCTAACAACAACGCTCAGACCATCACGATCATTGGTCCGACCATCGCTTCCTCGCTGACCAACATCAACCTCTCAGCAGGAACAACCTCCAACAACCTCTCGGCGTTCACCCTGAGCAACTCCAACGGAGTCTCGTTCGGCTTGAACGGCAGCACGGTTACCGCTTCTATCGCTACCTCACTGACAGCCATCAACCTGTCGGCTGGTACGACGAGTAACAACCTGTCAGCGTTCACCATGAGCAACGCTAACAACGTTTCGTTCGGGCTGAACGGTTCGGTCATCACAGCTACTGCAACGGTTGCGACCAGCTTGACCAACATCAACTTCTCGGCTGGCACGACCTCCAACAACCTGTCAGCGATCACGTTCAGCAACTCCAACGGAGTGTCGTTCGGACTGAACGCCAGCACCGTGACGGCTTCTATTGCTACCTCGCTCACGGCGATCAACCTCTCGGCAGGTACAACCTCTAACAACCTGTCTGCGTTCACCATGAGCAACGCTAACAACGTGAGCTTCGGGTTGAACGGGTCAGTGATTACAGCTAGCGCGACCGTAGCTTCGTCACTGACGGCGGTTAACATCTCGGCAGGTACGACTAGTAACAACCTGTCAGCGTTCACGTTCAGCAACGCCAACAACGTCAGCTTTGGATTGAACGCTTCTACGATTACTGCATCAATCGCTACCAGCCTGACAGCCATCAACATCTCGGCAGGAACAACCTCAGGTAACCTGAGCGCCTTCACGTTCAGCAACGCAAACAGCATCACCTTTGGTTTGAATGCCTCTACGATCACGGCCAGCTTCTCGCAGTCAGTTCAGACGCAGGGGTTTGTCAACAGCATTTCCGTCCTTGGAAACACGGCTGGAACCGTCTCGGCTGGAACCGGTTTCTTGGCTCTGGCAGGTGGCAATAACATTACACTTTCAGGGTCTACGGCTGCTGGCAGCATGACTCTTTCGATAGTTGGTAATGAGATTCAGTTCAATTACGCCTTCCTCGGCGGCGTGTAAGGTAATGTATGGCAGCTAACCTTCCAATCTATCCGGCCTCTCTCGCTAACGCCGGGGTTGTACTGAACAACGCTTCCGGCACCTCGCTGGTGACTTTCTACACCGCTACCGGTAACGGCGCGAAGATTGAAAGCATATCGGCTACCAGTACGGATACCTCTGCCCGTGTCTTGGTCGTCACCATCAACGTCGGTGGCACTGATTACACGGTTGGCACAGTCAACATTCCAATCACTGCGGGTACAGACGCGGCAGCGACTGCGGCGGTCAGCATCCTTGAGAACAACTCCATGATGCCGTGGGTTCGCAGGGACAGCAATGGACGCGCTTACCTGTACCTCCAGTCGGGTAACATCCTGAAGTTCAACTCTCAGGTAACAATCACCTCAACAAAGGTGATTCACATCGTAGGACAAATCGGCGTCTACTAATGTTTGGTGAGAATGATCCAAAGGCCCGAGGCCAAGTAGACAGCATCTCTCTGGCGGGGAATACCGCCGGTAATACGAGTGCTGGCACAGGACCGCTGGTTCTAGCCGGTGGTAACAACATTACTCTGTCCGCGCAGACCGCCATTCAGGGCGGTATGTCGGTTACTGTCTCCGGGCCTACCGTCATCCTTGACGCGCAGGGCATCAGCACGGGCGGCAATACGGCTGGTCAGACCGGCCTTGTCAGCCAGCAGCTTGTCTTTGTCGGCGGCAACAACATCACCCTGTCCGGTAGCGTTAACGCTCAGTCGGCAACGATTACCATCTCTGCCGGTGGCGGTGGTGCGGTTAATATCAGCGCTGGAACGACAAGTAACAACTTAAACGCACTCACGTTCGCGGATAGCAATGGTTTGAGTTGGGGCCTGAACGCTTCAACGATAACCGTTAGCTACACCGTCCCCCCGGTAAACACTGCCAACACCGCGATCCAATCAGTTCAGGGTTTCGTTTCCGCTGGAACTATGACGAGCTATGCTCGGGCGGATCATGCTCATGCTGGTGTTGCTAAACTATTTTTTGGATCAAACACGAAATCTGGTGGTGGACCGCTAACGATTACGGGCGATCCGTACGTTTCGTTGTCGTTTGATACGGCTGTTAATCAGGTTACGATTGACTGGCTTGGTCAACAGGCCACTACAGTATCGGCTGTTACGTCCGCAAACGTGCTTGGAACTGCATCCAGTTCGTTTGCTATGCAGGACCATCAACACGCAGGTGTTGGCCTTGCTGGCGTGTCCAACATCGGAAACACTCTGGGTAACACGGCTGTCCTCCCCGGTCAGGTTGTCTTTGCTGGTGGTAACAACATCACACTTTCGATGTCCACCAGCGCCAACAACAACATGACGATCACCATCTCTGCTGCGAACGGCGGCGGGGCAGGGTACACGGCTGGAATGTCCACGCAAGGAAACACAGCCGGTAACACTGGCATGGTGACTGGACAACTTCAGCTTGTAGGATCGAACAACCTGACGCTCTCTGGATCAACGAACGCCGGATCCATGACGATCACCATTTCCGGTCCGTCGGCTGGGGGCATGGGCGTTTCGACGCTCGGCAACTCGGCTGGAACGACGGGCACCGTTGGTGGCCAGATGGTCATGGTGGCTTCAGGCGGAGTCACCCTATCTCAGTCCACGAACGGAAACTCGGGAACGATCACAATCACTGTTACCCCGAACGCCACGGCCTCATGGTTTGAGCCAGAAATCTATGGCGGTACGACGACAGGAACACAGGCTAACGGAACTGTCTATGTTCGACCGTTCTATGTTAACAACTACATATCGGCATATCGCGGTCAGATGCTGATGCAGATGACCAGCCAGAGCAACACGACGATGAGCTTCTCCGGATCTGTTTCTGGAGGAAATGCCTCGTCGGCATCTGGATCGTGGGGTCTAAGCGGATCACTTTATGTCATGTCCCGAATCAGCACCGGCACGGACGCCCATAGCTCTTTGATTGGTACTTTCTTTTCTCAGACCTACACCATGAGCATGGGTATGTCTAACTCGGTTAGCTGGTCTACCAACGCCTCCTCCGCTTCAGTTTCATGGACGACGGGCGGCAAGATTGGTTTCCTAAGCTCGATTGACTCAGCGGGTGGCGTTACTTACGGCAACTCAAGCACCACTTCATCGAACAGCTTTTCAAGCACCAGCACGAACGCTCACAGCTTCAGTTCGTCGGCTACTGTCAGCTTTGCATCCCAGCACCTCAGCCAGATCCGACCAATTTTCTTCCCGATGGGCACAGCCCTTACTCCGGGCGAGTATTGGTTGGCCCACATTCAATCGACAAACACTGGTAGCACTAACCAAGGGTTGCAACAGCAGTGTCAGATGAACTCGGTTGGCTTGGTTTACTACACGACGCAGATTGGAACCCAGTATCAGGAAGTCGGCAACTCCGTGACCATCGCATCGAGCAACCTCATGTGGGGGCTTGGCTCCTATAGTTCGTCAGGTAACTTGACGGCTGTTAGTGGAATTCCAATCTCACAGATTTCAAACATGAGCGGTTATTCGCTGTTCTTCCAGTTGCTCGCACAGGTGAAGTAATGAGCGTCCAGATTAAAACTAATCTTGGCGGGCTTGGCTATCCCGCTGCTCTTGCTAACTACACTCCAATGAGCTTTTCCCTTTGGGTCCGCTTCATCACGTTCAATGGGACTTCGCAGCCCATGTTCGACATGGAAGACGCCGTGGACTCGCAGTTCAGCGCCTATATGGGCAATGGGACCGCCGGTCCTCACCTGATGGACATGTCTACACGGGAAGCCGGGACAGATTTTCTCTTTGGCCCAAACGTTGCTCTCGGAGATTGGCATTGCTATCAAGGAGCAGTCAACGATGCCTCTGATGGCGGTGTTTACGGGTATATCGACAGCGCCCAGTTTTTCAACACGTACACACCTATTGCGGTTAGCGGAACAGTTAACATCAACGCTGTTGGTGCCTACGGTAGCGGAGCTTCGTGGTGCAATGCCTACGTCTCACAATGTCGAGTCTGGACGGCTAAGTTGACATGGGAAGAGTTGGCTATTGAGCGCACCTCAGCAACGCATGTTAAAACAGCTAACTTATATGCCTCATGGCCGTTGTTAACGAACTTGCTTGACACTTCTGGGAACGGACGGTCCTTGGTTCCAACTGGCACCATCTCGACAGACTACGCATTTGACTCGTCAACAGAGCCGCCTTTGTTTCCGCGCAGTCTTTGGTTGACACGGTAAGTAACGGCTTTTAAAATCACAAGTTAGAGGGTAACAATGAGTAAAGCGGGCAAGCTAACACAAGAAGCCATTGGGTTTCACAACGCCAATATCGCAGCCGCTCAGACGCGGTTGGTTCAGGGCAGCAGCTACAAAGACGTATCCACGATCTGTGTTGTGCCAACGCGGGGGATGATCTCCGCCAAGGTGGTCCAATACTGGATGGGGATGATGAGTCCGATGAACCAGAAGTTCATGCGGATTTTCATGAGCGGGCTAGAGGTGGGCGAGGCGTACGAACAGGCAGTGGATCAGATCCTCGCGCACCCAGACCTGTCGAAGTGGAAGTACATCCTAACGCTTGAGGAGGACAACTGTCCGCCTCCGGACGGGCTGCTTAAGCTAATCGAGTCCATTGAGATGCACAAGCTCGATGCGGTTGGTGGCCTTTACTGGACAAAAGGCGAGGGCGGTCAGCCGATGATCTACGGCAACCCCGGTGAGATGCCAAGAAACTTCATCCCGCAGGTTCCGATTCAGAACGCGGTTCAGCCGTGTAACGGTCTTGGAATGGGGTTCACGCTCTTCCGGATGGACATGTTCAAGTCCGGCAAGATCGCTCGTCCATTCTTCAAGACCGTGCAGGAGTACAAGCCCTACGTCGGCGGTTCGACGTTCACTCAGGACTTGTTCTTTTTCAACAAGGCGTGTGATCAAGGGTTCAAGTTCGCTTCAGACAATCGAGTTCTCGTTGGGCACTATGATGCCCCTAATGATTTCATGTGGTGAGTAACAAGGAGTGTATGTGGCTAAAAGTAAAGCAAAGCTAAAAGCGGTCTCCTCGGTAGTCGAAGCTGAACCCCTGAAGATCGACCTCGGCTGCGGGCAAAACAAGAAGCCCGGATTCACGGGGATTGATATCGCTGCGGCTCCGGGCGTGGACATCGTTCACGACCTGATGGTGATGCCGTGGCCGTTTAAGAACGACTCGGTTGGCGAGGTCTTCTCGTCCCACACGATTGAGCATTTCACCGGCCCCCAGCGCGTCAAGTTCATGGAAGAGCTTTGGCGGGTGATGCAGGTGGGCGCAAACGCGACGTTCGTCTTCCCGTACTACAGTTCTTCACGGGCAATTCAGGATCCGTTTCACGCATGGCCCCCGTTGTGCGAAGCCTCCTTCCTGTACTTCAACAAGGGCTGGATGATCGCCAACAAGCTAGACCACTACAACATCAAGTGTGACTTCGACTTCACCTACGGTTACGCCTTCAGCGGCCAGTTAGTAAATCGCCCTCAGGAGATGCGGGACTTTGCTATTCGCAACTACATCAATGCGGTTGATGACCTCCATGTAACACTTACTAAGAGGGCCGGATGAGTGATTACCCACCACTAAAGAATGCTGCGTACACAGCCCGCTTCCCGCTCTTCAACGCCCTCGGTTTCCTGACCGGGGCAAGCGGGTTTGTGTCCAACGTACAGCAAGATGGTGGGTCATTCGCTGCGACGACCAACACGGTTACTGAGGATGCGGACGGCTTCTATCACCTAGCCCTGACCAGCGGTGAGATGAACGGGGACCAGATTCAGGTGGTCATTACGGCCACTGGAGCGTCCCCTGTGGCGATTGAGATCCACACGGTTGTCCGTCAGACCAAGGATCTCCTGTTCCCCAACACCTCGGGCCGTGGTCTCAACGTGGACGCGGCTGGCGAGGCCGATGCGAACGTGGCCAAGTGGCTGACGGTTACGCCAAACGGTCTCCAGTCAGGTCGCGTGGACAGCTACACAGGAGCCATGGCGGCTGGGGTAATCACGGCCAGTGTTGTGGACACGACGCTCGATGTCTACACGGCTATCGTCACATTGACCCTAGACAGCACCAACACCAAGGACCGCTACCTTGTCGAGTTCTACAAGAACGCGGTTCCGTGCGCCCATGGCGATGTCACTTCGCCAACGATTACGGTCTTCACGGAAGCCAGCGGCTCGATGCTCATCAACGCCGCTACGTTGACTGAAGTCAGCACGACCGGGTATTACTCGTACGATGAGGGCACGAATCGAATCACCAGAGGTTTGGGTTACTACGCCAAGACAAGTGCGACGATTGGCTCAGGAACCCGTACGTGGGTAACGTCCGTGGTAACACGCGACGTATAAGGGTATGCTGCTATGCCCCTCCTTTTCCCACGCCGGATCTGGCCCGGTTTCTTCGACCAGCCATCCGCTTCGTTCGGCAATTTCTACTTCAACAGCCTAACCCTGTCCGCAATAGCCGGGTTTGCCGATACCGGTCTGTTGTCTGCTATCGGCTCGCTGAACCTCTCAGCAACCCCAGACTTCGTTCCAACTGACACCGCCTTCATGGTGGGGTCAGTTACCCTGTCTGGAGCGAGCGGCTTCTCAGTTACCGGGGATCGTGGCATCTTCACCAACCTATCGCTTTCAGCGACAGGGGACATCGCGCTGGCCTCCAAGCTCGATGCGGTTGGAAACCTGACGATCACTGGTTCTTCTGCCCTCACGACAACGGATACGCTGGATGCTCTCGCGTCCTTACTGATCACAACCGGTACGGCGTTTTTCGATCCGACCTTTGGTAACAACTCGACTGGAACGCTAGACTTTACCTGCGGTGCAACCATGAGCGTGGTTGGGCAGGTAGTCGCTTTCAACTCGTTGACCCTAGCGGCCTCGCCTACGTTCAACACATCGGCCCTGCTGACTGCGCTAGCGAATCTTTCGTTGTCTGCCCTGTCTGGCTTCTCAGACTCGGCGCAGTTGGTAACCTCAGGTGCGCTCACCCTTTCTGGCTCTGCGGCGTTCAGCGGTACAGGCAATTTCGTAGCGACTCTGACGCTGAACCTTTCCGCGATACCGGGTTTCTCAGAGAGCGTCACCAACGCGGCTGCTGGCAACCTGTCCTTAACCGTTACTGGGAACATCTCTGATCTGGCACTCCTGAACGCGGTGGGCAGCGCCAACCTAGCCGTCGTGGCCGGTATCCCAGTAGTCGGCAACGCCGACCTTCACGTTCTGTTCGACTTGAACAGTAGCGTTGGCCTCTTCCCGTTGGGTGGGCTGAACATTGATACCAGCCTCTCCCTCAGCGCGGCTCCGACCTTCTTTGGCAGCATCACAAACACGTTTGACGCCTCACTCTCGCTGGATGCAGTAGCGAGCGACTTCAACGCAGCGGTGTTCGTGGGCAACGCGGCCACCCTGTCCTTGCCTGCTGGAGCCACGGTCAGCCCGATCACGCAGGCTGATCTCGTTGGCCATATCAACCTGACAACGACTGCGCTGTGGTTCGCTGAGATCGCTTTCTTCATCGCCCCGGTTTACACCGTTCCGTTCTATCTGGCGCTACTCACCTCGACACCGACAGAGCTTGAGGTTGTCCGAGTAACCCCTATCAGTGTTGCTTTGACGGTCGATACGCCAACCAACGTGGTTCTAGAATCCGATACACCCAAGACGTTAATTCATTGAGGTTTAAATGCTGAACCCTTTCACACTTGTAGAAGATGATCTGCTGCCGTCGCTTGTTGCCTTTCTTCGCAACGCGGATGGGTCGCCCATGGACCTCACCAGCACGAACGTGAAGTTCTGTATGAGTACCCAAGACCTGTCCGATGTTCGGATTGACCATGCCCCCTGCACGGTAGTGGATGCCGTGAACGGGAAGGTGCAATACGACTGGGTAGAGCCAAACACCGCTACCCCCGGCACCTTCGCTGCCCAATTTAAGGTGATCGTAACAACCCTTGCAGGCGACAAGGTAATGACGGTTCCGACCGAGGAGCCGCTGCTGATCGTTATCGTCCCGAGGCAGGCATGACCGATCCGAAGTTCCCGGCACCCCCGGATGCTGAGGGGTGGGCATCGTTTCAGAGCGAAATTTACAGCACGATGATGCAGCGGGTCACGGTCTACCCGTACACAACGAAGGTTGTTACCTTAGCTGACAACACGTATGGAGAAGACATGGCGCAGGAGTGGCCAGAGTGGCTTTCCTACGTCACGCCTGTCTACATCGCCGTCAGGCCGGGTTGGAAGACCAAAGTCACCGCAGAAGGCGTGGATGAGGAACGCCCGCTAACCCTTTGCTTTGACAGGGACTTAATCCTCAAATCGGGGAAACCACTTCCGGCGACCGGGTTTTTGATCTACATCCAAGGCGAATACTACCGGGTCATGCAGGACAACCCGGCTGACTACTTTGCTAACCTCGACCGGGTATTCACACATGTCGTATTAGTTCAGCGTTATCGCACAGAAAGTGTCTCCCGAGGGGATATTACAGGTGAGGAACCACCGGTAGATCGCTCTGATTACCCCCATGAGTAACATGCTTCCAAATTTTTCTCTTGATGATTTGTCGTATGGTTCCGGTAGTTACTTTGTATTCTCGGGCTAGAGTAGTTTGTGAGACTTTGGGGTAAAGCTTCAATATGTTAAGAACATCGCTTTCGGTGAGTTTTGCACGTACATGGCCTTCTCCGTGTGGTGTTCGTCCTTTTATGGTCTTGTCAGCCGCGTTGTCTGACCGGTTACCGAGAAACAGGTGGGCTGGGTTACAGCAGGGGGGATTATCACAATGATGCAAAACACACCCACCCGGAGGGATTGGTCCGCGAGTCAATTCCCACGCCATCCGGTGTGCAAAGATCGAAGCGCGAGCCGTTCCGGGGCGATGAAACCACCCATAACCAGTTCGATGGGTAGCGGCTTGCCATTTCCAGCAATCGTGGGGTCCGAGGACTTGCACCTTGCTCCAGAATTTTGTCATATGGGGAGTATACAGTGAATGAATCTCTTCGGGCTGTAATCACCCAGCAGATGCTTCAGGAAGCCATTGATCAGGACAAGGCGGTAATCAACGCCAAGCTGGCGCTGGCTCAGTCATACATTGATAAGGCTCATGGCTTGATGCAGGAAGTCAACGATCAGACGGACCAGACGGCTTCCCGCGTTCGGGCTGCGGGCGTTACTCCTAAGGTGGATCCGTCTGCAATCAAAGCTGATGCCTACGACACGACCTCCGCACTTGCCAAGGCGAGCTACTCGCTCGGACGCATGCTCGGCAAGGTGGCGGTGTTCTTTGCTGGAATGGCAGTTGGTGGTCTGGTTGGCGGGGGTAACAATTACAAGCCCTCTCTCTGATGCAGATCACGCAAGAAGGGGCGCAGCCGGTTGGGCTGATGCTCCCCTACGACAAGCGTGGCGAGACAGTCTCTTCGACTGTCAAAGGCAAGATGCTGTCATCGGCTCGCTGGCTGGCGCGAGAGATCAGGAAACGAATCCGCGATCAGGTCTACAACTGGCCTGACCTGACCGAACGATACTTGCAATGGAAGGAAGAACAGGGGCTTGATACACGGACACTGATTGCTTACGGCTACTACATAAACGCCATCCAAGCATGGGAAACCAAAGGTGGGGTTGTTGTAGGAGTCGAGGATCGTGTTCACCGTGTCTCAGGCATCCCGTTACGGCTGATTGGTCTGTGGCTGGAGTACGGAACCTTCAACCCTGATGGCTCTGTTCGCATGCCAGCGCGGCCTCACTGGAGACCGACGATTCTAGACTGGAAGAACAACAAGTACCGAAGCGACCGGAGAGAGATTCAGAAGATGATGGCGGATGACGCCAAGAAGTCTCTCCGGACGGCGTTACGAAAGACACTAAAGCGATGACTGCTCCTACATACACGCTGCGTACCAATCCGTTCGTTGTCTACGACAACGCGGTGCAGGCTTTTCTTGAGCAGACGGTGGTGGGCGACAAGGGCAAGCTGGAGTCGGTTCCTATCAATTTCGCTACCCCTCGAAAAGAGTTTGCGTCCCAGCTAACCCTCAATCCCAAGAACGTCGATCCGATTACACGGACAACGCCGGTTGACAACCCACGTACTCAGAAGACGGTTCCGTACCCGACGCTTGGCATTCTTCGGATGTCGCCAGTGTTTGACTCCTCTCGCTTTCGTCCACTCGTAGAGCGGAAGCTGAAGATCCTCGACCGTAATCGTGCATGGATGCAAGCGCGGTATGCCCTTCCGTGGGATCTTCAGTACCAGATTGACATGCGAGCCAAGTACCGGACGCACCTCAATCAGATGATCAACAACATGTTTCTGAAGTTCTACGAGCCATGGATGCCCGTCACCGTTGACTGGGGTGACCCATACGGTGTTAAGAACGTGTACATGCACTTGGAGGGCTTGACCGACAACTCGGTGCTGGAGGTTGAGGACGAGAACAAGGACCGTGTTCTTCGTGCAACGGCTACGCTGACGCTCAAGGCATGGTTCCTTCAGAAGCTCACCCAGACGCCGACTGCTCTTCAGATTTACACGGACATCTACGCCGTTCCCATCTGGGAGAGCGTCGAGGACGCGGAAGCGGAGAACGAGACGACGTTAATCGAGTCTCACGAAATCTCAGCCGATGCGTTGGCAAAGCAGGTAGACGATGCCGCAGCCGAGAAGGCTGCGCTGGAAGAGAAGGAAGAACGCCGTCATTGGGTTCACAAACTATAGGTGATTTATGGCAGACCAGATTCCAGACGATAAGAAGGCGGGACGTTTCGTGATTCCGGTTGACTACATCAACGCAGCAACGGGTGTTACAGACGAGGACGCCTTGAAGGTAATGAATGCCCTCCAGATTCAGCTAGATCGTGACTTCGCCCCAGTATGGGGTGTTGACTGCGCCTTGACCTTCGTTGGCAAGGGCAAGGCAGGAGCCAAGGATCATTGGTGGCTCGTCCTGCTCGACACCGCAGATCAGGCTGGTGCCCTTGGCTACCACGACCTGACCGACACCGGCCTCCCAATTGGCAAGGTCTTCGTCAAGACAACCATGGACGATGGCGGGCAGTGGAGCGTCACATCTTCACATGAATTGATGGAGATGCTGATCGACCCGTGGATCAACCTCTGCGTCCTGACTCAGAGCTTCCCCGGCGCGGGTGGGGAACTAGTCCTAGTCGCCTACGAAGTTGCCGACGCACCCGAAGACGACCAGTTCGGCTACCCGATCAACGGGGTTCAGGTTTCAGATTTTGTCTACCCAGCCTACTTTGAGGAGTCGCCGGTATCGAGCGCCAAGCTTGACCATCTCGGCCACATTACCTCCCAGTTCCAGATCCTCTCGGGCGGCTACCTGTCCATGATGGCGCTTAAGGGCGCGTCTGGCTGGCGACAGGTTACTAACCGTGCCAACGTTTCGGCTCGCGCTGCGTATCGTGATCTTCCGCAGGTTGGCTCTCGTCGTGAGCGCCGTCAGCGCGGGGTTTCCAACTATATGAATTCCAACGTGTTAGCAGGACCGGGAGCCTAGGTATGTCGAAGTCTATTGCGGAGTTCGTGGATGCCTTGGTAGGCAAGGAACTTGATGAGATCACTACTACAGGTGACATCGCCATTGTTCCGATGGGTATGAAGAAAAAGCCAGATCCGGAAGACGACGTAGACGCTTTGGACAAAGAGGCCAAGGTAAAGGATTGACTTTTTAACAGTTTCGGTCGGTTAACCCCCTAAATCTGGATACTTAGGAAAGAAGGGAGATTCTATGCCAGCTATGGTTCGGATTCAGAACAAGCAAGCACAGACGCTCAACATCCTCCTCATGGAGAATGGCAAGGCGTCAACGAAGTCTCTCCTACCTCGCGCAATCGTGGACGTTGAGGCCAGCGCTCTAACTAGGACAGTATTTGACCTAGTGCAGCGCGGTCACATCGCCCTCAACGCGGTCGGTATGGAAGAGGCCAAGCCTGAGAAGGCGTCCAAGAAGAAGGACGAACTGTAAGTATTGGATTGCAGGAAACATGGTGCAAAGGTTATCTGGAGATAGCGCTAGCTAAGAGAAAATCCAAAAGGGCTTCGTCGTCAAAAGTGATGGCCAAGCGGTTATGCCTTCCGTAACTCTTAGATGCTCTGCCTCAAGACCATGTTCCCCCGGTGGGTCACACGAAGAAAAACGTGGTTCCTGCTTTCGTATTCAACACCAAACAAGACTTTGAAATACTTAACAGGAGACTAACGCATGGCCACCTTTGTGTCCCCCGGCGTATACGTGATTGAACAAGACTTCAGTCTGTATATCCCGAACCTATCAACTACAATCCTCGGTCTCGTTGGAGCGGCCCAGAAAGGCCCTCTGAACGAAGCGACCCAGATTACCTCGGCAGTTGAATTCATTCAGACGTTTGGTGAACCTGCGCCAACGATGTTTGGTCCATACGCCGCCCTCCAGTACCTACAGGAAGGCAGCACGATGTACTACTGCCGTGTGGCTGGTCCGGATGCCTACACGGCACTCTTCCAGATCCCCTCGGCAGAGACGGGTGGAACCGACGTAGCGGCTGTTGCAGCAACTGCGCTTCCGGGTCCGTTCGCCATCACCCTCTCGACCAACGACACGCTGACGATCACTGAGATTGATTACTCCAGCGGTTCGTACGTCACGACGGTTCGTACGATCACCCTGACAGCGGGTGGCGCTCGCACAGCGACTCAGATCCTTGCTGACATCACCGGCACGGCGGGTTACGCGAGCTTCAATTTCACAGCCGCCATTCCCGGTGGCTTGCTGACGATTACCGACAAGAACAAGACCAACCAGAAGGGTTTCGTTGTCGGTGGCAATGCGCGGATCACCCTCGGTTTCGATAGCGTTGAACACTACGGTGTAGACGTTACGGCCCTCCCAGCAACAATCGCTGGCTCTCAGTCCCAGCCGTTCAACATCTCCGGATCCAACGACACCCTGAAGATCGTTGAGAACGATCTTCGCTCTGGCTCCCCGGCGGTGCTTACGACTCGTACAGTTACACTGACTCATGGGGCAACTCAGACTGCACTTCAGGTCGCGGCAGACATCAACACAGCAGCCCGTTCGGGTAGCTGGAATGTCCTAGCGGCAGCTTCTGGTACGAGCGTGGTTCTGTCCTCGGCCACCATCGAGAACGAGCTATTCGGTCTCTCGATTGACGGTTCAACGACCGTTCCGGGTGCGACAGCAACAACCCTCGGTTTCAACGACTCAGAGGTGTTCTACGGCGCGAAGGCGAAGTGGCTCATTCAGGCGTTGAACGAAGGCGCTTGGGGCAACGACATCAGCATCGTTCTCGGGGCTGGTTCGATTGCGAACACCTACAAGATCGACGTTTACTACCTTCAGGCCCTTGTTGAGTCATTCGACAAGATGTCCTCAAACTCTTCGGATGACACGTTCGTAGAGAAGGTGATCAACGGGGTTTCCAACTACATCACTGTTACCGACAACGCGAGCCTCGGTCTCCCGCCGACCCTGACCGTGACCTCGGCTCCGGGTGATTTCTTGATCCTTGGTTCGGATGACCTTGCAGACCTTGGCGATGCTCAGTACATCGGTGAGATTGATCCTTCTGGCGCAGCGACGGGCCTTCAGGTCTATGCTAACCCGGAAGTTATCAACATCAACCTAGTGGCCATTCCGGGTGTCTCATCCGGTGCGGTTCTCAACGCCGAGATTGACCTATGCGTTACTCGCGGCGATGCTATGGCGATTGTGGATCCTCCGTTCGGTCTGTCCAGCGCCAACGTCATCAAGTGGCACAACGGTGTTACCCCGTATGACGACCATCAGGCGTTTGACTCCTCGTACGCGGCCCTCTACTGGCCGTGGGTTCAGATTTTCGATCCGGTCAACAATCAGAAGGTCTGGACACCGCCTTCGGGTCACCTCTCTCGCGTCTACGCCTACACGGACCGTACGACCGAGACTTGGTACGCCCCGGCGGGTACGCAGCGCGGTCACATCATTCCGGCTCTCACGGTCGAGCATTCGGCTACCCGTGGCGAGCGCGACTTGATGTACGGCAATGGCAACGCCATCAACCCAATCATCAATATCCCTCAGACGGGTATTACGGTTTGGGGCCAGCGTACGTTACAGCGGGCACCGACTGCCCGTGATCGCGTCAACGTGCGTCGTCTCCTCCTGTACTTGGAGAAGGTCATTGCGACGGCTTCCCAGTTCCTCGTTTTCGAGCCGAACGACACCATCCTGTGGGCACAGTTCACCGACTTGGTTACTCCGTTCTGCGATAGCGTAAAGGCCCGTCGTGGTCTCTATGACTTCGCGGTTCGTTGCGACAAGACGACCAACCCACCGGACGCAATCGACCGCAACGAGATGCATGCGTACATCCTGCTCAAGCCAACAAAGACGGCGGAACAGATCATTGTTACGTTCACACTCACAACGACGGGTGCGAACTTCAACGAGATCGCTTCTTTCTAAGGTTGCAACAACAGCCTAGAAGTGGTACAAAACTCGTCCAATGCCCTCCAGAGGCCAAATCCTCTGGGGGGCTTTTTCTTTGTGGCGTAATGTTAAGGAGTTAACGTGGGTAAACGTAAGAACCCTGTAACGATGGCCTGTAGCGCGGGATGCGGAAAACCATATCTACAGTATCGCCCTGAACACACTGCCCATTATGAGTGTACTGTTAACAACAAGAAGCGTGATGCCGCTCTTCGGAAAGCAGAGCAGAAGGCCGCTGCTGCGGCGGTTGAAGTCGATCAACTGAAGGACGAATCAAACATCGCGCTCAAGGCCGCACTCAAGGCAACCCTCCTCAAGCTAGAGAAAGAGAAGAACAAGACGGCAGTTTTGATCGAGGCGGTCTATGAGACCGTTTCGACGGAATTGAAGACCCAGAGCATTCCTGCCGTTCCTCCGCCCGTCTCGGACAAGCGCAAGCACGGAGAAGAGGTGGCAGTCGCTGTTCTTGCGGACTGGCAGCTTTTCAAGGTTACCAAGACGTACAACGCCAAAGTGTGCGAGCAGCGCATCGAGAAGTTTTCCGAGAAAGTCATCGAGCTAACCCGAATTCAGCGGGCCGACCATCCTGTTCGGAAGTGCCATATTTGGTGCCTAGGGGATTTGGTCGAAGGCGAGTTGATTTTTCCCGGTCAGGCACATCTCATTGAAGGCTCTGTATACCGAGCCAGCGTTGTAGACGGACCTCGTATCAAGGTGAACTTCATTCGCCGTCTGCTGACGGAGTTTGATTCAGTCCATGTGACCGTCGTTCCGGGAAACCACGGTCGAGCCGGTGGACGCCAGCACCGGGATTACCACCCGCAGACAAACTTTGATCGCATCCTCTCGATGGTTGCGAAAGCCCATCTCAGCGACGAGCCGCGTGTTACATGGAACATCGCGGACGACATGCTGGAGGGCGGCTGGTACGCGATTGATGACATTGGTGGTTACAAGACCCTGCTGTTCCATGGTGATCAGATCATCGGCGGACTGACCACGGAGAACCATCTGAAGAAAATGATCCTCGGTTGGAAGTCGGGCGCTTTGGACGGAAGCTTCAATGACGCCTTCCTTGGCCACTTCCATGTAATCAAGCGGTTTACGTTCAACAGCACTGCTGTGCGCGTCTCGGGAAGCCCGGAGAGCGATAACGGCTATGCAATCAGGTCTCTAGGCTCTGTCTCACGGCCCTCGCAGCACCTCCAGTTCGTGAAGCCCGGTTTTGGCGTCACGGCTGAATACGACATTTGGTTGGACTGAGGGGGTGATGAAGCGTGATTGTACTCTTGATCTTAGTCCCGATTCTCGCCGGTCGCATTATCATCAAGCAACCATAAGCTTGATTCTGTAGGGTTTTGACCCTCCGATGCCCTCACCTGTGGATAATTAGGTGAGGGCATTTATGGCAGAAAAATACAATCAGTCCCAGCAGGAAGCGATCTACGCGCTGTACGCTAATAAGTACAACGTTCCGACCGCCGCTGTTCCCAAGCCAGACGCTTTAGGGGCGCAGGTTAACACCGCGCTACCGAACGATTCTGGGAAGCCGACTGGGATTCAGATCGAAACACCCAAAGCTAACGGTACTCGTAAGTAACGTCCCCGGCACAGCGTATACAACTCTCTTAACACGTTATTGTTCTAGGCAACATTAGGCTGTGGAAGTTTTCAAGCAAGTGTTAATCATTAACCTTACAGGAGAATTACATGCCTAGTCTTGCAGCAACCCATCTCGCAGGTGCGGGTGGCGGCTATGAGCCGCAGCGGAAATACAACTGGTTCCTCTACCTAAACGGTGTCGCAGGTGCGGAACAGATTCGACTCTCGATTCAGAAAGCCTTCCTACCTGAAGAGTCGAACGATCTAATCACTCTAGCCTTCGGAAACGAGAAGGTGTATGTGGCCGGTCAGACCACGTACTCGGAAGGCACCATCACCGTCCACGACATGGTTGATAAGGACATCTACGGAATCCTTCGCACATGGCGTCAGATGGTCTACGATCCGGTCTCGGGCAACATTGGTTTCGCCGCAGCCTACAAAAAGACTGCCCGCATCCTGCTCGTCGCCCCGGATGACAGCATCGAGCGTCAGTTTCAGTTGACTGGCGTGTGGCCGCAGAAGATCAGCCCCGGCGATCTTGACTACAAGGCGGGCGCGGAAGTCGTTGAGATTGGTATGACCATTCGCTTCGACAAATCGCTCCCTGTCTAACGATGCGCGACGACATGGAAATTTGATCTCAGGGGGCTGGATTAGCCAGCCCCCTTTTCCCCTGTAACGGGTTTGCCGTATTCAACTCACGTACTTTGTTTTTAGCAACACGGTAGTGCCCGTAACTGACATTAGGAGGCTCTATCGTGTCTGATGCTAAGCCACTCCCCCGCCGTCCCGGTATGACGGCCCCGCCCGCCGGTAGGACCATGAAGGATCCAACCTCATGGCCTGTCGCGTCTGACGGGAAGCCCCTCCCACGGGTTACCTCGTCCTCAGCCCCCCAGCCCATCAACGAACCGGAACCGGCCCCAGCAGCCGCTTCTGTCGATTTGGAGCCGGGTCAGAGGCCCGAAACCCTCTACCATAGCCCCAAGCGCACAGGAGCCGTAGAACTGCCCTCTAAAGGCCGCTATTACGGTTCTGCCCTCCCGGATGGGGTTGTCGAGGTCTACACCTTGACCGCAGTCGAGGACAAGATCCTGTCCGAACTGACTTCTGACAACGCGACTGAGGTTTTCGATGCCATTCTGGCGCGATGCATCAAGTCACCTGTCTCGCCCCCGGAGCTTCTGGACACGGATCGTTACTATCTCTTGCTCGTCCTTAGGGCCAACTCTCTGGGTGGTGATTACCAGTTCCCATACGAGTGCCCGTTCAAGGAGTGCGGCAATGCTTTCCTGCACACGGTTCAGATTCCGTCTGACTTCACCGTTGTGGCGGGTAAGGCAACCGAGGAGCCGTATTTCGTCAAGCTGCCTATGACTGGAGCCATGGTTGGCCTTCGCTTCCTGCGTGGCAAGGACATGGCTGACATCGCTCGTTACCGCAAGACAGCGATCAACGTGGATACGACACTCGGGGATCCGGCGTACGCTTACTCTCGCATCAAGTCCATCGTGTCGGTCAATGGCGAGCCGTTCCCGGACATTAGCGTGGCAATGGACTGGTATATGGGACTTCCTCTCAAGGATGTTCGCGTCCTTCAGAAGACGGAACGCGAGGCTGCGTCTGGCGTTTCAAACGTGGTGACGATTACATGCCCTAAGTGCAAGAAGGAGTCGGTGTCGCCAGTAGCGTTGTCACCGATGTACTTTTTCGACTGATATCAAACTGCTCCGTGCCGAAGAGGTGTTCTTGATCAAGCAGGGGTTCGCATGGCAGGACATTCAACTGATGCCCTCTAGCGAACGACGCGCTTACATTGAGTACCTTCAGGAAGTAATGGACAAGGCGAACACGGACGCCTCAACACCCTAGGTTTTTAGATGGCTGAACATGTTACCGACCCCGGTGGCGATGCTCTTCGGTTTACCTTTGACGTAGCCGATAAGGCGACAGCCCGCCTAAAGACGATTGAGAAGTCTTTTGGCCATGCTGTCAGCGCGGTTTCTGGCCTTGAGACCCGGCTCAAGGGGTACGTCAAGGGGGTAGAGGAGTCTGTTGCCAAGTCAACATCCTCTATTCTCAACTTCGCTCGTCAGCACCTCGCCGCGGTCTCCAAGCTAAAGGCTGCACCACTGCTCGCCAATGTCATGAGCGATGCTCATGTGAAGCAGTTTGAGGCCCATGCTCGCGCTGCTGAGCGGGTGACTGAGGATTGGGTTGACCACCAGATCGAGTTAGTTCATGACGCGGCAGACAAGATTGTAGCCCGCCATGATGCTCTTCAGAAGCGACTAGAGGCGCGTCGGACCGCAACGCCGACTCCAACTGAGGAGGAGCCAAAGTCTGCTCCCGCTAAGGTAGCGAAAGCGGGCCTTCTGGCTACGGTTGGCAAGAACTTAGCGTCCGGTTTCGGGAGTGTATTCAAGGAAGGCATTCCCAACCCGGAGATGGTACAGACTGCCGTTCTCGGAGTAATCTCTGAGAAGGTCGGTGAACAGACTCTGAAGTTCGATGACGCGCTTTCGAGGGTTCGACGGACGATTGGCCAGACGAATGCGGAGTACCGCCAATACCGGGACACGATTATCGAGGTCGGTCGTCGCAGCAGCGTTTCAACCGAAGACATGGTTGCTTTGGCTGATACGCTGGCCCATGTTGGCCGCTCGGCGGTTAACCTCTCTGGCACTGATGGTATCGGTGCGGCTACGGAAGCCTACGAGAAGTACAACAAGGCTGCTGGTTTCGATGAGGATCAGGCTCGCGGTCTCGTAGCGATGAACCTCCAGTATTTCGGCCAGACCAAAGAGGGGCTGGAGCGGAATGAGGAGGCGTGGTCCGAGATCAGCAAGTACACGACTCTTACGCATGAAGAGATGTACGGGCTTATCGACGCCCAGAAAATTTCGGTCGGCTTAGCCTCCCAGTACGGAACCTCTGTTGAGGATTCGACCAAGAATCTCATCAAGGGTGCTGATGTTTACAAGGATATGGGGAAGGCCCCCGCGCAGGCGGAGCGGGATCGGGCGCGTCTGGCTGCTCCGACCAACACTGCCGACATCCAGTATTCGCAACAGATTGCTGCGTTGATGCACACAACGCCTCAGGACATCCAGCACCGGGCGATGACTCGGACGCTGGACATGGGCGAGGTGGCTCAGGAACAGGCGCTCTTCCTCGCTAAGACAGTTCGTGAGCAGGGTCCATACGCCATGGCGGGGTTGGCCCAGTCCCACATGGGCGGTATCGAAGGCAACAGTGAAGCGCTGGAGGGCCAGCTATTTGCTGGCAACCGTCTTCAGGAGGCGCTTGAGAAAGGTCTAGCACAGGGCAAGACGCGGGCACAGGTTCTCGCGGAAGACCGCCAGATTCGTGGTCAAGCAGTTAGCACTCAACAGGCGCTCGTTGAAGGTGACAAGGGAAAGACGACGGCTGTCTACTCGGCCATTGACGAGATCAAGAAACCCTTCACGAAGGCAAACTGGTCATTCATCGAGGTCATGTCTGGACCGATGGATCTCGCCGGTCAGATGGCCGAGAAACTCGCTACCGGCCTACAGACGGGGATCGACTTTGTTGAGAAGTTCGGCACCGCGCTGAACGATCTCATCACCCGCATGGAGGGTTGGGTTACCGAAAAGATTGGTGGCAAGACCGGTGAGGCAATCAACACCGGACTAGAGGTTCTCAAGGACAACAAGGTTGCGGCTGCTGGTCTTGGAGCTACGGCTCTCTGGAAGGTCGGCAAGGCTCTTCTGAAAAAGGGAATGACGACTGCGGTAACCGCTGGAGCGGAAGGCGCTGCCGGATCCACCGGGGCCGGGGTTGGTGGGCTTGGCGTCCTTCCATTCACGGCGGCTGTCGTTGGCGGGCTGGCAGTCAATCACTCGATAAAGCAGCTTGGTAAGTCACTAGAGGAAGACTACGAGATTGAGGGTCGCGGGACTTTGCGCGATGCAGAGACACGCGCAGGTGGGACGGTGGCCGAACTTCGCGCAAAACGTGCCGCAAAGTGGGGACTCACTGAACCCGCCACCGCAGTAGGAACCAATGAAGAGGGCGGAGCGCTCAGCAGTCCTGCCGCTGCGCCGTACCGGGCAGCGATTGAGGCAGCGGCTCGGAAGTACGGGCTGAGTCCCGAGATTCAGGCTCGGCAGCTTGAGGCTGAGTCTCATTTCGATCCGAACGCGGTTGGCTTTGATGGCAAGAGTCTTGGTCTCGCGCAGTTCCGCAACGACCGGACAGGGCGCGACAACTCCAAGAAGTACGGTCTTGTAACAGAGGCTGACTTCCGCGATCCCATCAAAAACATCGAAGCTAACGCTCACTACATGGCGGATCTGAAGAAGCGCTTTGGCGGCGATTACGCTAAGGCTCTCGTTGCCTACAACACCGGTCGAGGAGACATCAACAGCGAGTCTGGAACGAAGTATCTGGCAGCGGTTCTTGGAAAGCGCGGGTCGGCGCATGATCCGATGTTTACAGAAAGTCCGTCTCTCGTATCGGCCATTCGTCAACAGACGACCGTTATCAAGCAGCTTAACGACACACTGACGACCAACCGGCACGATCCGAAAGCGCCCTTTAGGTCGCAGATTGCTACGGGAGCCTCCTAATGGCTAGAACTGAAGCGATGCTTCGCGCCGAGCGAAAGTATCATGCGAAAAATAGATCGAAGCGTAATGCTGAAAGTCAAAAGTATATGAAAGCCCGTCCTGAGTACGCCAAGAAGAAAATGGCGGAATGGAAGGATGCCAATCCAGACTACTTCCATGCGGTTCAACGTCAACCCAAACATCGCTATAGGCGGCTTATTCATGCCGCTAAAAATCGTAACCTGTCGTTTAGCCTAACATTTGAGCAGTATCTTTGTTTTACTGCGCGGCCATGCACCTACTGCGGCTTCAAGTTTGAAACCGCTGGTAGTGGCTTGGACCGGATAGATAACAGCAAGGGGTACGAAAACGACAATGTAACTTCCTGCTGTAAAGAGTGTAACTGGGCGCGTGGAGCTAGTTTCACCGCCGAAGAGATGCGATCTGTTCTTGGCCCTGCCATCAAACAGGTTAAAGAAGCAAGACAGGCTGGTGCGTCATAGCTTACTTCGACCGGCCTTTTAACAGCTTCATCTACGACATGGTAGATGGCAGCAGGATCTTCTTCCAGTTCATGCCGGAAGACATCAGTGACACGAAGCAGGCGACCTACACCGATTACCCGATCATCGGGCGGTCGATTCCATTGAAGGCATACGAGGCTTCTCAGTCACGCATCATTACGTTGACGCTGAGTTTCTTCACCATGCCGGTCGAGGCTGAGTTTGCGCCGGATCCTTTCATCATCAAGACATGGATGGACAAGCTCCGTTCGTTCACGTACCCCGATTACTCGCAGGGCGGGGTTAAGCCTCCGCATACGTTCATCATCAATATCGGCGGCTTCATCGCCATGGAAGCGGTGATGACGCAATACACGCTGAGTTACCCCTTCAAGGTCTGGACGCCGGGGATGATGCTTCCGTATGGCAGCACCATCAACCTGACCATGGCTGAGGTTCGGGACATTCCGCTCTCGACCGAAGAAGTAACGGCGGGGGCACAGTGATCAAGACAAGCGAACTAACGCCGGTCTCCACGAAGGATGCGAAGATCCTTCAGCGGGACTTCTCTCGCTTCCGGGCGCAGACACTTTACCGCAACACGGATGGTCGCCTGTACTACGGCACCTTCAGCGCTCCGGACTTCCCTCAGGGGGCAAAGGATGTCTACCACACGGTAGTCGAAGGGCAAGATCAGCGGCTTGATCTGATCTCGTACTACTACTACCACACGGCTGAGTTGTGGTGGGTCATTGCGCTGGCTAACAACATCCTGTCGCCGTTCGATGACATTCACATCGGTGATCTGTTGCGAGTCCCGGACTTCAGCACTGTCATTGATGTCGTGGTGGTGTAGTGGCTCTCACACCGACTGATTACGCTCCTAACCCAAACGTTCCGTTCTTCAGCTTCAATGTTGGAGGTACGGACTTTGCGGATGAGGATCGCCCGCAGCACCTGATGAGGTTCCAGATCACCATGAACACCAACACCATGGGGATGTGGACAGCCGTGTTTCTGGACCCAGAGTACACGACTATCGAGAAGACGCTGCTCGATAACTTCGACAAACCCATCACTATTCAGTGGGGTTGGCAGCATCCTAGCTCCCTCCGCTCGCCACAATTCAAGGTTTGGATCTCTGATTTCCAGCCACGCTTTGTGATGGGTGGATCTGAGGTAACGATCAGCGGGTTTACGTTTGAGTACGCGAAGGGGGCAACACAGGACTCTCGCGTGTACCCGGACACCGTGACCTACGGAAGCCACAAGGACTCGATGACGATCTCCGATATCGTCAACGACATCTGCACCCGGAATGACTGGAAGGCCGACATCCTAGGAACGAAGCCGATTCCGGCTTTCACCGCGCTAGACTCGACGGACCTTCTTGGGGCCAAGTTTGTCCAGAACGGTTCGGATTTTGACTTCATCCAGTCGGTTCTCGCTCCCGCTGCTGTCTCGGAGCAAGATCACGGGGACTACTACACCTTCTTTGATCCGTACACCAGCACGTTGTCCTTCAAACCACGCACCAAGACCGACCCGGTTCAGACTCTGATCTTCATTCAGGACAAGATGAATGAGATTACTAACCTTCAGCCAGACATTCTGATTGGTCTGTGGGTTGGACTAGTGGCCGCAAAGACGACCGCTCACGGACAGGCCCCAGAGAAGTCTGGTGATCTGCCGTGCGGGGTGTTCGACCTTCCCCCAAACACGCAAGCCGACACAGCAACCCAGTATGACGGAAGCAAGACCGGTAGTTGTCCGGAGGACATGCAGAACAAGCTCAAGGATCCATACTCTTGCGCGGCTGAGGTGGGCTACGCCCCGGCGGCGTCCAAAGAGATGCTGGAGAACCGGCAGAAGGCGGTTTGGAATGCCGGGGTGCAGTGCGCTGGTACGCAGGTTCAGGTAACCATCGTTGGCCATCCCGGAACGGACACGATTAAGTATCTGCCGATGCAGACCGTGGATCTCAGCGTGACCTCACCGCCACCCGATAAGCTGCCGTCTTACCTGAACGGCAACTACATGATCGTTGGAGTAACGCATCTGATTGATCAGCATGGCTACAAAACACAGTTGACTCTTACTAAGAACGCTTTCGATACAGTCGGCAACCTAGAGGTTACGAACGGCTAATGCTGCGCGACAACGAACATCCTGATAAGTACACCCAGCAGTCGGGTGTCTGGTCAGGTATCTATCGTGGGGTTGTTGAGTACATCAACGATCCCTTGATGCAGAACCGGATCAAGGTCCGTGTTCCAGCGATCAACAAGACGGTTGACGTAGTTTCTACGGAAGCTCTGCCGTGGGCCGTCCTCATGACTTCCTTCGGAGGCGCGGGTGGCTTTGGAATCGTCGCCGTCCCGCCGGTTGGTTCAACCGTGTTCGTTGAGTACGAGGGTGGCAACCCGGCCTACCCGGTAGTTGTGGGAACGTGGTTCGGCGTTCCGAGCATTCCGCAGCCGATGGGCCGTATCAACGAGCAGCCCAAGGGCAAGATTTCGATGTCCCCGGACGAGTCCTCACCGTGGCATACCGAGCCGGGACCAGAGATTCCCGATGATTCCCAGCGTCGAGCTAACCTAGCGCCTGAAAACTACGTGTTCAAAACGCCTAAAGGCCATACGTTGATCATGGAAGACCGGGACGAGGCCGAATACTTTGCGATCATAGATCGGGCAGGCCAGACGCTGCTGTTTGAGAGCGAGGTTCTGGAGAGCGAGAACATTGACAACGCCGCTCGCCGTGGGCTGAAACGGGCTAGCGAGAACGACGGTTTGGACGTTCCCAGCCAGATGCTGGGATCCTCGTCCAAGATCGAGATTACGGATGCGGCAGGGAACACGGTCCGTCTGTACGCCAAGAAGGACTCCGAACGGGTAATCCTGACCTCCGTAACCGATGAAAATACCCTAATTTTCGATCTGAGGGCCGCTGACGGCACTATCGACCTTCGGGGGGACTCCACAGAGGGGGAAACCCGTATCGGGCTTGATGCGGTCACTGGCAGCGCCTTCATGCGCTCCCGGACAGGGAACGAGCTTCGGGTGGACTCCCATGGTGGCGTTTCGATCAAATCTGACACTCTGACAGTCGAGGGCGACCTGTCCGTGAGCGGGGCCGTTTCCGCTGCCGGGGGTGTTACCTCTTCGGGAGCGCAGGGTGGCTCGCCGGGTAGCTTCAACCCCATCGCTATGCCTATTCCGCCTCCGGGACCGCCTCCTCCGGGTGAAGCGGACATCGAAGCCATCATCACGGAGCGCTATCGGTTTGAGGATACGGTCAACGAGGAGGGCTATGTCCTACCGCTCGACTACACCGTGTTCTTTCACACGCCGCACTTCACGTTAGAAAACCCGCCGGTTGTCCTGTCACGGAATGGCGTGACACAGGCTTTCAACCACAGCGCGACGATGTTCACTGATTTCAACGGTAACCTGTTCGATACGCAGGGTGCGTCAGTCGTGGATCCCCAGACCGGACCGGGAACCGGGTTGCGGATCGAGTGGTACAACGACGATACGTTTACGCTGCTGGCGGAAATTGATCTCATCGGACCGGTTAACTACAGCTTTGCCTCTCCTCCATATCCGGTTACTGGAATCACCTCGGATGTGTGGTCCGCCCGCCTGACAGGTTTCGTGAAGCCGCAGTATCAGGAGACGTATACGATCACCGCGACGGCAGGAGCCAACGATCTGGTTCGGATCTGGATCGACGGTGTTGAGCTTGCCCTGTCCTCGGGGCCGGTGTTTGTCGGCACCTTTATTGCGCCGGATTCTGGCGTCAAGCTGCCCATCAAAGTCGAGCATCGCAACGTGAGCGGAACCGGTGCCCTTCTACTTCAGTGGCAAAGCACCAGCTTGGCGCTGGAGACAATCCCTCTCCTCCGGATGTACACAGAGGGCAGTTCGGAGACAGTCGTTCGTGACCCGGCCTTCGGCTACTCGTTTGACGGGACCGACTGCTGGGTTGGCGCATTCCCCGGTTACCACGACGTTCAGATTGGCCATCTTGTGGTTGGCGTCAGCACGGGCTATACCCGAGATCCGACGTACTTCCCAAACGATACGCAGATCAGCTACAACCCGATTTCAAACACCTACCTTGGTGTCGAGCGCCTGAACCATAACGACGGGACGCAGGATCCAAACTGGACGCTGGTCCTTCGTGGTGGTGCGCTGTTCACGATCATCGCTACGAACGCGGCCTCCTTCTTCGGAGCCAACTCGGCGGCATTGGAGGTCTACGTCTCCAACGATCCAGACGGGTCATTCTGGGTGAGCTTGCCTTCGGCTGGCGCGTTGTGGAATATCTCACCGACCGACGCCTCTGTGATTAGCGAGGTGATCATTGGCTCTACGCTTGCAGCCAAGCGGTTGCAGATGACGCCGCTCGACACGCAGTATTACCTGCTTACCGACAACCAGCACATCCGGACGACGAAGCGGATGTCAGTAGACGAGTTCTTTGATGTGACATACGCCATCAAAGTAGGAACGGCGACAGGGGTTATCTCATGAGTAACGCGATTTTTGGCGAGCGGGCAGACCAGCACCGGCTCTACCCCCACGGCGGGGTGGTCAGCGTTGGCGCAGCCAGCTTTTTCGGTGTCGCCCCGTACTTTGGAGATACCGCGCCTCCGAACCCGTTTGAGGGAATGCTGTGGATCGACTCAGCCGCTCGGGCGTCCTCCCCGGTTGATGGGGATCCACCGTACGAGTTGTTCCGTTGGAATTCTGTGCGAGCAGCGTGGGAGCTTGTTGGCTACATTCCCTTCGCCGGTCTTGGTGCAGGCCACTCAACCGGTCTTGTGCCCGATCCCGGAGACGGCACTGGTGGTGCCCTCGCAACCGACTACCTCGCTAGAGATGCGACATGGAAGCCCATTCCCGGTGGAGGCGGCGGGGGCAGCAACGAGCCACTGGTGTTCGGCACGTTCACCAACACGGCGACGGTCTCCGTGGCGAGTACCTCCTACCCGGCTGTTCCGGGAGACGATCACACATCTAACTACTTCGGCACTTTGGTGAAGATGGCGTCAAGCGGATCAAATGTCACCTTCATGTCCAATTTGGACGGTGCGTCCATCGGCCATTTGGCTGACGGTGATTTCGTCGTGATTGCAACTGGACCTTATGCCGGTTGCATCCTTCCGAAAGAGACTGGCTGGTACTACATCACCGGACACTTACGGTGGGCCAACCAATCGGATTCCAGCTATCGAATGACTGGCATCGGTTGGACCAGTGAAGCAACCTATCAGCCCATCGGTCTTGCTGGTGGCGTGGGTGTTTTCAGTGTTGTTGTCACAGCCGCTGGCACGGGTTATACAGACGGTGACGCGCTTTCATTCTCTGGCGGTGGTGGTTCTAGTCTTTCAGCCACCATCATCACAGACGGAGCGGGGCACATTGTCGGCATCAAGGTTACCGACATTGGTACTGGGTATACGTCTATCCCCACGATTGCCCCGGTCGGTGGTGGAACTGGCGGAGCGCTGCACGGTGTCATTCCAGTTGCGCTGTCCTCTCTGTCAATCCTGATCAACGAAGACTTACGCCCTGCGGTTAACGGAACACCGACACAGGGGACTACCAACCGCCTCTGGTATCTGCCGGGTTACAACGATAACTCCGGTGCTGGCGGGACTCCGATTTGGCTTGTGGCCGCGCAGGGTTCCGGAGGATCCATTACCGTTCCAGCGCCACGCGGAGCCGGTGCATTGCCGTTGAATGATTACTATGGGGCCTTGTCGTTGTTCAAGATCAACGTTGATCCTATTGGACCGCCGTGGGTTCCGGGACTTCCTGAATGAGTTTACAGAGCAAGATCGACCGACAGCTTTCCGAGGCTGGAAAGAATGTTCCCCAGATCGTTATCAACAACGAGTCGGGTTCCGTCAACCTGCCTGTCAACGTCTCAGCCACGTTCAGGAATTGCTCCATCACCAGCTTGACGACAGCGGGCAACAGCCGAGTAAACGTCGAGGGCGGGACGGTCCAGAGCATGGATCTGACCGGTACAGCCATCATCGTTCGGAACTGCCCAATCAGTGGGACGGTCACGGCGACGGACAGCAAGCTGGAGTTCGATGCGGTTACCTGCTCTGGGGCTGTTACTTTGACTAGCACCGCGTTCGTTAGCAAGAAGTCTACGTACAGCCAACCGTTCACGGCTTCGGCTAAGTCCGTCATTCGTTCCGTTGTGGATACCTTCTCTGGAAGCTCGTTGTTGACCGCGCAGGACAGCGGCACAGCCGCAGTTTTCATCAATGCGACCATCACTACCTCGACCTTGCTCACCCTCACCGCCGGGGCCAAGGCTGAGATTGATGGCGGCACGGTCCAGTCAACGGACATGGGAACAGCCGATGCGTCAACTGTCGAGATTCGCAACTGTACATCCTTTCAGGTTACCAGCCTCCTTACGGCCTCTACTGGCAGCAAGGTAATCCTTAGGAAGATGACACTCGTTCAGGCTACGTCCGGGTTCACGCTGTCCAGCAACACGTACCTTGAAATCTTGGATGTTCAGACTGTCCAGACTTCAACAACGATGTTCACAATGGACAACAGCCGTCTGGAGCTAGTTCGCTTCATTACACTGACCAGCGGGACTGACTACCTTCAGGCGACAAACAACAGTGCGATCCGCATAGCCAACGGAACGACGATGCGCCCCGGAACGGCATTGGGTAAGTTGACGGATACGAAGGTGCTGATCGACAAGATCGCTACTGTGATCACGGATAAGCTTTTCGACGCTACACGGTCTGCCGTGAACTTTACGGATGTCACGACACTGGTTGGCCGTCAGGACAACGCTTTTATACTGGTCAACTCGGCGCTGACCCTGACCGGCTGCACGACAGTCGGCGGTAAGGCTGATGCCTTTGTCAACCTATCAGACATCTCCAGCCTCATCGTGAAGGACTGTAACCGCTTTCAGTCCGATTCGGGCCGCTTGATTATCGGCAGTGGGCAGGGCGAGGTTCACATCAGCGGCTGCGCGAACATCTTTAGTGATAGTTCGATCATTGATACAAGCGGCGTCTTCACAGTCACCATCTCGGGCTGTGGAATCCTCGTTGCGTCAAACAATGAAGCCATCAAGATGAGTTCCAACGGCGGCTCGACACTGAACGTGGCCGCAACGCAGCAGATTCACGCCAATCAGGACACGGCAATCAAGGTTACTGGCGTGGACACCTTCCTGACGGCCCTCCCGGACGTAGGCAACGGCTCAGGAAGCCGGTACACCATCTACGGGCTTGACGGCGGCACTGGGAAGCAGCAGATCGTGATGTCCAAAGTCATCGTGACCAACGGTGGCATTTCGTTGGGCCAGTACCACGCGGACATCAAGTTCACGACGTTCCCGAAATTCCACCTCTTCAACTGTGACGCGATCTTCATCCGATGCACCCAACAGGGGTCTCAGGCGCTCGATGACGCGGACATCGTTCAGAGTACGGCACAGATCAAGTTCGGATCATGGGACACCGCGATCTATGTCAACGAGTCGATCCTTGAGTGCCAGCGTTCGACTCACGGGGCCGAGATCAAGCCGATTGACTCGATTCTAAGATTGGAGTGCATTGACTCCACTTCTGGAGTCATCAGCCAGTCCGGGGGCGCTCGCGGTAGCTTCATCGAAGCGCGTGGGTTTGACATCACGACGGTTACCTCGTCTGACTCCAAGAAGGATACCTTCTTCTTGGCCAATGTCGGCACTCCGACATACAGCGGTCGTGGTTCCCTCTTGGTCATGGAGTCCGGTGAACCGGACGAAGGCGAGATGGATTACATCATGATCAAGGACAACAACCTTCGCATTTTCGACTACCGAAACTGCTACATGGATGTTACGAACGACCATCACCGCTACTCTCCTGACAACATTCAGGATGACGCTGACAACAACATCTATATAACCGCGCAGATCAACCTCGATCTCGACGGTGTTCAACAGGCGCTCCTTGAATCGACCGCTGAGGTGGTCATTCAGGCTCCAGTTATCAACGAGCAGTCATGAGCGACTTTCACGTAAAGCCCGAACCGACACCGACCATCGACTCGGGGAGCTTGCTGCCTGTCGTACGGCTTGGGGATACCTCCGACCACGGGGGCGCGGTCACCAGCAGTTCTACCATTACAAAGGTCGAGGGGATCTTTCAGGCGCGGCTGAACGACGAGTTCACCTGTGGGATCTCGGCACACAACATTCCCACGCTCCCGACGCTGATTGGCTTCATGAGCGTGGCCGTTGACGAGGGGATGGACGTAGCCAAGGAGGGAGACATGACTTCCTGTGGCGCAACGTTGATCTCGTCTCAGACAGTGGTTTTCACTGAAGCCGGATTCGTCCGCTTCATCAGCCCGAGCAATGGGGCCGCGTTCTAATGCCCACGCTGGCAACGATTCCCTTCACGACGGCTCCTAAGGTCCACAACATGGCGTGGCCCGCTACGAGTCCGACCGCGATCACGTACTCTGGCCGTTGGATCGTTCACGTTCAGCAGTGGGGCTGCTACATGATCAATGCCGATACGGGTGTCTTTGAGTGGATCTCGCCGGTTGGCAAGATTGACGCCACCTTTCAAACTCCGGAGTTGGCGATAAGCGGTGACTGCTGGCAGTCTGGTGTAGCGATTGGTGTCAACCCAACGACAGCGAAGTGGATCGTAATCACTGGAACGCCGTCCTGCCCGGTTACCTTCCCGCTCTCGTACCCATTTCTTGGTCAAGCAGCAGGGCGCATTCAGGTCTGCCGAATGGACGGGGCTTTCGCCCCTCATCTGAGCTATGTCGGTGAGATTCGTGCCACTACGGTTGGGCGGGTAAACACGCAGCCAGTGGTGGTTGGCGACACGGCGTACTTCAAAGAGATCACTGGAACGACTTGGGCCTCGGTTGATCTCAATACGTTGACCGTAACCGCGACAGGTCTTGGATCTGCCCCCGGCCCGTCCTATCAGACAGACATTGATGGGTACGTCTACACCATCAGTCCGGTAGTTCCCAATCCCGCCCCAAATCCCTTCCCCGGTCCAAGCTCGTTCGTGGCGATTCGGAGCGATCAGATCAATCCCGGCGGTGGAGGTCTACCGGACATCACGTTCCAAGTTCAGGTTGCAGCCGGTGGGCCGAGTGGTCAGACGGTCGAGTACGTTATGACGAACGAGGATACAGGCACTACGTCCTCCATCGGGCTGACCGTGGCTCCCTACTCCTTGGTGTGGAAGGCGGACCAGATTGGGCGTCTTAAGGTGGAGGCACGATTGACGCGGGGCATCAACCAGTATTCGGCTTTCATCTTCATTCGGGTTACCTCTAACACCATTAATGGCACGGCAGTTCTGACCGGAATGGAAAGCTATGGCGGCTTGATAACCGGCTCAGCGAGCTTGACGGGAGTAGAGTCTTGATAACTCAGACAGTTTGCTCAATCTATAGGGCCTGTGGGGGATATTTCTAGCATGGCAAACGCCGCAGCGACTGGTTTTCTGACCCCCGGAGCCATCAAGGCTATCGGGATTGGTCCATCTTTCCCGTTTTCTTTCACGGGTCAGGGGGCAACCAACACGGTTGCTTCCTCCAATGGGCTAGACAAAATCAATCAGTCCATGCACATCATCCTGACAACTCGTCCCGGTGACCGGATCATGAACCCGGAGTTCGGATCTCGCCTGCCCGATCTCGTCTTTGAGCCGAACGATCAGGTTCTCAAGACCCTCTTGAACATTTACACGGCTGACGCTCTGCGGCGCTGGGAAAAGCGGATCATCATTACGGCTGTGACCTTCCCTTCAACGGACTCGGATGTGGAGAATGGCATCGTTCGTATCCGCATCAACTACACGGTTCGTCAGACCAACACTCCCGGTAGCTTTGTGTTTCCGTTCCAGCGCTACCCGATGGGACAGGATCAGTTGGTTACTGGAGCGCCGGTTCCTGCGCCGAACGCTGGCAGCGGAACGCTGGCCTCGCCCTACATTTCGTCTCCGATTTAAGAGGTGCCTGTGAGTACGCCCGCCATTACCAGAATTCAGTACACCAGCAAGGATTTCGCAACCCTGCGAAATGAGCTAGAGGCACTCATTCCCATTCTCACGAATGGGCGATGGACGGACCTCAACGAGTCCGACCCCGGCATCGCCATCGTTGAGCTTCTGACCGCGATGATGGACCTCCTCCTGTTCTATCAAGATCAGTCAGCAAACGAAGCTTTCCTCCCCACGGCAGTTCAGCGCGGCGACGTTATCAACCTCGTCAAGCTGATTGACTACGCGCCCGCTTCCATCAAAAGCGCGGTGGGTAAGGTGGTTTTCAGCACCTTCAATGCTTCTACGGTACTGTCAGTCACCATCCCACCGTACACTCGCGTGTCAACAAATCGCGTCAGTGGAAATGAGTTCGTTACTACGACTGCTGATGGGGCTACGGACCCTACGCCCGTTCCAGTCACCATTCTTAATGGCCACACTCCAGTAACGATGAACGTCATTCAGGGGACCAAGGGCACCGACACCTTCAACTCCGATGGGACACCCACGCAGCGCTTCAAGCTTTCGATGGCGGATATCGACACGACAACGGTGCTTCTGACAGTCAACGGTTTCCCGTGGGAAAAGGTTACCTCCTTCGTCAGCGCAGATTTGAACGCGGAAGTTTTTGAGGTCAGCAGCGATTCCAAGGACAACGCCTATGTCACTTTTGGTGACGGACAGTTCGGTATGATCCCTCCGACCGGGGCCACCATCTTGGTTACCTATGTGGTCTCAGAGGGTGTTACGGGTACGACCGGCGCTGGGAAGATCACGGTTCTTCTAGACACACTTCAGGATTCAGCGCTTGTGAACGTTACCGGAATCACCGTTAACAACCCTGTGGCTACCGATTCGGGTCTGTCCTCAGAAACCATCGAGCGTACCAAGCAGTTGGCCCCTGCTCTTCTTGCGGCGTTGTTCACGGCCAAGTCCAAGGACGACTACAACGCGCTGGTCCAAGCTGCCTCCTCGGCGGTTACGAAGGTGAACACATGGGGGGAGGCCGAAGAGAACCCGCCGAACTACAAACTGTTCAACAAGGTACAGATTGCCTTCGCCGGTCTCGGGACGGACGGGAAGATCCTGCTGCCAACCTCTTCTGAGTTCCCAGATGTCAAGGCAGCGATCATCGCGTACCTCAACTCGGGAAGCCGGAAGATCATCACGACGCGGAACGTTTTCATCGAGCCGCAGTTCGTGGATATCGTGATCACCGGAACTGTCTATGCGGACCTGATTCGGGTTGACCCGGCGACAGTGACAGCGGCTTGCACTCAGGCGTTGACGGACGCATTCGGATACGCCGCTTCCGCTTTCGGGCAGGATATCTACGTCTCACAGATTCAGAACGTGCTGGCGCAGGTGCCGGGGGTTGTCTGGTCACAGGTAGCCTTGACCGCTGTCCCTGACACTTTCGTAGACACGACAACCCGGTATCAGTACAACACCTCTGTCTTCCCCAACGAGGTGGTGGGCGTGACGATCCAGAAGTTTGAGATTCCCATCGTTGAGGATGACCTTGTGACTGGCCGTCTTAGTGTGATCACGCACGTTAACCTGACCGTTGTAGACGCGGTTGATCAGCCGTCTGGTGGCGACGTTCTCAACAACCCCTGTGCTGTCTGATGGCCGTGACGTATACGCCTGTAATCACAGGCCCGCTTCTTGAGGGAGATACCGTTGTCGCCGGTTACTACCGGTCCGACAACTGGCTCACCTCGGTTTCCGCAACCTTCACTGGCGATGGAACCACAACTACGTTTTCGGGTGGAACGAGTTTACCTATCGTTCCGGGTAGTTTGGCCATCTCGGTGTTCAATCCCGTAGATAGTTATACTGATGATGGACTTGGAAACGTACTTTTCGGTGTTTCGATTGTTGGCACGATCAACTACAGTAATGGGAGTTTTAGTTTTACTACTCCACTGGGCCACACGCCCGTATCTGGTTCGGCCATCATTGTCACCGTTGCGTACTCTCCAGTCATCGCGGTCCTTCTAGACGGAATTAAGGTTGGTGAGCTAACTGTCGATACGACAGCTACGCCAGTCCCGAACATCAACTTCGGTACTGAAGATGTTCCCAACCTCCAGTCTGCGTGGGCTTGGTACTATCCGCCCAACCCCTTCAACGTTGATCCAGCCCCAGCGCTCGATCCAGCACTAACTCGTCGCCAGCGCGTAGACGCTCGCGCTCAGGTGCAGGGTTACGACTGGAGCGGACTGGCAGAGCAGATTGTAATCACCCAGTATTTCCGGAAGAACCTGATCAACTTCGTTCCCCCGGAATTCACCTACCTCGACGGCCTGACCGGGTACAACGATCTGGCTAACTTCGTTCAGATCCTTGCGGTGACGCTGGATGAGGTGAAGGACTACATTGACAGCTTTGTTGAAATTTTTGACATTGACCGTTGCGACTCCAAGTACCTGCCGTACATCGCCGTCATACTCGGTTACAGCCTCAACAAGACTGACTCTCTCGACTCTCAGAGGCGTCAGCTTAAAAACGCAGTTGCTTGGTACAAGGTCAAGGGAACCTTTGAGTCTTTCCGAATTCTCTTCTACTCCCTAGGGTACACGATCCAACTGTGGGAGTTGTGGACAGAGGACTACTCGTTCTTCTTCAAGACGCTGCCCGGAGACCCCCCGGACACGGTGGCGGACTCAGTGCCTCCGACCGATCCACGACTCATCGAGAACGGTGGAACTTGGTATCGGTCACCACACTTTGCGATTGAATTTGTGGCGCTTGGTACGCCAAACCTGACTGCCGCTGGCCTTCGTTACATCATCTCGCGCATCTCCCAGATCCGGCCCGCGCACACGGTTTTGGAATACCTTGAGTACCTGCTGGCGATGGAAGACGACTACGAGCTTCAGGATGAGAACTACTACAACATCATGAACTACCCGTGGCTCGATGACGGGTGGTACACGGGGTACTGCTCCATCCCGGACACGGTGTACGTCCGCTCGGGTGACCTGTTCCCCAACTTCCCCATCTTCCCGACCCGGAACGGGACCGATACACATGACATCAAGATGTACTCGGAGATCCCCGGCTTCCCGGTAATCACTGATCCATTGACTTCACTTCCAATGGATCCATCTATGCGTGGATCGCGTTCACCGCTGCCGCGCATCTGCAATCCGGTAGAGACTTTGACGGTTACTCTCGCAGCAGCGGCTCCCGTTGTAGACGGCGGAGTGCAGGTTGTTGACAGCGGCGTGGATGTTATTTCTTAAGGGACTAAAATGACTGTTGAACACAATACTCTGGCTGGGACATCTCTTCATGAGTCGTTTCACTACGTTCAGACCTCCGACCCCGGCTCGGTGGGCGCAGGGAAATACTGGCTCAATACGACCTCTGCGCCCTACGTTTTGAGCCGCCGCGATGCTGGAAACACATCATGGATCACCGTTGGCTCGACCGGAGGTGGTGGTGCGAGTGTAGGCGCTTACGGCTCGCGTCCTGCGGGATCCGATGGCGACTTCTATCAGGCCAACGACTCGGCAATCTACAGCATCCATTCGGGTGGAAACTGGATTGACTACTATCAGGGTCACCCTATTACGGTGCCCAACAGCGGCAGCTACGCTTGGGTTAACCAAGGTGGTGCGGCTGTGGCGACGGTTGGCGGCATGACCAAGTTAACTGCTCCTGCTACCGGCGCGGCGAACAACATGCGAATCCGGAAGAAGGCGGTTCCGTCTACGCCATACACGGTGGTTGGGAAGTTCCTAATCGGTCAGTTTTTGGCCCAGAACTACCATCAGTTTGGGATGCTCTTTAGAGACTCGGGCAGCAGCAAGTTGGTAGTCAATCAGGTGTCAAACGACTCAACTGGCGCACTGGCCATCGTGTCGAACAAGATGACCAACGAGACGACCTTCAGTGCGGCCTACTCCGGTTCGGTGGCAAACTTCAAGTCGTACGGTGCGATTGTGACCCCCGGCTCCATTCTTACGTTGGGTCTGATGGATGATGGAAGCACCAATAGAAAAGTCGGTTACTCCTTCGATTGCGGCTTGACATGGTACGCCTTCGACTCGGAGACGAGGACCGACTTCTTGACCGCGAATGAAGTTGGCTTCTGGGCGCAGTCCGGTGGCGCAGCGAACGATTGCGTCATCTACCTTCTGAGTTGGGAAGAGTACAACTCCGCGCTCTTCTAGAAACCGCTTAAATTTTCAAGCCCTATCCGTCCAAATAGCCAGCCCGTAGGATACTTATTTTGAGGAAAACATGAAGAAGTGGCTGAGTCCGAATTTTTTCAAACCCCGTGGCATGGTAGAGCGGGTGGATGTGGCTGGCTATCTCACCGTCAAGGTCATAAAAGCCGCCACTGGCGATGTTGTACAGGTCGAAGAGGGCAAGAACATCGTCTGCAACGGCGGTCGAACCGCCCTGAGCCACCTCTTTGCGGGCGATGACGTTGTTAACCAGCAGATAGTCAACATTGAGTTTGGTGACGCAACCGGCGTCGTGGACATCGCTGACACTGCTCTTTTCGGTTCGCTGATCATCACCAAGCCGGTTACCCCGTCCTTCCCGGCGTCTACGACGGTTGTCTTTACCGGCACGGTCGGTCAGTTTGAAGGAAACGGTTCGGGTAGTCAGGTCTATCAAGAAGCAGCACTCTTAACAGGTAATGGGACGTTTGCAACTCATCGTGCGTTCGGCAGTATTACGAAAGACAACACCGTGGTCCTGTTAGCAACATGGACATTCGTGTTCTAACGGAGATTTGAATGGCAATTCCTGCAAGTCCTGATCTAATCACCGTTCTGACCTCAGACGGTGATGTTGATCTATTTCTGCCGTCCGACATCTATCGGTATGACTTCGATAACCGTCCGCTTCGTAACCTCATTCTGAATGACGAGAGTCTTCAGACCGGGGCGAACGAGGCGATTACAGAGACATTCAACTCCCGCTATCCGGGTGTTGACTGGCTGACAACGACAGGTGCGCGAGGCCCATACCTAAACCTTAAGGCTCGTCTTGACGACATGGATTCGTCCGTCAAGAAGAACATCTACAGCCTTAATCAAGAACTGGCTGCTCGCTACCGGAGTCAGTACGCCTCGGGCTTCTTCCTGAAGACAGGAGAGGTCTACGATGCCAACGTATTTGACGTAGTGAGCGCGTCCAGCACCCACATCCCGTTCGGTGCGATCTGCGTCCCGGATGCGAACCCGAATGACGTTAGCTCCAACCTCACATCTTCGATTCCTGCCAACTCGGTTTGGATCTCGACTCATGAGGGAACACGCTCGCCCTTTGTGGCTAAGCCGATTGAGGCGATGCTGGGCGGTTTCCATGTCCGTCTGTTCAACGAGTCCGCGCATGGCGCAGCCACATCTGGCTTCACCAACGGCGTGTCGATCCTGTTCGATGCAGCCCCAAGCAGCGGTCAGCGCTTCGATCTCGCCTTCCTAGAGTTCTGGTTCGCCCCGGTTGACGGCGGGCTGGCCAACACAGGTGGCACCGACTCCTTCTACGAGTACGGCGCTGTAGACTCCAACGCTTCACGGTCTGTTGACCAGTCAGCCGCAGCGGTTCAGGGAACCGTGTGGTTCGATCCGACTACGATTGGCAACTACATTCAGTTGCGCCATCGGATCCGCGTCGTATCGAACATTGATTACGTCAACAAGCCATTCGGCATCAACGATGCGTCTGTCGTTGCACAGGGCGGTGCCGGTTCCCCGGTCGGTGGAAAGACATTCGTCAACGGCCTGTCGGTAATCAGCGATCCGGCGATCTGGGTTGCTGGAAGTGGCTCAGGCGGCGACAAGACAGCCCTCGGCACCTCGGATGGGTACGTGTACGCGATCCCGATGATGATCGTTTCGCGTAAGAACACGGCTGCGTGGAGCCTCTCTAATCAGAACGGCGGTCAGGCATCCAACTTCGGTGCTGGCGGACGACCGGATGGTTACACGCACCAGAAGTTCTCGCGTGGCGACATTCTTGACATCCGTCCTCGCGCTTTCATGGATCGTACGAGCCTGATTGACGCGACTGAGGAATCATTCGACAAGCTGCTTCGTGGACGCCTTTTGACGGCCATGAGCCAGATGTCCTACGAAGCCGGTTCGGATCTGTTCACCCAGTCACACCTAGGAACGTTTACGGATCCAGTCGGGATGTACGGAACCGAGCTTCTGGAGATGAACCAGCTTGGTACGACGAACACCGCGCACACGCATCCGATTCGTGACTTTTTGGACAACGGTTCGCTCGCCGTCGCTAGGCCAACGGGTTTGCGTCGTGTCTTCAGCCCAAGTCGGGATACGCAGGTTCAACCGTTCCACATCAACTTGAATGGTGGAGCAACGACCAATGCAGATTTCGTGACATGGGCACCTCCGGTCATTACCTTGTTTGCAGCCGGTGTTTCGGCTCTCGGTCCTGCGAACGCAGTGATCGAAAGCGTTCCCATCATGTCGTGGCGCACCACGCACCTGCCGGTTGTTACCATCGGTAATTGGTCAGGAATCGGCACCAATCAAGCAACCGCGACGGTTGATACGGGCGGGGTTGGTTATGACGCGACCGACACGATTGACGGGGCAGTGAACATCCGCTGGCCACAGTCAACCGGTCTGCGCCACTCGCCTACGCGGATTGACTATCAAGACTGGACCGCTGGCGCGAACGGATCTGGCAGCATCACCCCGTCCATCCGGGCTACCGGGTTGAACGGCGGTACGGGTGGCGCTCAGGGTCCGACCGGCCTCTTTGTTTCAACAGACGGCCACATCTACGTCTGCGATACTAGCAATCACCGGATTCAAATCTATGCTCCGCCCGCACCGACTGATACGACGTTCACCATCGTAGGTCAGTTCCCCGGCTCAATCGGCACGTTGCCGGGTCCGGGATCTGACAACGCGCATCTAAATTCCCCACAGGCTGTGGCGGTTGATGGTTCTGGCAACATCTATGTTGCTGACACCAACAATCATCGGGTTGTGAAGCTGTCCAATGCGCTTCCGCTACCGGCCTACGTGAGCCAGTTCGGCACTGGCAGCATTGGAACAGGAACGACACATCTCAACACCCCACAGGGCGTTGTGGCTGGCGTCTCCAACGTCTACATCTCTGACACGAACAACTATCGTGTAGTGAAGCTTGACGGTTCATTGACCTTCGTAGACCAGTTCGGCGTAACCGGTGTACCGGGTTCGGATGCGACCCACTGCTTGAGTCCGCAGCGCCTCACGACTGGCATTGGTGGTTCGGGTGGTCGCCTCATCGTGGCTGACCAGACCCGCGTTCTAGTTTTGAACTCTGCCCCCTCACCGATGACGCTTGATCGGGTTCTTGTGGGTGGTCAGGGCTATGCAGACGGCACAGCCATCACCGCTTTGAACGCCATCAAGTCCATGGCTATCGTAGAAGACAGCAGCGGTAACAAGTACGTCAGCGGCGGTGGAACCTCAGCCATCTTCAAATTCAACTCGTCGTGGGTTCTTCAGGCCAAGTTTGGTGCGGGTACGAATGACCTGACAAGCTTGTGGTACGGCCCTGCGGATCCTAATTTCAACACGCATTGCGGGCTTACCGGGAACATCGTTGTTGATTCGGCAAACGGCTTTGTCTACGTAGCTGACAACACCTACGGCGTCTCCCCCGGCTATGCGCGAGTCCTAGTTCTTAATATTGCTGACTTGACGTATCACAATGAGCTTTTGCTTTCGACGCCGCGTCCGTGGATGGACGGCTCGTCAGTTCTCCCGAAGTCCCCGACCCCGAACTACGTGCAGCCGTCCTGCAACATCGCTATGGATCTGGTCAACACGGAGATTTACATCACTCTGGACACGCTGGCATGCGTAGAAAAGTGGGACACCTCCCCGAGCGCGGGCAACCCGAATCTCTGGGCATACGAGACCAAGTTTGGCAATGGAACGCACATCACGGAATGGCCGTACTATCAAGGCTGGCGCAGTCCTGCTGACGATGCTCACAGCTTCTCGTTCCCCAAGACGGTCGCTGTCTCTCCCGATGGTTCGACCCTGTACGTGGGCGATCAGAATTTCCGAGCGCTTAACGACGGCCACCACGCAAGCCGTATCGTTAGCCTGACATGCAACACGGTCCCGATGACCATGAACGCATGGTTTGGCGACCTGAACGTAGCTGACACCTCTTGCGACCTCGGCTCAACCACTGACACGCCGTACTTCCAGTCCGTCAGCGGGCTGGTGGCGCAGGGAACCCGCGTTTACGCAACCGATGCGTACGCGAACCCGCCGCTTCTCGTTGTTCTTGATGTCGCTGGCTGGACGGGAGTGACCCGAGTTACCGCGCCGTTCAAGGAAGCGATTACAGACACGACATGGACCTCAGCCAGCATCCCGGCTAGCGGTGTAAGCAGCAACTACCTGACGGTCAACGGGGGCAACTACAACGCTGTTCTAGGCGACTCGACGGTGCTGTACATCAACCCCGGTTTCTCGACCCAGCGCTGGGCTATCGACAACAGTGTTGTAACCGGCGCAAGTGTCGATAACCCGTTACGCGCTTTCCTGACCCTCGGAACCGGGATCGCGGTGCAGAAGCCGATTCAAAGCACCCAGCCGTTTGTCGGTGTCAGCGGTGTCTGGTACGACGCTTCAGTTACCCCAAACCGACTGGTGATCTCGGATCAAGTGACCAACGAAGTCTATGTCGTTTCGGTAGACATTGACACAAACTCGCTCCCAGCAGACTTCACGCTTCTGGGCGAGGCGGGCACCGCAGGTGTCTCAGGCTTCGGCTTCGGTGGCTGGGCACATCCAACGTCGGTCGCCATGAAGCAGTTGAGTGGAATCGACTACTTCTACTACACGGACTTCTACAACGGCTCGCTCCAGCGGTCATCGCCGTACTTTGCCTTCATCGAACGCGGAACCGGGCGGATCGAATGTCTTCTGCCGCCACCGGCAGGAACGACACTCCGGGTCTACTCGCGGTTCACCCCCTATCAGGGTGTCTACGTGCGGCCTGACTTCCTTGGCAACTCCGCGCACAACTCGACGGCCTACGCCCAGTCCTTGTTTGCTTCGCGCCTAGTCGTGAAGCCGTACAAGATGCTGGCAACGACCCTTGGCCGGGTAGGTATCGACTCCGGAAACCTGATCACTGAGACCGCCTACTCTTCGCCGCTATCCCATCTTCCGCTTCCTCTGGGAACGACGACGGAGTACGCATGGCAGGGGGATCGCCTTCAGTTCATCGGGGACATGATCTCTCCGTCCAGCCTAGTGGTCCTGCCGCTGGTTCAGCTTGGCTCACAGCCTCAGGAGTGGGACACCGACTCGGAGTCCTTCTACGAGCGCTCAACCCGCATCGGTCGGCTGGAGGATCCAATCCTTAACAACGGCCACGGTGGAGCGCCCAGCTACACGCTGGCATCCAACGAGTTCCCGGTTGTTCAGTCCTTCTCGCTGTCCAACGTGGTTCCACACATCAACTACACATGGGGCACGGTTGATTACTATGGTGAGCTTCTCTTGTTCGTTCGCGGTGACTTCAATCTAAGTAACAAGAACGTCGTTGGTCCTAGGATCAATCCGTTCGTTCAGACAAACACTGTTGTTGAGCTATACCGGATGAATGGAAACCCCTTCACTCGGATGGTTGAGACTAGAGGCTAATATGCGTAAGTTCCTGCTTCTCCTGCTCCTACCGCTGTTCGGTTGCGCGTCTGCGGTGACGCACATCAAGGGTGACGATGCAACGATTACCCGTTCAGTTCAAGCAGAGAAGGTGCTGTTCAACACAGCTAACACTCTATTTCTGATTGAGGCCCAGCAGCGGGTGTTGCTCTCGGCTCCGTTTCCGACTCTGCACACTTACGTGCAGGAAGAGCGGACAGAGGTGCCACGCCTCATCCTGACCATCAGAACCTACACCCAGATATACCGCGAGACGGTGATTCCGCCCAAGCCGGATATCCTGAAGGTAGTTGCGCGAGCCGAGGCGGTGAGCGCGGAACTTCAGGGCTGGTTGACGCAGGTGGCCATCGCGGACATCCCTCCGCCAACAACGCCGACGCATTCTGCTCTGACGACCGGCAACCCGTATGTTGATGCGGCAGTTCAGCTTCTCAACCTAATCAATACCGGGTTAACCATCTATCAGGGCGCACAAGCTAAGGCTACGACGCAGGGTGTCCTTATTGATGCAGATGAAACGCTGCTTCACATTCATGAGGATCAGACGATGATCTCCGCGTGGTGGCAACCGTAGGAGGTGTAGTGTAACCCAAAACACAATATTCAGCGTTTTCGTTTTCAAATCGCCCCTCAAACGGATACTTACCTGTATGCGATTCCCCGTAGCTCTCACCGATGCCTTTACTGCCGTCTCTGCCGCTCAGTGGTTAATTGGTGGTGTTGCCATCGTTCTTCTGAGCGCGGAAAAGATCCTCCTCCCGGTCGGAGCGGTTCAGAACGCACTCGTTTCATCGACTATCTCGATCAGCAACTTGTTGCTGGTCATCTATCGTAAACCTTCGGACAAGGGCGGGACGGTAACTACCGCTCGCCTGATGCGGAAGTCCGCGTCCACTAAGTAATCTTCAAGGAGATTAACAATGGCTCTAACACTCGGTCAGGTTCTCGCAGATGTTCTTCAGGATGCGCCTGAGGTTGTCGCTCTCGTTCAGGAGATCGAAGCCGCCATCCAGAAGTTCCCCACCGCTGGCAGCTTCAAGGCTGACGGCGAACTCATCGCTGCTGTCCTTCCGGATCTTGGTGCGCTAATTGACGCCCTCAAGGCGCAGTTCACACCCGCCGCTGCCCCGGCTCCCGCAACCGTGGCTGCTGGCAAGATCGCCGCTCGTCTAGCCAAGTAAGCTGACGAGGACGGTGGTGTAGACCTTAACCCCTACATCACCTTTTGATTTTTGGGGGCCGTGCAAAGCGGCCCCTATTTTTTCTTGACGCAGAAGAGTCGGAAGAGGAAGATCCTCTTCTAACTTCGTAACTGGGAGGGCACTGTATGGAGACACCTGTGGAATCGGTTACCGCCCTTCCTCCCCACCACTGGAAACAGACCAGCAAAGCACTACAGTTTGTAACCGACCGGGCGAAGCCCTTGATGGTTCCCGTCCTGTGTGAGCTTTGGGATCGTATTCCAGCCGATACGATGCGTCAGGTCGTCGCGGCCATGGACAAGCCGGATCCTGAGAAGGCTATAGAGCATGCCTTCAGTCTTTCTGTTTTCCCAATTCCAGATCACGTACAGCGCATTGTTTTCTCCCTCCTCTACTTCCGCTTGGTCATCAAGTAACCAATGCTTCATTTAAAGGTAGGTCCACATGACCTCAGCAGATTTTCTTGGTTCGCTAGTGAATCGGGTTCGTGAGCAGGTTCCTTTCGATATCAGTGGGGCGATTGACGGTGGGGCAATCACAATCAGTAACTTTCCAGCCGTAGATGAGAGCGAGCAGTGGTTACTGCAATCAATTTTTGAGGACATCTACCGCTACTGCGAACGGTACAACATCCCGGTCACCGCGATTCGGTTGCGGGACGGGAGTGGGCAACTGGTTTCTGAGGTAAAGATTGCTTGATGAGACTCCATACCTGCGTCCGTTCTTTCGAGCCGATTTCGCCAAGCGTGGGAAAAAGGCGAAGCGGAAACGGAATTCGCTGGCAGCAGCGCGGGCCGGGATCCAGCGCCTAGAGTATGAAAAGGCAATCCTTGAGTATCGAAGTACCCTTCTGGCCGACATCGTTCTTCTCGGTGAAGCGCGTCTGCCCGGTATCGGTTGGCTCACACTCAAAGGAACCGTGCTAAAGTTTCGGATCAGTCGATCCTGTCGGGCGAAGCTGGCGAAAGCGGACTTCCCCATTTCTTTCCCTAAGAGGTAACATGAGTAACATCATCATGCCGGGAGACGCCGCGTCGGCCTTCAATCCGCGCAGCAACGTAATGCAACTGGAGTTTCGGACCATGGTCTCCGAGATGGAGAAGGCCATGAACGAGTTTGGCGAGACTCTCCACATGCTCAGCATGCGCCATGAGGCATTGATCAAGATGGCGACCTTCTGCCCGGAGAAGCTGGTGTCGGACGGCAAATTCAACCTTGCCGAATACTACCGATACGTGAACAAGATGCTGACGCAGTTCGTACCGATTAGCGAGGACATCATCACCAGCCCGTCCTTCATGGAACGGTGTCAGTTGGCCAAGCGTTGGAACGGGGGCAGTCCGGAGATGCCGATAGTGGTGGACGAATTGCGTCTCCATGAGTTGGTTCTCAGCCCGTCCGGACACTGGCCGACAGAAGAGGAGACAGCAGCGATGAATGAACTGCCCCGCACCGGGTTGTTCAAAGAACATTGGGATTCAGTTTTAGCAGCGAAAGCGAAAATGAACACGGCAGAGTAGTAACTGCCAATGAAAGTAACAATCGAATGGGGACCAGTACGGTCTGGATTTAATCCGCTGCTGCCCCCGGCTCTTGCCGCTCTAGTAGACAGTAACATTTCAGTCTTCGTTCCCGGTTACAAATTCTCCAAACAATACAAGGCGCGAGTTTGGAACGCGACGAAGACAGAGAAGGTTCGGTTGTGGGATGGCAAGAAGCATTTTCTTTGGCCCAAGAGACAGAGGTTTCCTACGGGTCTTCTTCACATGGTTAAAGAAGCTCTGGAAGCGGCTGGTAACGAAGTCAACATCAGTGGCGAGGCTCCGATGCCTGACCACATCCTCCCTGTTACATCATTGCCGGACGGATCGAAGCTTCGTGACTACCAGATTGCGGCTTGTTCCGCCTTCCTTGACAGTCCGCGAGGGATCCTCCGCCTCCCTACGGCGTCTGGGAAAACTCTTGTAGCGGCAGCGATCACGCGCAGCATGAACTGTCAGACGTTGGGCCTGATTCACGGTAACTCGCTCCTCGACCAGACCCACGCGGACTTTGAACGTCACCTGCGCCAGAAGATCGGGCTGATTGGCAACAAGGTCTTCGATCCGCAGATGATTACGCTGGCTTCAGTGGACACTGTGTACTCTGCATTAAAACGCAACACCCCCGCTGTCTTGGAGGTTTTGGGGACGACGGATTTCGTCTGGTGTGACGAGACCCACCGTGCCTCGGCTATGTCATGGGTCGAGGTTCTCAAGGCCATCGAGACTCCGTATCGCCTTGGCCTGTCTGGGACGCCGTTCAAGAAGCAGGAACTGCGCGACATGGAGCTTCAGGCGTGGACAGGCCCGCTGCTCTACAACATTGATCCAAAGCAGTTGCAGGACACGGGCTTTCTGGCCCCCGCTCGTCTGACGGCGGTTGAGATCAACTCGCCCAAGAGTAGCGAGAAGGACTACCAGACGGTTGTTAAGGAACTGATCATCGAACACGAAGAGAGGAACACTGTTCTGGCAGACCTTGCCATCGCTCGGGCCAAGGCTGGAAAGTCCGTGTTCCTTCTGGCTGGGAACAGCATCGCTCTGTCGCTCTGGCTCTTTCGATACATCGAGGAGCTTTTCCCCGGTGTTGAACTGGTCACCGGACAGACGGGCGTGTACGCCAACCGGGATGCCTTGAAGCGCTTCAGCGAGGGGGCATCGCGGATCATCGTGAGTTCCGTGGTCATGGATGAGGGCATCAACGCGCCCAATACGAACGTGGTCATCTTGGCCTATACCGGCAAGTCATACGTCAAGACGATCCAGCGTATCGGGCGCGGCCTTCGGTTGAAGTCAGACGGTTCAGGGCTTGAGGTAATCGACGTAATGGACAACACGAATTTCTTCCTGCGTAACCACGCGAAGAAGCGGCTTGAGTATTACGAGGAGGAGGGCTTCTTCTCCTCCGTTGAAGTGATCAACGGGGTCGCATGAAACACCTTAACTGGGCTGAAGCAGATCGTCCCGTTCGGATCCGACTGGTCAAGGATGCGTATACTGCTCTCGTATACAAGCTGTGGTTGGAGTCTGATGAGCCGTGGAAAGACTTTCGCCGTGCCCACAACAGCGGCTTCTACGAGAACAACTGGTTCAACATGATCGTCAGCCTGTGCGAGAAGCACGGCTTCGACGGCATCGAGTACATTCGCGCTCAGTTTTTCTTCTGGCCTAAGTCTGCTCGATACCCGATAATCCCGCCACTCAATCGAATCGCGGGAGGAAAACGGGCGATGCGAAATTTCCAAAAATGGTTGGATGCAAAACCGAGCAACGCAGCGTACACTCCTTCCCAGCAGTACGAGCGAGCGATGTCTGAGTCCCAACGTTTGGTTGAAGCGTTCATGCGAATCAACCCGAAGGAATACCCGAATGCGCTGGCGGTCGTTCAGAATCCGGGTATCCGTCGCATGCTTCCGGACTGTTACTTGGAGAGCGTCGTCCCATCTATCGCCTCGTAACCGGGAGTAAGCGTGGCTGGCCTTTCCGAAAACTTCCTGTTTCGTCTACTGGTCCTTTTGGCGAAGGACTACGACTTCTGCGACCGCTACTTCGATCTCCTTCCGACTGACTTCTTCGACCTGTTCCCGGTTCAGTCCCGCGTCTACGGGGCTATCAAGTTCTATCGGGATACGTACTCCAAGAACCCGCGCTGGGGCAGCACCCTGCCCGCCCTGCTCGCCACGGATCCGCCGCCGGGTTGGTCCATCCCGAAGGATGACGAAGCAGACGTGGTTCTCGCGTTCATCGAAGAGGTTTTTGAGGCTGATACCGATGACCGGGCGTGGGTCGAAGATCGTCTCAAGAACGAGTTGCAGCGAATGGCTCTCAAGCTGGCGCTGCGCGAAGGCGCGGAACTAGCCCAAGAGGAAGACTTCTCCCCGGACACTCTGGAGTTTTTGAAGGGGAAGCTGGAGGCCGCAGAAGAGCTTTCTGTCGAGACAGAGGATCTGGGCGAGTCCATCAAGGTAACGCTGAATGAGCGTATCGAACGCCGGTTGCGGGCTGAAGACGCAATGGTTCGGATACCGACCATGATTGGTAACCTCGATGACTTCCTGACTGGCAAAGGTCTTCCGACCAAGAGCCTGAATCTCGTCGCGGCTCGTTCTGGATTGGGTAAGTCCGCTGCTCTGGTCCACCTGTGCAAGATCGCGGCGCTGGCCAAGCGGTTCAATGCGCTCTACATCACGCTTGAACTCTCGAAAGATTACGTCGAGGATCGGTTCGACGCGAGCTTGACCGAGACCTCGATGGGTTCACTGGTTGGCAATGAGAAATACCTCCAAACCAAGTTCAACAAGAAGCGGGAGTGGGGCGAGATTCGGGTCATTGAGTCCGTGCCGGGGAAGCTGTCCGTTTCGCACATTGAACGGATCCTTGATCGCTTGAAGCGGGAGAAGAACTTTGAGCCGAAGCTAGTCTGTGTGGACTACGCGGATCTGATGAAGTTCAATCGAGCGCGGAAAGAGCGCTGGCTGGAGTTGGGTGACCTGTTCATCGGTCTCCGGAGTATCGCAGTCGAGCGGGATATCGTTCTCTGGACGGCTTCGCAGATCAACCGCGAAGGCGTGGACTTCGCGTCCGGTGAGACACTGGCCGGGTCAGATGAGAAGCTGGCGACCTGTGACTTTGCCATTTCGATCAACCGTCCTCCCGGCTCTGTCAAAGAGGACGCGAAAGTGAAGATGGTCGGACCGGCCAAGCCGAGGAAGGTTAACGTTTACATCCAGAAGAGCCGATTCGGTCCGATGTTTGAAAACATTGAGATCGAGCAGGATTTGGATACAATGACTTTCTGCATCGGGATTCCAGAAGCCACACTATGATCCAGCCGATTGTTAAACTTGTCTCGCGGTATGCGAAGCCGACCCTCTACAACGAGGGGGCAGAACTGGCTGTGCCTTGCCCGTACCATGAGCATGGCCGCGATCCCGGCAAGAAGCTTTGGATCAACGTCAACAAGCGGGTCTGGATCTGTTACAAGTGCGACGAGAAGGGCACCTTCCGTCAGCTTCTTCGGAAGTTCCGGGAGGTCAAGCCGCAAGCATTCGCTGACCTGTCGCCAGAGGCTCTGGATGCCCTTTCTGAGCCTACAGAAGCCCCTACAGGCCCTGTCGAGCATCCCGGCTACACCGCCAAGCTGCCGACCGAGTTTGAGCCTCTATGGGGCCGCGTTTCGGATACGTGGGGCCTGAAAGCACTTAAGTACCTGAGGGGTAGAGGGTTAGAGGATTCGACCATCGAACTGTACCGAATCGGCTTCTGCAAGTATGGCGAGTACGCCTACCGGGTCATCGTGCCGACTTACGAGGAAGGCCGACTGGTCTACTGGCTGGGCCGTGACTTCACCGGGAAGCAGGAGAAGAAGGTCATGAACCCGAGCAAGACCCTGTGCGGGGTTGGCTCCAAGGAGTGGGTGTTCAACCTGAACGTTGCCATGGACTATCGTGATCTGGTGATTTGCGAAGGCGTCTTCGACGCGATTGCAACCGGCTTGCGGGCCGTTGCTCTGTTTGGGAAGCACGCGAGCGAGATCCAGTTGTCGAAAATTCGGCGGATCCCGTTCCGCTCTGTAACAATGCTTCTGGATGCCGATGCAGCGCGAGACGCCGAGAAGCTGGCAGACACGTTCTTACGACTTCCGAGTGTGGTTCCGTGTCCGGAGGTTCGTATCGCTACCCTGCCACTGGGCGATCCAAACAGTGTGCCGCTGGAGATTGTTAGTAAGGCGTTGCTCGATGCGCGTGTCATAGTAGGTATTTGATGGCAAAGTGGGAAGCTCCGGAAGGTGTTCGGTGCGACAAGTGCGAGCTATGCACTATCGCTGAGTCCATCAAGATCGAGGGACAAGGCCCGGACGACGCCAAGATCATGTTCGTTGGTGGCCCGCCCGGTGTCGTAGAGAACGCCCACAACGCGCCGTTCCGGGGAATGTACAACGCTGAGTTCTCATCGGCGCTGAAAGCGGCTGGGGAGCGGCGGAGCGCCGTCTACGTGACACACGTAATCAAGTGTCAGGGGCCGGGAAGGAAGGCTTATCTTGACGCTTGCCGCGAGCATTTGAACGAGGAGATCCTGCGTATCAAGCCCAAGGCGATTGTTACCATCGGTGCGCTCGCTCTCCGTGGGCTGTTTGGTGCGGACGCCAAGATGAACAAGTACCGGGGACGGATCAAGCCGATTACGATTGGCGAGTTTACGACCAAGGTATTCCCGACCTATGACATCAACGCCATCCTCGCCGGGGACACGGAGAAGCGGAAGTCCATCATCCGGGACTTCAAGCGGGCTGTTGACTGGGCAGATGATGTTCTAGAAGCCTTCAACGACGAGAAGATGAAAGAGTTTGAAGTCATTACGTGCGAGTCGGACAAAGAGCTTCGTTCAGCGGTAGATTTGATCCTTGAGCGGCCTAAGATTGTCATTGATACAGAAACTCGGGGCAAGGACATCGGGACGGCGGGCTTCTTGGTTACTCTACAGGTCGGAGTTTCTAAGACAGAGGCTATCGTCATCCCGGTCAACCATCCGGAGTCGAAGCTGACCCCTGCTGTTGTGAAGAAAGAGGTCCGTCGCCTGTTTCGCCAGTACGAAGGCCGTGTGATCGCACACAACGGCAAGTTCGATCAGGAGGCGATCTGGACGCTGACCGGTGAGATTCCACGCTTGTCGTTCGATACGATGGTGGCGCACAACCTTGTTACGGGTGACAGCACTGGTAACGATCTGAAGTCCATGACTTGGAAGTACACGAACTTTGGCGGCTACGAGGACGAAGCGGCACCTCTGATGGAAGCGGCTGAGTACGACACCGCCAAGGCCTCTCTGGCTCCGTTGGCGAAGTACGGCGGTCTGGATACGATAGCGACGTATCGAATTGCCAATGCCCTGCGGCGAGAGATCAAGGAGATGGGCGAACGCCCCGTCTACCTCATGGCGATGATGGCTTCCCTCAGCACGGTCATGAGCAAGGTCGAGGTCAGTGGAATTCGTGTCAACTGGGACTTCTTGACCGAGTACGAGAAGGAACTGAAAGAGCGTCGAGCGCAGATCGAGGAGGAGATTCGCATTCTGGCCGGGAAGGAGATCCTTCTGACCGAGCGCGATCTGGAGATTGAGAAGTTCAGCTTTGCTTCCAACAAGCACCTGTCTCACCTGCTGTACAAGCGGATGGGTATCGAAGCAACCGTTACGACTGCCAAGGGCCATGCGTCTGTTTCCAAGGCCGCGCTGGTGACAATCAAGCATCCGGTTGCCGAGCTTTTGCGGGAGTATTCGGGGATCGCTCAGAACCTCAAGATGTACGTCGAAGCGTACCCGAAGTGGCGCTGGAAGGATCGCATCCGCCCTCAGTACAGTCTTATTCGGTTCACGGACACGGACACCGGGGCTGAGACAGGGACGCGCTCTGGCCGATTCAGTTCCAACCACCCGAACATCCAGCAGTTGCCCAAGGAGTCTAAGGGCAAGATCAGAAAGATTCTCCTGCCGGATGACGAGGATTCGATCATCGGGGACGTTGACTTCAACCAGCTTGAGCTTCGTGTCGCTGCGATGTACTGTCAGGACAGCGACATGGTTAACTTCTTCAACGGGGACGGCGACTATCATGCGTTCGTTGCCAGCGAGCTTCTGGGCATCCGTCTGGATAAGGTAACAAAGGAGCAGCGTCAGATTGGGAAGGCGCTGAACTTCTCCATCCTGTACGGAGCCGGTCCGGACAAGATCGCCATGATGCTGGGTGTAGACGTTGAGCGGGCGAAGGGGTATCTGGAGCAGTATTTCGAGCGCTTCCCGGCGATCATGAAGTGGAAGAATCAGGTCGAGGCGTTCGTCCGCAAGAAGGGCTATGTGGATACGCTGTTCGGTCGGCGTCGGTCCATGCCGGATGTCTACTCCGATGATCGTGCCCGTCAGTTCCGTGCGCTCCGTGCGGCTGTTAACCACACCTGTCAGTCCGCTGGCGCAGACCTTTGCTATACGGCAATTGTTAACGTCCACAAGTTCCTTACCGAGAACAAGCTGAAGACGCGGATGCTGTTCACGGTTCATGACTCAGTAACATTCTCGGTTCCGTTGTCAGAGGTTACTTTGATCCCGGAGATTCAGAAGACGATGGAAAATTCCGGCCTCGACTTCATCGAAGCGACTGGAGTTCGCATCAAAGTGGACGCCAAGATTGGGTTGGACTTTGGGGATTTGGTGGACTATAAACAGGGAATCAAAGAGCTTGGCCTATGACAGACGAAACCTACGACACGCCGAACCAGCGCTTCTCTTGTACGCTGGAGGGCCGTAAGTACGTTCTGGATGTCAAAGCTGACCTTGCGATTACTCCCAGCACTTTCAATGTCTGCCTGATGCGTCAGGCCGCGCTTCTGGGCTTCTACGCCGGTCTGTACCGGACAGCGGACCGGGTGGTGCGGAAGCTGGAAGACGACATTGACATCCAGACGGCCCAGTGGCGGATCGCGGCTCGCTCCGCGCATCCTGAGGCCAAGACCGAGAAGGCCATCGAGGATCTCATCAAGACCGAACCCGCCTATCGGTTCCTTCGGGAGACGCTCTCTGAGGAGACCTACAAGCGGGACTTCCTGAAGGACATCGTAACGGCCTTCCGTGATCGCACTCAGATGCTCATGAAGATTGGAGCCAAGCTGCGAGACGAGTGGGCGATTGATGAGCTTTCGGGCCGTGACATGACCGTAAAGGGAGGCGACATCCATAGAGAAAAAGTTCGACAGTCAGCGTTATCAGCAGAGCAGCAAGCGGATAGGTTACGTAACAGAAACGGTAAAAAGGAGGAGTGATGCCCGTAGATAGGAAGGCTCTAGCAAAGGCACAGGCAGAAGTGGACAACGCTCAAGGGGGCGTCAAGTTCTGGAAGACCAAGGAGGGGCGGAGCAAGTTCCGTCTCATCGTGGACTGGCCGGGAAACAACGGTGTCTACTTCCGTGATGTGGCCACCCACTACAAGGTCGGTCCGGAGAAGAAGTCGATCACCTGCACCAAGATGACCTCCACGCTCGCCAAGCAGAGCGGCAAGGAGTGCTATCTGTGCGACAAGGTTCTGGAGTTGATGTCCAGTGAGGACGAGAGCGCTCAGGCAGCAGGTAAGGAGCTTCGCGCTACGACCCGCTACCTGATGAACATCTTCGTTCGCAACACGGGGACCGAAGGTGGGGGACTCAAGATCGGGCAGTTCCCGCGCACGGTTCACGAAGCCATCTACGAGTTCGTCTTCAATCCGGAGGATCACGGCGAGATCACGGATCTCATCGAGGGCAACGACATCATCGTGGAGCGCAAGGGGTCTGGACTGGACACGAAGTACAAGGTGTCGCTGGCCAAGATCGCTTCCCCGCTCAGCACGAACGAGCGGGAGATCAAGCAGGTTCTGGAACAGGCCGTTGATCTCAACAGGTTCATCAACTTCACTGACGAAGAGACGATGCGGGCTGCGTTCGGTGGTGACGACGAAGAGGAAGAGGTCGCTAAGGAGCGCAAGCGCACTCCGGTAGCGGTTGATGACGATGAGGACGAGACTCCCGCTGAGGGGGCGTCGGAAGACGATGACGAGGAGCCGACCCCGCCGGTCAAGAAAAAGAAGAAGCCCGCCCCGGCTCCAGTCGATGATGATGACGATGAGGCATCTGAAGACTCGGATGACGAAGATGAGGACGACCCCCCGGTGAAGAAGGCTAAGGCTGCTCCCGCAACGGCTACGCTCGCCGGTTTGCGGTCTCGATTGGGGCGGTAATCCCGTACCGGCCTGATCCTAGGTTTGCCGGTTCCTAACAAAAACCGGCGCTTTAATTTGGAGGAGCAGTGGCGAAGAAGGCGAAAGCTGTATCTGTTGACCTGAAGAAGATCCTCAAGGCGATGCAGGGGGACTTCTCCGACACGCTTGGAATGCTGGGTGACGGTGACGGACCTACCTCCCTCGCACCGAGCCGCATCCCTACGGGAGCTATCAATCTGGATTGGGCTACGGGAGGCGGGATTCCGACTGGCCGGATCGTGGAACTGTACTCGCGCAAGGAGTCGGAGGGAAAGTCCACACTCGCCTGTACGGTCATGAAGGAAGCCCAGAAGATGGGCGCGATGTGCTTGTACCTCGACCCGGAGCGGTCTTCGCTGGCTACCCGTCTGATCAAGCTTGGTCTGGACAAGGCTAACCTCGCGTACGGCCAGCCTACGTCCGTTGAGAATTCGTTCGGCATGGCGGATAGCTTCATCAAGAAGACGCGGGACGCAGGTCACAAGGGCCACATCGTTGTTGTCCTTGACTCGATTGCGGCCATGGACACGGAGCAGCAGCTTGAAGCGGATAAGCAGCAGGTTGCCTCTTTGGCTCGCGCCATGTCATCGAATCTCAAACCCCTGAACAAGACTGTCGCTGACTACGATGCAGTCTTTCTGGCTACGAATCAGGTCCGTCAGAACATCGGTGTCCGCTACGGCGAGACGCTGATCACTCCCGGCGGTATGGCGCTGAAGTTCTACTCCTCGATGCGGATCGAGCTTCGACGGCTGAGCAAAATCTACGACACGGCCAAGGGCGACAAGACGCAGATTGGGATCGAGGTTCGGGCCACGATCAAGAAGTCCAAAGTCGGCATGCCGTTCCTCGCGGCGGATATCAACGTCATGTTCGCAACCGGGATTGATCCGGCTGCGGCTGCATTCAACTTCGCGCTCCAGCGGCACCTGATTACCAAAGAAGGCAATAGCTTCATCTTCAAGGGAATGAAGAAGACGTTTGTCCGCGCCAAGTTTGGTGAGTACCTCGCTGAACATCCGGAGCTTGAGTCGAAGATTTACGCTGAACTGGACACGGCGCTGACTGAGGTTACCAACGTCTCCCTTGAGACCGGTGAGGACGACGAAGAGGAGACTTCAGAGGTGGGCGATGAGTAAATGGTATGAGACCACTGATGATCGTGGGCGAGAAAAGGCTTTTGTAAAGAAGATCGAAGAACGCTGTGCAGCGAAACTGGAACGCATCGGTGGACGCGAGTATGGGAACTATTGGGTGCGTGATGAAAAGGGATGCATTGCGATTGCAGATGTTAGAACACGCACCTGTAGCGTCTCCAAGTTCGGAACCCTGATAGTTAATCAAGATCGCTTTGAGCGGGTGAACGCTCTTGCCGACAAACAATCAGTGCCATACCTTATATTTTGTCGCTGGAAAGACTTCGACGGCTTCTATCGGACTAAGCGAGAGGACTTGATGTCAAGTTTGGGAGGGCGATTCGACAGAAACGACGAAAAAGACTACTGTCCAGTATACAAAATCAGTATCAAGAAGTTTGAAAGGGTATGAAGTGGCTACTCTCCTAGGAGAAGCGATGAAACGAAGAAACTTCTGGGCTAAAGTGGATGTTCGTGGTCCAGAAGAGTGTTGGCCGTGGAAACGCGCCACCACAAAGGGATACGGGGTTATTCGTTTCAAAGGTAGAAACCAATATGCTCATCGTGTTGCTTGGGAGTTCACACGGGAGTTAGAGAACGGTTCCATTCCGTCTAACATGTTTGTTTGTCATAAGTGTGACAACCCGCCGTGCTGTAATCCGGCTCATTTGTTTCTAGGTACTCACGCCGAAAATCTTAAAGACGCCGCCGAGAAGAAACGTTTCACTAATCGGCCAAACCGTAAGTTAACCTATACGCAGAGAGAGAAGATTAGAAAACGCTACCGCACTGGAAAGTGGACACAGGAAAGACTCGCGGAAGAGTATCAAGTGAGCCGTACCTTGATAGAACGAGTTGTTAATGAGTGCTAATTCATGCTTGGTGATATCAGATTCTCACTATCACAACTTCCCGTCCTTTGGGGGGCAGCGGATCCCGGAAGGAACAGCGATTCAGGACGAGCAGTCCGGGGACTCGCGCTTTCCGGGTTGCAACCAGAGGGCGGTGCGCCTCTTCAACGCGACTGAGCGGGCGTTCGCGTACGCCAAGAAGAGGGACATCAAGACGGTCTTCCATCTGGGCGACATGTTCCACACGAAGGCCAACGTCCCTCTTGCCGTCCTGAACGGCGCTACCAAGGTTTTCCTGAGCGGTCGAGCGATGGGCCTGAACTTCTACGCCCTACCCGGTAATCACGACTACGCCGGGAAGTCGCCGCGTTGGACGACCCTGCACACGCTGTTTCCCATGTACGACCTGAAGACGAGTCAGGCACCGGACCTTCGCCTGATTACTATCGGGGAGTACGTTCTCGCGGCAGTCATGGTGCCGTACATGTCTTCCAAGGCGTCGATTCTAGAGGCCCTGTCTGACTTGTGCCCGCGAGTCGCCGCTGCTCTGGAAGACGGCTCAGCAACCCACTCGGCGCTGTTCATGCACACCTCCGTTGACGGGGCGACTGTAGGCCCGCATGAGTACGTCATGCGCGAAGGCTTGAAGATGAGCGAGATTCCGTTCGCGTACTTCAACACCGTGATCTCGGGGCACTACCATAAGCATCAGCGAATGCTGCGCGGGGAAGACGAGTTCATCTATGCCGGTGCGATTGCTCAGCACAACTTCGGGGAGCGGGACTACACGCCCGGTTACCTCCGTCTCGACCTGACTCCAGAGGGCATTGATGTGGTTCAGGTCGAGAACAAGAAGACGCCCCGCTTTCATTCGTTGGTCTGCACGACCCGCGAGGAACTAGAGGCTGTCGCTGAGGAACTGAAGACGGCTGAGACCCCGGACTACGTACACATTGACTGGCAGGGCGATGTGTATCCTAATGATGTTGAGCTTCCTGAAGAGTGGGTCATTGTCGAGAAGGCTCATACCAGTGCGCTGGTCAAGCCGAGAATCGAAGTCAGCTTAACGAAGGATACGCCAGAGACACTGGTGGACAAGTACGTTGCTATGACAGCCGACCCGGAAGATTACAAAAACTTCGTTGATCTTGGACTGGAGATCATCCATGGCGGGGACGAATGATTAGTTTCAGCAGCTTGACGATCAAGAACTTCTTCTCCGTCGAACAGGCATACCTGCCGTTGGACGTTAACGGGACTGTTCTCGTTACTGGCGAGGTGCGTGGAAAAGCCTCTGCCTTCTCCAGCAACGGGGCCGGAAAGACAACGCTTTTCAATGCGCTAGTGTGGGGCCTGTTTGGTCGCACGATTCGTGATCTTCCTGAGGACGAGAATGTGATCCGTCTCGGGACGGACGAAGCATCGGTTACAGTCGAACTGCTGGTCAATGACGAACGCTTCTCCATCCAGCGCTCCCGGCGGCGTGGCAAGCCGTCGAAGCTGCGGGTTCTGAACGAGGCGGGCGAGGATGTCATCGTCGGCTCCTCTGTTGTTCAGATGTCCCGGTTTCTGGAAGACCGGATACTGCACTGCTCCTTTGATGCGTTCTGTAACACAGTGTATTTCCCGCAAGGCAGCTTCACGTTCTTTACTCAGGCGAACGATGTCGAGCGGAAGAAGATTTTTGATCGCCTCCTCGGGACAGCCGAATTCGTGGACTGGGAGAAACGGGCGAAGACGCTCAAGGTTACTTACGAGAACGCCTTGGACAACGCGGCTGCGACCCGCAAGCTTCACCAGTCCGTGATGGAACGAGACATCTATGATCGTGATCGCATTCCGGGTGCTGAGCAGGAGCTAGCGCGACGGCGTAAGAACGAACTGGAAAACCTCGGTCTTGAGGCCGTCTCTCCCGCTGCCGTACAGGCGAGTCTAGCCAAAGCGCGGAAGCAGGAGAAGGCTGCGCGAGCGGCTCTAGAGGCTGGTAGTGCCCAGATGGCGTCTAGGACGGCTCTGGAAGCCCGTCTGAACGATTTGAAGGCCCAGCAGAGCGCTGCGCGGGATACCTACAACAAGGTCTACAACAAGCTGACAGCCGTTAAGGCGCTGGCCGAAGCCGGTAACTGTCCAACCTGCTTTCAGGACATCTCCCCCGGTCGGAGTAAGACGGCTGTGAAAGAGTTTCTAGTAGATGTTACCGCTCGGAAGACGGAGTTGGATGCGATTGAAGCGAAAGTGGCTGAGATCGTGTTACCAGAGCGGGTTCGGGTCGGTGATCTCCGCGACGACCTGAAGCAGATTGAGGCCAAGGTCAAGGATTTGGAAGACGAGCTTGAGGCCATCAAGACTCAGGCGACTGATTACGAGAAGGCACAGGCCGTGGTCGAGGCTCGCTATCAGGAAGGCTTGGCGAACTTTCAAGCGCGGACGGCAGCGCTGAACGAGAGGATTGAGTCCGCTCAGGAACTGATTGCTGGGTATGACAAAGAGATCGCGGAATTGACCGCCTCTGTCCGTCAAGCAGCATTCTGGATTACGGGGTTCGGGCCGAAGGGGATCCGCTCCCTGATCTTTGAGAACATCATGCCGTACCTGAATGAGCGAGCTAACCACTACAGCAGCATCCTGACGGACGGGACTATCGAGATCAACATCAGTGCGACCTCCAAGCTCAAGAGCGGGGATGAGCGGGAGAAGATTTTCGTCTCTGCCGTCAACTCTGACGGTGCCTCCGTCTACGAAGGCAACTCGGGTGGCGAGCGCAAGCGGGTTGATCTCTGCATCCTTCTGGCGCTTCAGGATCTCATCCTCAACCGCAGTCAGGGGTCTATCCGTCTTTCCGTCTATGACGAGCTTCTGGACGAACTGGACGAAGAGGGCATCGAGCGGGTTGTCGAGCTTCTCAAGGAGCGCGGGCAGAACCAGCCGGTGTTCCTGATTAGCCACAACGCTGCACTTAAGGGGTTCTTTGAGGACACGATGGTGGTTGTCAAGAGGAACGGTATCTCCAAAATCGAATCAGCTTAAGTTTTCAGAGAAATTGATGGGCTATCTGTTAGATAAATAGATAGTTACCTCGTAATGACTGTAACAAACACCTGTAAGCGATGTGAAACTCCAATCCCAAGGCGCAAGCAGTTCTGTAAAGATTGCTACCGGGGTGGCTCCGCAAAGCCATTAAAGACTTGCGCTCGCTGTACAAAGCAGTTCCGAGGACGCCCTAACACCAAGTATTGTTCTGCGTTCTGTCGAAACGAACAGAACATCCTCGATAAGCTGGCGCGGTCTGGAACCGAGATTGTCACAGAAAAGACTTGCTCATCGTGTAAAGTAACAAAGCCCGCCTTCAAATTCGTCCCAAGCGGTTACTCCAAAGACGGTATTCGTTCGCGTTGTCGTGATTGCGATAAAGAGAAAAATCGCAAGTGGCGAGAGATTACTCCAGACTATAAAGAGCGGGCTAGAGAAAATAACCTGCAAAGAAATTTCGGAATCTCTGTAGCCGAATACGAAGCGCTTTTGAAGTTTCAAGGAAATGCTTGTGCCATCTGTGGCTCCCCGCCCCCAGAAGAGGGAAAGAAGAGGTTTGCGGTAGATCATGATCACGCTACTGGTGAGATCCGTGGTCTCGCATGCCTTATTAAGTGCAATAAGCTAATGATTGGTTACCATACCGTAGAAACAGCTAAGCGAGTTTTGGCATATCTGGAGAACCCGCCCGCACGGGATTTCTTTGGTGGTGTCAAAATCGCTGAACGCTCAAAAAATACTGGGCGCAGAAGAAATATAACGCTTCACCCCCTCCCGAAGCGTTAACCCGATCAGGAGATCCCCGTGACAGAAGAAGTCTTCATCCCACCCGTTGGCACCCTAGTTCTCTGCGACACCCAGCAGCTTTTCTTTGGTTGCCGAGACGCCTACGGTCCAACCATGCGTACTGACTTCAAGAAGCTCAAGGAGCTAATTGACGCGCAGCTAGCTGACGACCCACCTAACTCATGGGCTGATTACCAAGCCTATGTAATGGCGTACCAGAACTACAATGTTACTAACTTCACTTCGATGCTGAAGCACTTCAACTACAGCATCAAGAAGAAGGATGTCGCCACGTACGAGTCTGGTCGAAACACCAAGGAGCATTCCTGCTCGACCGAGATCATCGCAGACGCCGTGATCAAGCAGGACCGTTATCAGCGCTTCATCTTCATTACGGGCGAAGGCGGCATCCTACACGCTGTCCGTACCCTGAAGGCTTCCAACAAGACGATCTGGGTAGTAGCCTTCCCCGGTAGCCTAAACCAGTCCTTGGCCGCAGAGGTTGACCGAACCCTGCTGCTCTCCGAAAACATAGTCTGGACTCCTGAGCGCGAGCGCACCATGGCGGCACAGCGACAGGCGGCAACAGTGAATGAGTGAGGAAACCCCACCCACAGAAGCGCTGTCGGAGCCAGAGAAGACTCGGATTCAGGCTCAGACACTGTACGTCTGTGGTTACTCACCGCTTGTCATTGCCAAGCGACTCGGGCTTAAGGTTGCTCAGATTGATTCATGGATCCGTCTGGGCCGGTGGGACCAGTCTCGGGAGAAGGCTCGTCGCGCAGTTGACAAGAAGATCCTTGCAACAGTCAAGAGCAATGCGGCAAGATTAGTAAGTGAACAGCTTGGTCAGCTACGGTGGATCCAAGCAAAGCTCTTTAACAACCTACGTGGTTTGGATCGAAACGGTCGGCCTATTCTCGATGCAGACGGTAACCCGCTCGGAGAGCTAAACGTTCTCAACGCATTCGATGCCGTTCAACATCTAATCAGTGCCAACCGGTTGACCAAAGACTGGCTGATGCAGGTTCTTCCGTCGATCAGTGAGGCGTTGCCGAACATTGACCCGGCAGACCTTCAGCTTGTTGCTCGTACGGATCGTCAGCCTCCTGCGGCTGAAGAAGAGCCACCAAACTCACACAGGACTCGCGCTAAGAAACGTGCGGCTGGGAAACGGTCACCAGCCGCTGAGAAGGTACTAGAAAAGACCGGTAAGATTTTGTCGTTCGACAAGGAGACAGGTAATGGACAGGAACGGAAGTAACGTAACAGGGTTTCGCACTCCCGCTGGCTCTAGTGACGCCACGCGAAAGCTACGACAGGAAGCGGAACGCCGAGTAACAGCCGGTGAGCTAGCCAAAAACTTCCTTGAGGTGCAGCGCGGGTTTGAGCGCATCAGCAGCGCACTCAATGACCGGACTGTACGCATCGAGGCACTCCTGAAGACTCTGTATGAAGCCGGGATTGTGCAGGAAACTGCCTTCAAGGCAAATCTCGGTGGGTTGAAGAAGATTCAACTGTTTGTTACCAACATCATCAGCGACTCCAAGCTGGACATGCTGGCCAAGGTCAAGTCAGTCGTTGAGTTCAACAAGAAACAGCCGGATGACTTCAAGATCAAGGACAGCTACTTCCCGGTCCGGAACTATCTGGTCCTGAATCCGGACAAGCTTTCGCTGGATGAGGTCGGTGAGATCGCGCTGGCCTTCGGCTTCACAGCGGAAGATGTAGACAAGATCATGGCTGACGCCAAGGTGGTTGAGGCCCAGAACGAAGAAGAGGTTCCGAGTGCTGAACAAGTCCCGGAGCCATAACGTCTACCCGCATCGGCGCTGGACGGACGACGAGGCGAAGGACATCATCCGTCGATTTGGCGAGGCAATCGACGCCATCCCGGAGCTACGGGAGGGGTGTCTGTACTTCATCGGTCTGTCCGTGCCGACAGATCAGGTCAGTGAAGACGACCAGCCGATTACCAGAACTGCCCACTACATGACCGGCCATCCCCATACGGCTGTTCTGGTCGGTAACGGCATGGCGACAGTTTACCCCATCCTCCTGAGCGAGATGGCTGGCTTTCTTGGGAAGCTGGCCATCGCCCCGGCGGTTATCCAGCTAGTCGAGGATCTGGAGGAGGAAGCTCCCCCGCTAATCACCATGCCAGAACTGAAGGGACAAAAGCCCAGTTGACATGTTCCCGGTAACCCTTTAAACTCCGAGACCCAAAGTAACAGGGGTTAGGCCCCAAAAGGAGTAACATGGCACGTAAGGCTAAGGAAACTGGGGGTCGAGGGGCGCAGATTGCGTTGGCTCGATTGACCCCGCAACTGGGAACAGCGACCTTCAACAAGGCTGCGCTGGATGGGATGGGCGGTCCCACCAAGGTCATCTTCTACGACCTTGGGAACGCCAAGGCTATCGTTCAGCCGTACCGCAAGACCGACTCCACGGTGTTCGATACCCTCAAGACCAAGAAGATCCTCGTAACGGGACGGCTCTTCTCCCTCTCCACCCGTAACGGTACGGCAGTATTCCGTACCCCGGCGTGGCTCAGGAAGCTGAAGGGCACCGTCGTTCACCAGCCCGTTGAAGGCATCAGCATCCGGGAGCTTCCGGAGTGTCTGTACTTCGACTTCGCCAAGGCGGCAACCACCTCCATGGAGTCGCTGTCGGCCATCGTTCAGGCGACCGGCAAGCAGACTTCGATCATCGAGACGTACGAGGACACCTTCCTCCGCATCCCGAAGAAGACCGGGGAGGTTGAGAAGCCGAAGGCGAAGAAGGCCAAGCCGGTGAAGGCTGCGAAGAAGGTCAAGGCTGCACCTGTGCAGGTTGAGGCCGAGGAGACGGAGACGGAAGAGGTCGAGACGCCCGCTCCTACTCCCAAGAAGAAGGTCGCTGCCCCTCCGGTAGCAATCAAGAAGGCCATCCCGGCGACTCTTACTACGTCCGAGGACGAAGATGAAGAGTGGACCGAGGAGGAGGCCGAAGAGGCGGCAGAGGAAGAGAAGGCCGTCCCTCCGGTAACAACGCGGGTCCGGTCCAGCCTTCGTAACAGGTAATCAAAGTTTGGGGACGAATTGGCAAGGTTCATTGTTAACCAGACGCAACCGGGATAAACCGCCAAAGGCATATATACAGCCCCGCCACGGCCCCGGCCAAGATCATAACCCTGAGCCGCGACTTTCTGGTTGAAGGAAACGTCACCTAGTCCGGATAGCTACCGGCGATGGTATTTGACGAGCGGTGTCCCCAAGTTTTTTAGGCCGGGAGTAACGTCCCGGCCTTTTCTTTTGCTTGACTCAGGTAACCCCATCCTTCAAAATTCCTGTAACCCTCAAACATGGCTTTTAACCAAGGAGGTTTTATGGACGCACCAATTGTGTGCCCAACATGTGGGTCTACGTATCAGGCACGAACGTACTCTAAGCGGAAAGACGACGGAACGCTGGAAGCCAATGTCCATATTGACACCCGCTGCCCCGTTTGCTTGCAACGACAACTGGAAGGTCAGACACCCCAGACACCGGTCCGCAAGCCTCTGGGGGATTGATTGGCTAAGAACGCAGAAGAAGCCTACGCATCCCTGCTAGCGTTCAAGGACTCCCCGTCTGAGGACGCGCACAACGCCGCCTACGAGAAGCTAGATCCGGTCATCGAGATCGCTGTTCGACAAGCGTTCTCCCGGTGCCCAGCGCGGCACATCCTAGATGATCTCCGTCAGGCAGCGCGGCTGCGCCTGTTCCAGCTACTCCCCAAGCTATGTGACCTATGCGACGGGCCGGAATACTACTTCCGCCTAGCTATCCAGATCGCACGACGGGCCATGCTCTCGGAGTTTGCCCGGTTACGCCGTCAATCGTTTCGTGAGGTCAGTCTTCAGGACCGGGCCACCGGGACGACAGACGAAGGCGCGACTTACGACGACGTTCTTGAGCAGCCAACTGCCGATCCCTTCGTTGCCCTCAACCATGAGTTCGATGCGTTTGAGCAGCGCTTGCTGCTAGACCAGACAACGGGTGTCATCTATAGCCGCGTCAAGCGGGAGCTAGTTTCGATGTTTCGCTCATCTGACTACAAAGAAGCCGCAGTCTTCACGCTCCTGATGTTGTTCAAGGGCCACGATCCCTCACCGTCTTGGTTACAGGAGACATGGGGAATCAAGGAGCCAGAGCGGATGCGGCAGTGGGTCATGATTGTCTTACGACGAGTGATTAATGAATAAAGCACATGATGTCCTAGAGGCCGCGCTGCCGCTCAAGCCGCCCGTTCCGGACGATAGCTATCCCGAACTGGTAGAGACGATGGTGGGCATGCTGGCCGACGCCAATCCGGTACTTCGCATCCTGCGCGACTCCTTCGATCCAGTAGGCGTCATCAAGTTCATTTCGATGTTCAATGGCATGGAAGTAACCATCCAGTCCCGCGCCTACTGGACAACGGTATTTCGAGACGCGCATATCCATATGGTCTTGCGGCTGACTCCGAAGAAGGAAGACGAAGCGGCATGGCGAAAAGCCGTCCTCGCGCTGGCCCGGAAGTACAACCTGCCGCCGAAGGTGGTTGTCAAGATTTCAACCAAGGTGCGGGCTGCGATCAACAAACGGAGCGTGTATGAAGAGACTCAGATTGATGCTAGCTAGGTTACAGGCTTTTGGTCGTTTGCTCTGGGCGACCTTCAGCGCCGAACCGGCTGACATCACGATCCATAATTGCTACACCTGTCTTCGACCGTTAAGAGAGTGGAGAGCTAATGCCGCCTACAAATTTCTCGCATGTCCTCATTGGCACCATGCTGTTGTTATCGTTCTTGGGGCTGACGTTCGCGGTAGCGATGTGGTCGTGGCGGCTCTACCGGAGGCGCGAGCTATGGCGCGAGAAATCGGGCCTTAAGGCTCTCTTTGTCTCCTGTAACACGGAGGAGTCAGTCAAGGAACTGAAGGCTCTCCGTCGCGCCGGATTCAACACGATTGTTACCTCCAGCCCGCCGACCGTCTCGACGTTGGAGAATGCCAAGAAGGCGGGGCTGGGTGTCATCGCGTACATCTCGACCGCTTCGGCCAAGGCGTTGTCTCAGGACCGCCAAGCGTATCGGCTGCTGCGGCAGATTACGACGGCACCTAACTTCATGGGATTTCACTACGCCAACGAAGCCGGTGTCGAGGGTCGTACCTCGGCATTCGATCAGAGGTACACGTACTCGCTCCTGAAGACGATGTTTCCCTCTGCTCTGGCAATCACCTTCCTGCGCGTCGTTCTCGGGAAGATTGATGAGAAGTTTCTGGACGAGTGCTTCTGCCCGGAAGCAACCGATCTGGTGGTCCCGTACTTTTACCCGGTCGGGGAGACGGCGCTGGGGGATGTTAAGAACGAGTTCCTCTGGGAGACGACGTTGAACAGCCTCCTCCTGCCGGTCTACATTCGGCTTCAGTCGTGGTCGCTCCGATGGGGCATCGTCCGGCCCGTCATGCCCATGCTTCAGGGCTTTGAGGAGCCAGAGTACCCGGTGGATGACCGATTCATCGCCCGCCAAATGTCTGTCTACACCCATCTCTGGCCGATTCGGGATGTACTGGTAGGCGGCACGGACCGGATTAAAAATTCAAGGCTTTTGGAGCAGGTAACCGCTGCGCTTCGATTCTTAAGGTGACTCTCGGGTAGGCAGGTAGAAGTTGGATGTGGAGGCTTTAGTTGCTGAGATTTTTCTCGGTCAGATCACTCCATAAAAAGTGTCCTGCCGCCGTGTGACCGGCGCTCTCCCCGCCACAGGGGATCTGATGTTGTGTGGGGTGACCATCCGAATTCCTCACCCCGAGAGTCATTTTTGTGGTAATCTGGAGGTTACATGACGATGCCTAGTTGGATCATCCGTTGTTCGCATTGCGGTCGGCAGATCCGTGTGGAGTCAATCTCCTACACGAATGAATGCCCCGCCTGTTCCAACGTTCTACCTCCAGTGGATCTGAGTCGCCTCACGTTGCCCAAGGGGAAAGAGGAAAAGGCCCCCTTGCCAGTACCGGAGGCTAACAAGCCGGTGGATCAGCCTGAAGAGACAGCCTCTGTCGTTGTGCCCGAGATGGTAGATGACGATCAGGGGTTCGATCTGGGTGGCGTCCATTTGGATGATGAGGATGCGTGAGAAAATGGGTGCTACTGTTTCTCGTCTATAGCGCAACTGGTCTCTACGTTTTCGATCTCCGGGCGTCTCCAAAACCTATCGTCCATCTTCCCCCACTCCCGCAACGGGAGGTCTCGCCTGTCGTTCGCCTGACAGGGGAGCTTCTGAAGAATCCCCATGCCCGGACTTCGCTGGGGAACCGTGTTCCCGCTGTCGCGGCCAAGATCATGGACCTGTCAGATCGTTACCGGGATGACGGTGTTACCCCGGCCATGCTCCTCGGTCTGATCGAAGTCGAGTCAACCTTCAACGCCAATGCGATCTCCCACAACGAAGCGGGGGAGAAGGTTGCTTACGGGTTGATGCAGGTAACCCAGAAGACTGCGACTCCCTATCTCCGGGACATGGGTGTTTCGTGGAGCGAAGCGGTTGCTCTGGATCCCCTTCGGAACCTCGATGTAGGCGCGGCCCATTTCGCTTCCCTCCACCGCCGGTTCAAAGGCAACCTCCTGCTGGCTAGCTTGGGGTACAATCAGGGAGAGGGTGCCGTTCGTGCGGGATATGCCGTACCGGGCTACGAAATCAAGGCGAATCAGGCCATCTGGCGCTGGGCGCGACTGGGTTTCTAGGCCCCTTTTCCCTCCGTTTTTGAGGCCCCTTTTCAGGGGCCTTTTCCTTTTTCTTCGTATTTGTTGATTCTAAAGGACTTAGAATTGCACTCTACCTATTGACATCGTAGTGTGACTCAAGTAACATTCTCCCTGTCGAAAGGACCGCCAATGTAAACCCTAAGGAAACAGCCCCCCAGAAATGCGTGAGGCACAGTGACGACGGGGAACCTCCTCGGTTCCAAAGGTCACAGGCGGGGCGGTGATGAAGAGGGAGCGGAAACGCTCGGGCCAAGGTCGGCAAAGATCGAGGGCAACGCGGTAGACGGTTCCACAAGGGGAGCCGCCTAATGGGGAACGCGGATGAAATTCCCTCTCTTTTTGAACGCCCGAAGTTGCAAGACTTCCCGCTGTCCGTGGGGAAAGCAGTGGTGAGGAAACCACGGTCTTGCTCGGGAGTCGGGCGTTCAAATGGAGGTCTCAAAATGATGGCCTATCGGGTGTGGATGATTGATGAATCGGTGACGCCTTCGGCTCCCATGTACCCGGTCAGCCGGAAGTTCTCGACCAAGGAAGCGGCTGAGATTTACATGGAAATGTATTACGGTCAGGTGGCGCTGGAGATCATGTACTCCGACGAAGATGAAGGCGAAATGAACGTTCAGATGTTCCTTAAGGGGGTAGCGTGAACAAGTTTGCTGCGGAAGAGCTTCTGTACCAGAAAGCCGATGCGGCGGGTCGGGATGCGGCGGCGAGATGCAAGCCGGTTCCGATGATCGTGGGAACGCCTACGACGCCCTTCGGCAACGACATGGACCCTGCGAAGCCAACGTACTTTGTCGAGGGCGGCGTCTGCGGGTTCGCGTGGGTGACGATCCGCCCCGCTCGGGGAAAGTTCGTCAGCTACCTGAAGTCCAAGGGCCTCGGCAATGTCGGGTACTACGGTGGCTACCAGATGTCATCGCGGATGATGACGCAGAGCATGGCAGTCAACGAAGCGTACTGCGAGGCGTTCGCCAACGTCCTGCGGTGCTTCGGAGTCAAGGCGCACTCAGAATCGAGGATTGACTGATGAGACAAGATCCCAGACTCAAGTATCGGTTGGTTCAGGTTGGCAACGGGTTCACGCGGGGCGGCGACAAGCTTTACAAAACCGCGCCTCTCGCTGAGGCTGCGCGGCGACGGTCTGGTGATTACAGCCTCAAGGTCGAAGAGGTTCCCGCTCCCGGTTGGATGTGGGCGGACTGCAACGGCGAGGCCCACAGCAACCCGCACATTGATCATTGCTCGGTCTGCATGCCCCTGTGGGGGCGGATGCTGGTCAAGGATCCGGCGGTCGCGGAACGGTTGGGGGAGATTGAGAACGCCCTGAGTCCTGAGAATCTTTACTGGGACGGCGAGCGCAACCGTGGAGATGCCCTGCGGGCCAAGCGGTTGCTGCTGGCCGAAAAGAAAAAGCTGGGAGGCTGACATGGAGACGATGAACTACCGCCACGGTGGCCCTTGGGATCGTGGCTCTGCTGACGCCTACTACGGGCGTGGCCGTGATCCGCACTGCTACGAAGATGCAAGCTACTCGTCAAAGCGCATCGAAGCGGCTGACATGACCCCGGAGCAGATCGCGGAGTACAACGACGGTTTCGATTCAACGACTGATCGAAAGGAGTGGTGACCATGGCGGTCATTCTGAAAAAGGCTGGCGTCGAGGAGACGCTGTACGCGGGCGCGGTCCTCGGTCTCGGTTCGGCCAGCTTCAACGACGGTTACGACGCAACGTACTTCGCTGAGGTCTGGGATGCGGCTACCGGGCAGATCAAGACGGTCTCCTACAGTTGCACGATGTCTGCGGCCTCGGAGAACGGCAAGGCGTGGATCGACGCCACCCCGGAGGTCCGGGAAGCCTACGCGGCCTCGATTGAGCCGCGCCTGTTCGCGGAGAAGCTCGGGACGGCTGAGTACGAGGCATGCAAGGTGCGAAAGGGTGACGAGGTAGTTGTCGCTCGGGGCCGCAAGGTCAAGAAGGGAACCAAGGGAATCCTGTTCTGGACCGGCGACGGCAAGTTTGGTGTCCGGGCTGGCGTCAAGGATGCGGCTGGCGAGATTCACTGGACGGCGCTGGACAACCTCGATGTCGTGGAGCCGCGCTGGGTGGATCGGGAGGCCGTGAAGCTGGCGGCGAGGAACGAAGCCCGCAGGATCGCGGGACTGGAAAGGATGGCGGCATGAACAAGCAGGTGGATGTCTACGTGAGGAACGAGGGAACGATCTTTACCTTCAACCCCCGGACGGACGCGGCCAAGGAGTGGATCGCTCTGAACGTCGCTGAGGATGCCCAGTGGCTGGGGAATCAGTTGATCGTGGAGCATCGGTACGCTCGGGATCTGGCGGCGGGGATGCAGGAGGAAGGGCTGGTGCTGGCGTGATCTGGTCTGCACTGGATCGTGGCAGGAACGCGCTGCCGACCTTTCCGATGAACGATTCGGAGGCATGCGTACGCATCGCGGTTAACACCGTCTCCAGCCTGATGACTCAATTGGAGGCGGAACACAAGTCAAACGTGGCGCTTCAGGAGGAGTATCTTGGGGCAAGCCACGACGAGTATCGGTGCGAGACTTGTGCTTTCTTGGAGGAGTTGAGAGCATGAAACCCATCATGAAGTGCGGTTGCGTGGCCATGGGGTCTTGCAGCCGCCTGAACGGGGTTGAGTACAACCCGCCGATTCCGTCCTGCATCACTCACGACTGCATCGAGGTCGCCCCTGCGGCCCCGGATCTGACGGGGCGGGTGGCAACGTGCGGTCTGAACTGCAAGAGTCAGCGGCCCTCGTCTCTGGATCTGGCGTTCTTTGAGTACCGGCCTAACCGGGAAATGGACTCGTACTACTGTGGGTGCCGGGGGTGGGATTGATGATTACCGTGCCGGAAAAGAGTGAGGATGGGCGCTTCCTGTGTTCTGGGTGCGACGATTTTTTTGAGGAACGAAACGGTGACATTCTCGACAACGGCCAGTTCTGGTGCGAGGAGTGTCAGGATAAGGAGGAGAATGAAGATGCCTGAGCAGGTGGATGCATGGCTGATCGGCAGCTTGGCGGAGGGCGAGGCCAGCGTGGAGTTTGAACTGGTCTCCCCGGCGGCGTGGTCTTTCGCCAAGGCGTTCCTTCTGGACGGGCGCGGTTACCTCCATGCCGATTACGGCACGGTCGAGGTCGCCGGGAAGGACGCGCTGACGGTTCTGCGGGACATGAAAATGGCAGGGTTGAAAATCAAGTAACACTGGGGTAACATGCCCCAATCGAAAGGAAGTAACAATGCAAACTGCGAAGCTTTCCCCCCCGGTAACCCAGAAGCGGACTCCCCGAAAGGTCGCGGGGACCGTGACGGTCAAGATCAAAAAGGTGAACTACGTCGAACTGATGGAGAAGGCCGTCTCTGGCAAAAAGGACCGGGAGGCCATGGCTCAGGTGATCGAAGGGCTGATTAAGCCTCTGGAGGTCGCTGGAGCGCCGGAACTGCTGGACTCAGAGGCGGCGGAGCGGTACGTCGAACTGGATACTCAGGCCAAGGAAATCAAGGACGAGATGGACAATCTCAAGGTCACGCTCTTTACGGAGGCGGCAGAGAACGAAGTGATCCGGTTTCGTGTGGATCGTAACGTGTCTCTGATGATCGTGGACTCTTCCTCCTCAAAGGTCGATACCACGCTCCTGACCCCGGCTGAGGAGCAGATGTACACGGCTCTCAAGGCCAAGGCGACGGTTTCCTCCCCGGTGCTGGCGATCAAGCGAGGGAAGTAACATGTGGTGGTACGTAGGGTTTCTGGTGGTCGCTGGAATCGGTCTTTACGTCGGCTTGAGTCTTACCCTTGCGGGTGATGCTCCGCCTTTCATACGAGGGAAGTAACTCTTGAGACAGCAAGACCGCCACTTATTTTTTGGCGGTCTTGCTTTTGATTGGAGGTACAAGTGAAAAATCTAGTTGGCAAATCGGTGAAGTTGAAACTGCAAGGATTGGACGGTAATGCATTTAATCTCCTAGGCAAATTTCAGCGACAAGCTCAGAAAGAGAAGTGGACGAAGCAGGAAATCAACATGGTGATGGATGAAGCTTCAGCGGGGGATTACAACCACTTGCTGCAAGTCCTCATTACTCACACAAAGGGGTAACATGTTTGAAATCAAGTTTGAAACTGACAACGCGGCTTTCGAGGATATGGATTACGGATTTGAGGTTGCCAAGCTGCTCCGCGAGATTGCGGACAAGCAGGAACGGTGGCGCTCCCCGGACGGCATCGAGCATCCGGTGATTGATACCAACGGTAACAAGGTCGGAACGTGGAGGGCAACACAGTGAAATTGAAATGGTATGACGTTGGGGTGCTGGTGTGCTTGGTGCTTCTCCTGCTTCTCTTTCCGTGTTTCGTAACCGCTTACGTCGAGACTCAGCGGGAGCGGATCATGGTGGATCACATGAAGCGGGTTGCGGAGTTTGCGGCGTTGGTTCAAAAAACGGGTATCGGCCCAGCGAATCTCTCGCCAGCGGATCTGGCCCAGTTTCGGTATCTGGCTCAGGAGTTGAAAACAGAAGCCAACATGTACGAACAGGCTGTACAGGCCGGGAGATAACATGAGAATTACACCTCTAGCGGTTCCGGAATCAGGTCCGTATCGTATGGCGGCGGTTAATCAAACTACAGGGGCGCTTTACGCAGAACAAATCTTTGAGAAGAAAGAGGATGCGATTGCGAAAGCGCAGTATTGGATGAATCGTGGGTTCGCCGGTTCGGTCTATGACGCTCAAGGTCGGTGTCACGAAATTTTTGTAAAGGAAGAAAATGAAACAGAGAAAGACTAAGGCAGAGAAGGCGATGGACAAGGCAATCGAGACTGAGTACTACCGGCAAGGCAACGGCGTACAAATCTCCATCATGGATATTCCGAAGCTGTGGAATGATGTTCGGGCTGACATTACCCCGCTTCCGGACCTTCCGGCTCGGCCCATCGAGGTTGCGATGCAGAATGCAATCTCCAAGTATCGGGTGAACTGACCTACAAAAGAGGTCATATGACCGCATAAAGAGGTCAACGAAAGGAAGTAACATGTTTAAGGACGGAGATATCGTCAAGGTCAAGGTCGGCGGTGAGGAGATGGTGGGCAACATCGTGACTGGTCAGGATCGTCGGGCGGTGATCAACGGAACGCTCCATTCTGGCAAGGTCATGGTCGCTCTCCAGTTCGCGTCAGGCGTCAAGGGTCGGAAGTACGTCATGTTGGATGCGGCGAAGGTCAAGCCGTTCACGCTAGGCGCGGTGAAGCCGTGAATCTTCAGCGTTGTACGAAATGTAACAAGTTGTTTTCTGATGATATTCATGATCCGACTTATTACGGTGCTGTGAGTCGAACGTGGCATCCGTTTGAAACCGAAAAAATTCTTAAGGCCGGTGAGTGGTGTTGCGTTGTTCTTTCTAATAATGCAACTTGTCTCCAGCCCAAATCGGAACACGCGCCGGATCATGTTTTCTACCCCGGTGTCGTGGATGTTTGGGCCGGTACAGGAAAGCCAGTTCATGAGGTTTCCGATAACGACGGGAATTCGGACGCTATCGCTCGGGAGATTGTGGAGAAGTACGGCAACGGTCCGAAGCAGGATCTTCAGGACGCAATCGCTGTTGCCATTCAAGAGGCGAGAACGGCATGACACTCAAAACTTTGGCTAAGGATGTTTTTTACGCGCTGGTGGGGTTCATCGGGATAATGATTTTTCTCACCATCGTTTTTTCGTTGAAACCGTAAAGGAAGAAAATGCTACCTAGACTCAGTACTACGCTGGCCTCTCCCGGAGAGGCGACGGATATCAAATCCGGCTGGATTACCGAATGCAAATATGACGGGCTGCGAGTTCTCGCTTATCGCGAGATGGGCCAAGTCCGGCTGGTAGGAAGATCGGGCAACGACGTGACGCGGCGGTTTCAAAAAGTTGCTCGGGCTGTCCTTGACATTCCGGGGGATGCTCATATCTTCGACGGCGAGCTTGTCACCTTCGATCCAGACGGTGTGAGTAAGCTTCATCTCGTTTCCTCCCATGGTGATGAATCAAACGCTGTGTACGTCATGTTCGACGCTCCGTTTCTGGACGGGGTTGATCTTCGACGGCAACCGCTGTCGGCTCGGCGTGAAATGCTGGAGCAGAAGTACAACACCGTTGTGTCGCCTTCCCTGATGCTTGCTGAGCGGTTTGACAGTCACGCGCCTACGGCGTTCGCGCATGCGAAGGCGCTTGGTCTGGAAGGCATCGTCGCCAAGGATCCCGCTGGCCTGTACACGGAGGATCGCTCGACGCGCTGGGTGAAGCTCAAGGCGCTGGAGGAGGATGTGTTCGATGTCATCGGGTACACCAAGTCAGAGAAGCGCGGCTTCTCGGCTCTGATGGTGGCCGATGGGGACCGCTACATGGGGAGGGTCGGCACCGGGTTTAATGCCTCGGATATTGCGTCCCTTGGCTCCCAGATGGCCAAACTGGCAACGCCTAGGCCCTCCATCCCCCCGCCCGTTCCTGTGCCTTCTGGGGCCGTCTGGCTGAAACCCGGCCTCCGGGTACGTGTGGAGTACCTTCCCGGCAAGGACCATCTTCGGTTCCCTGTCTACCTTGGGACGGAAGCCCCCTAGAATCAATGGTTTACAAGTAGTTGACAACGGCCCCTTATTGCACTACACTACACCTGCGATTGAGTTAGTGGTTCCTTGAAATTGTTCCCCCGGTCAAGCGGCTCGAAAGGTCGGACGGACAGGGGAGCTAGGACGCTGGGGGCGCTGAAAGATGCGCCGGGGCTGGCTCCGGTTGGCCCAAGAAAAAGCGGATGTAACACCGGTCTCTCGGTCCCCGATAGCAAGGGGGGCTTGAGACGGCCCAAGAAAGGGCGGTGGCACGACCCCGACTGAAATTCCCGGCTTGGAAAATAGTCAAATCTTAGAGGGCGTGAAAACTTCGCGCCTTCTTTAGAGTTGATTAATGAAAGGAAAGGAAAAAATATGAGACAGCGTGGCTTCCGGGTTCAGTATCGAAAGGGTGCGATCAAGCAGTCGCGGATTTTTGTCGGACTGGATAACGAGACGATTGATGCGGCGATGCGGTTTTCCAAGGACATGGCGCGGGAAGGCTTCTTGGTCTCCGACCCGCTTCCGATGTACCGGTCAGCGCTGCTGCCGTCTCTGTCCGCACGGATCCCGTTGATGAAAAAGGAGAGCAAGTAAATGAAACTGATGACGAAAGAAATCATGAAGAAGCTGCCCAAGCTTTACAGCCAAGAGAAGGTTGCGGATCCGATGGCGATGGTGAAGTTTTTCGACCCGTGTGGAAGCTGGACTTGGTACGCGACTGAGGGTGAGCCGGTGGGCGATGACTTTCGCTTCTTCGGGTTGGTCAAGGGCCATGAGGCTGAGCTTGGTTACTTCATGCTGAGCGAGCTTCAGAGTGTGCGCGGTCCGTTGGGTCTGGGAATCGAACGGGATCTGTATTTCAAACCGAAACCGCTGAGTGAGGTCAAGTAATGTCGGCTTACATCGTTCCCAAAGTTCAGATCGACGCTCTGGTGATGGGGGCTGAGTTCTTCCGTCAGCAAGCGTACGGTCCGTTCAAGTATCGGTTTCAGGGGGAGCGGAAAACGCTCGGAGTGGATGTCTCGGTACAGGAGTTCGGTCAGATCCTGTGGAATGAGAACTACAAGAGCGTGAACGCGCTCTACGACGAAAAGGACGAGGCTCCGATTTACCAGTTCTCGCGGCTTCCCGGTTCGCCTTCGCTGGCCAAGATTGCGGCGGCGGTTCGGAACTATGAGTACCAGTCCTGCGAGCATCCGGACTGGCAGAAGAGCGAGGCGTACGCGATCTGCGAGAGCATGCGCGAGTCGATTGTGCGGCAGGTTTCTTCGGGTGACTGGGGCGTGGATGGTCCTGATTACTTCCTGACTGAAGAGCAGCGGAAAGTTTTCGCTGGAAAGGTGGCGTAAGTGGCACGAAAGGCAAAGCTGGTCATCCCGACTGAGGGGGCGATGATGCTTGATGAAATCGAAAAGCGGTTGCTCCTCCCAGTCGGCTCTCTGGAGCTTCCGAAAAGCTTCACGCTCCCCCGGTACGATTCGGACGGCGTGATTCACACTGAAGAGGATCCGAACTACCGGTCCAACCCGGAGTACGTTCCGGAAATTGATCCCACCTACGTGATGCAAGTCGAGCAAGCCACTTTGGCGCTGATCGCGTGTGAGTCTGGCGTTCCGACTCAGGCGTACGGGGTCTCGGGATCGGGCAAGACGACGTTCTGGGAGCAGTTCGCTGGGCGGCTGGGCCGCGAGCTTCGCGTCATCCAGTGCCTCAAGGGCATGACGGAAAAGACGCTGCTCGGCAAGCAGGATTTCGTGTCGGATGAAAAGGGAACGCGGACGCCGTTCGCGCTTGGCCCGCTTCCGTCCTACATTTCCTACCCCGGCGCTATCGTCCTGCTGGACGAGCAAGACGTTCTGGACGATGCGGTTGGTTTCGTCCTTCAGCCGCTGCTCAAGCGCGGCGGTGTTCTCCGCATCTCGGAGCTTGGTGACAACGGCAACATCTACCCGGCTGAGAATGTCTGGGTGGTCTCCACGACGAACACGGTCAACGGCGTGGACGAAACTGGGACGTACACTCGTACGCTTCAAGACGCTTCGCAGGTTGACCGGTTTCTCTGTAAGATCCCGTTCCCGCCGCCCGACGAGCGGAAGATTCTCAAGGGCAAGTGGGGCGAGTTTCTTGCGGATGAAACGATTGATGCACTGGTTCGGTTCGCCCATGGGTTCAGGCAGTCGCCTGAGCTTCAGTCGAACCTGTTTTCCACGCGGCGTCTGGTCTTCATCGGGGAGATTGCTGCCAAGTACGGAAGCACGGAACTGGCGCTCCGTACCGCTCTGTTCAACGAGTTGCCCGCTGGTCCTCTTCGGGAGACGGCGCGCAACCTCGCCATTCATGAGAATCTCGCTCGGCCTGAGGTCGGGTAAGGAGTAACAATGGATCTTCTGGAAAGCTTCGCAAAGACCCTGACCGGGGATCCTTCGGTGTCGGTGGTGATGAAGGGTAAGGGCTGCTTTGTTGACCTTCAAACCAAGCAGATCAACATCCCGGCCATCTCCGTTCCGAACGGGACGAAAATTCCGCCGTACATCATCGGTTACTTGGATCATGAGGTCGGTCACCTGAAGTTCTCTACGGTTGCTGCGGAACGGCTGGTTCGGGATGCCTTCAAGTCCGCTACGCCGTACGAACGAGCGGTGGCTGATTACGTTCACAATGTTCTCGATGACTGCCGTCAGGAGCCGCTGTTCATTCAGCGGTATCCGGGTGGTCGGTACTACCTTGGGATCGCGGCAGTGTTCGACATTGAGAACACGATTACCCGCGAAAGTGCGGAGGGAGTCGCCAGCAACAAGGCGCTGACGGACCCGCGAGTTCTGGCGAGCATCGGTTACCTGCAAGGCTTCGCTCGGGCGTACTACGAGACCGGGCATCCGATGCCTGAGTCGGTTACCAGAGAGGCGCTGTCGTTGGCCGGGAAGTGGTTTCCTGAGTACAAGAAGTTGCCCCTCATGTCTCCGATGAAGGTCGCGGAACTGACCATTGAGTTTGTCAAAGCCAACCCGTACACGCCGCCCCCGCAACCGGCGGGTCAGCCCAAAAGGCAAGAGGGTGGCGAGGGTAGCGGTGAGGAGTCCGGTCCCGGTGGCCCTCCGGTTCCCGGCGAGGGCAAGGCTCAAGGTAAGGCCGAGGGCAAGGGCGCGGGTGACGAGGCCGAGGGATCGGGCGGAGGCGGGGTCGGCGGTTCGATGGCTGATCTCTCTGACGAGAGCGGGATTGAGTTCCTGAGCGGTCTCGGTCACGCGGGTAAGAAAGCTGAGTTTGATAAGCAGGTTGCTGAGATTCAGAAGCCTAACGTGCTGACCGCTGACCGTGGGAGCAAAGCGGTTTACCCGCCCAGAACAACGGAATGGGACAAGGTTTTCAACTTCACTGCTGCCGTGTCGAAGGTGCTGGCCAGCGCTCCTGATGTTCTCAAGCAGGTGGTTGCCAGTACCGTCAAGTTCGATCAAACGACGAGCAACGTTCTCGGTCCTGTCCAGCGCAAGTTTCTCGGGGCGCACAAGTCCCGTAAGACCGTGCGTGACTTCGATGGGTACGAGTTCTCGGATGACGCTTTCGTGTCGGTTGCTTCAAAAAATTTCCGTGGTCTGTATCACGACCGCGACAACAAGAAAACCATCAAGGGTACGGCGGTCACGCTTCTGCTCGACGTTTCCGGGTCCATGACTTCTGCTGGATCCGCTACGCTGTTCGGAGAATCCTCCAACGCAGCTACGGCTTCCATCTGGTCGGTCTGGGCCATGGCTTCGATTCTTCGCTGCCCGTTTGAGATTCTCGCCTACAGCACCGGGGACACCCCGGAAGATGTTCGGCTTGTGGCGGGGAAGGAGAGCGTGGGCTGGGTGCCGTTCAGGCGTACGGAGTCGGTGATTACTCACGTTATCAAGACCTTCGATGAGAAGTGGGGTCAGCAGCACAAGAACGCGCTGGTTGCCCTTCTCGGCGGCGGCGGGAGCGATCACAGCCCCAAGCTTTCGGTTCCCTCGACTCGAAACCTCTTGGTTGGTACGGCGCGTCAAATCTGGCGTGGCAACTGCGACGGTGATAACTTCTTGGTTGCAAGGGAGCGCATGATGCGCCGTCCCGAGGAGCGCAAGGTAATCATCGTGGTCAGCGACGGTCAGCCGGTCGGCGCGTGTGTTCCGGACGAACACCCCAAGAGCTTCCTTCGGTATGAGATTGACCGCGCTATCAAGGCGGGCATCAAGGTTGTCGGTATCGGACTTGGCCGCGAGGGCGGGTACGTCAAACGGTTCTACCCTGTGTATCGGCATCTTATGAACCCTGCCGGGTTGGGTAAGGCGCTGATGGAAACGCTGTAAAGGAGTAACATGGAAAGCGTGAAGAAGTTCGTTGTCCGGAAAAGCGAGTTGGTTTCCAAGGCTGTTCTGAAGGGCAAGGCGACCGCGCCGACGACCCGTAAGAAGCCTTCAACGCTCAAGACGTTCGTCAACCTGTCGGGCACCAAGGCGCTCCTGATTGATGCGCTGCGGACGGCTGCGGCGGCGTTCGATCTGACGGCGGCATACGAGGCCATGCCCATCAAGTACAAGGGGCTGATCAAGGAAATCGTGGCGATAGGTCAGCCGCTCGGCGGGATCCCGGTTCCTACCCCGGCACTCGATGAGGCGGGGAAGGAGATCGAAGGCAAGCAGGAAGTCACTCTGGGCTTCGATCCGGAAAAGCTGACGGATACGAATCTGGAAACGTGGGGCCGGGTGTTCATCGGGGCCGACATTCGGGGTAACGCGGCTACGCTGTACATCGAAGCGTACGACCCCCGGTTTGAGCGGTTCGCGGAGTTCTCTTCGGTGGACAAGAGCCGCTACCCGGACATCCGGTTCTACGACGGTCCCACTGCGGCGGATAAGAAGCACGTTTTCGTGCAGTTCAACCTGACGGAAATCACGAATGGCGCGGCGAAGCACAAGATCCAGCAGCTTGTGACGCTGGCTGCGGAGGCGGTGCGATGAGTCGCCTTCTCTACTACTCGGCGGCACTGGTCGCCGTCTGGCTCATCACCAAACGCGCAGTGTGCGCCTTCGCCCTGAAGGATGATTTTCAGGAGGGCTACTGCTCTCGCTGCGAGACATTCTCTGTCGAGACCGTTTGCCCGAACTGCCGAAAGGAAAAATGACGAAATTCGCAGTCGGTCAGCGGTGGCGGTTGAAGCCGGAATGGGTGGCAGAGCGCGAGACGCAGGGACGTAAGGAAACGACCTTCGATTTCGTCATTCTCGGGCCTCCCGGAATGGAGTGGAACAATCCGAAGACCAACAAGACCTGTCGGCTGGAGGTTCCGGGGCACACTGAAAAGTGCGGCCCCATCTGTAGCCATGGGATCGTTCAGGATTACTCCCATGCCCATCTGAAGAAGTACGCCTATCTTGTGGAGGAGAAGTGAAGAAAAAGCCGGAACCGATTAAGCTTGAGATCACCCCCCGTGAGTTTTTCCAGCACCTTAACCGTAGCCATGAGACGGCGCAGGAGGTCTTCAAACTCCTTGGGCTGGAGATCCCGGAGAGTGCCAAGAAAGACATGGAGCGGCTCGCTGAGTCACTCAAGTCACTCAAGGAGAAGAAGTGAAAAAGAAGGAAGTCCCGAAGGGGATGACTTGCGAGTGCGGTGAGTACACCAAGTACGACATGTACGTGTACGCGCATTGGACGGTGGAGCTTGTCTTTACCTGCCCGAAGTGCAAGGCCAAGTATGGCCTTCTGGAAGGCGTGGCCGAACCGAAAGGGAGAAAATGAAAAAGTTCGTTCAAGCGGAATGCTCGTCCTGCAACGCAACTGGCCTCTACTCTGGAATGTGCGAGGCAGAGGGCACGGCGGTTGTTTGCCTCGGCTGCAACGGGACGGGTTGCGAGACTGTCAGTTTCACCCCCTTCACCAAACGCCGGGGACGGCGAGACATCAAGACGGTCTACCGGTCTGGCGGACGGTTCATCATGACCGGCACCGGCCCGGTTGGTTCCAGCATCACGTACTCCGAATTCACGAAAGGAAAAATGCCTTCATGAAGAAGCTGCTGACTCTGGCTCTCCTGTTCTCGGTTGTGTCTTGCGCTCAGGCACAAAGCAACGGCGGATTCCCGCCCCCGGTCACCACGACGCGGAGCGCGAGCTATTACCTGTACCTGCCGACTGCGGCGGGGGCGGCTGGCCCGGTCTCTCCGGAGGAAATGCTGGCCAACGAGCAGATCGACTTCCCCAACATGGCGGCTTACGGATTCAATACCGTCTATCTGGTGGAGTTCCGGTCCAAGTTCGACCCGCTTCTCGATAACCAGTACAACCGCGAGGGCATCGCCAATCTCCGCATGGAGCTAGAGGCTGCTCGGCAGAACGGGCTTCGGGTTTTCCTTGGTCTGAACTTCGGGAGCGGCTACCAGATCGGCATCGACTCCACGCCCGAAGCACTCCTTGCACGTAACGCCAAGTTCCAGTCTTGGCTCCAGTTCGTCCAGTACCTACTGATGAACATTGATGACTACCGGGACATGGTTTACCCCATCGTGTTTGAAGAGGGACAGGCGGACGCGACCTACAACCTGATTACGAATGCGGACGCTGCTGCACGGGCCTTTCAACAGACGCTTGGGAATCTCCCGGCTCTTCTTCCTGCTGCCCTGCGGGCGAAGTGGACGTTCGGCTGGTACGGGGCGACAACTGCCCTGTACTCGCACACGCCCGCTCAGGTCGGCTTTGACTGGGTTGGTGAGGGTGCGTACTTCTTCGATCCGACGATCACGCTTTCATGGCTCGCGGCAACCGATAAGGGGTTGACTGACGCTCAGATCAGCGCGAAGCTTGAGGACATGTTCGGCAAGGTCGGAGCGCTCTATCCCGGTATGCCCATCGTGTTCACTGAGGGTGGTTACTACACCTGCTCTTCTGAGACCTTCAATCGTCAGGGCGAGGTCTATGCCCTGCTGGCGGAGTTCGCCATCTCTCGGGGCTACGGGTTGAATCTCTGGGGGTATCGTTCGCTCCTGACGCCTGAGCAGGAGTGCGCGGAGCGCGGTGGCAAGGGTGGACACTCGATGGGGAACGCTGATGGCTCCCCGCGACCCGCCATGCTGGCCGTCTCTGCGGCGATTACCGGCCATCCGACAGAGCAGATGATGTTCATTGCGCCACTTCCCGGCGGTCGGCCTGAGCCGAGAAAGGTTGAGAGGCATGGCAGAGACTAAGGAACTTCAAGTCGGAGACATCGTTCTTGTTGCTTACGTCCTGACTCGCTTTGGACAGGACATTCCAAGCTCGGAGGATCGAAAAGAGGCGACGATCATCGAGTTTTCAGACGACCGTTCCATGGTCAAGATTTTGGTCAACGAAGATCGAGAATATCTGTCGCCTAAGACAGCATGGCTTCGGGCAGACGGAGTTCAATTCCTGAAGCGTCCGGTTCCGAAGCCACCCGTGCCCAAGAAGGTTGGTTGGTTTCGGCGGTTCTTGGAGGCGAAGTGACCGGGCAGTGCGAGAAAGGAGCCACAGTGAGGACCATGTAATCACAAGCACCTTTGTTGATTAATAAATTGTGGGTTAATAAAATGTGTATAACTATTACTCCTGCCGTGTCCTGTTCGGGAATCGTGAGAAGTCGGCACAGTGGCTCAGCGGTTAATTTTCTGGGCAGCGCAACCTAGCCTTGTCTTCTCGACAGTAGTAGACGGATGGAGACCTAAAAATTTTTGGTTGGTTTGGTTTTTAAGAACGCCTAGGCCAGACGCAGGTTTGTTACCGCCAGTGGGCATCCGGGTAACCCGTGTTAACGGTGCGTCAACTTTTTTGAAGGGAATGCAATGAACAGAACGCGATTGGTGCAGCGGCTCAATGCCCCAAGCAAGACCACGGGCGGGCTGGGAGATAACCCGTTCGCTTTCGGAGGGGGTCTCCGCAACGGTGGACTCTCGGAAACGGCCATGGACCTGTTGCGTCCCGTCTTCTCCTTCGATTACATGGGAGCCGCCGAGTACGAATTCGGCGCGGTCCAGCAGACCCTTGCTGCGATCAAGGCATCTGCCATCGCTGGTAATCTTGTGACCTTTGAAGTCAAAGGTCTCAAGAAGCCGGTCTGGGGCCTTGCGCCGAAGGAGATCGTTGCCGAGGCGTCTGAGTTGGTTCGTGAATTGGCCAAGAAGCAGTACGACCGGCAACTCAAGGAGTCCTCGCTCTTCTACGACGCCCTGAACCCGGACAAGATTACTTGGCCCGTTCCTACTCTCGGCTGGCTGGAACTGAACAACCACTTCTTCTGGACCGTGGATCAGAAGATGTACGATGGCTTCGCTAACCTGATGGGAGTTCAACATGAACAGTGAAAGGTGGACGCTGCACAAGTCTGACGCCGAATCCAAGGCTCTTCACAACGCCAAGTCCTGCTGCGATAAGTGGGGTGAAACGGATTGCATCAGTGTCGAGGTAGTCGAAGCCGCCGCCTACGACGCCCTCGCGGCCAAGCTCGCGGAGGTAGAGCAAGAGAACGACGACCTGCGCGGAGCTTTCGCGGATCAGCACAACGAGGATGCAGAACATACTCGCGCCTACATCGCCGCCCTCGACAAGGCCACACGCGAGCGGGACGATGCGCTGAACTCCCGAGACGCCTGTATCGTGGAATACGGGCGGCATCAGGCCAAGGCGGACGCCGCCATCGACAAGGCCACCCGCGAGCGGGATGAGCTTCATGCCGCTCTCGTGAAGGCACACGGCGACCTTCAGGTGCGTGGAACGACCGGCTACCACAACTGGGATCACACATTCGCTACTGGAGGAAAGAAGTGAATTCATCCGAGTCTTACGCCCAGAAGACGGCTGATCGGGCGGCAGAGCTTGCCCCCGAAGCAGTCGCAGCAATGGCACTCCGAAGTCGGCTGACCGAGGAGCGATTCATGTATGGGTCTGTCCATTCTCGTAACCTTCGCGCCCCTGTACACTGTGCGGGATGCCATACCATCTACGAAGGCAGTCAACCGGCTTGCCCCGCCTGTGCTGACACCGTAGCCATCGGTCCAGTAACCGAGCTTTCGATGCTTCAGGCCAAGATCAGGGAGGGGAGATGACCGAAGAGAGGTCTACGATGCCTTGCGAGCATCATCGCGCTTGGTGTACCCACCCGGACCACAAAACATCGCAGGTTTCGGAGGGGAAAGAGCATCGCTATTCCGTCGCTCCCGGACTCTGGAGCCGCTGGCACCCCGCCACTGACATCTGCGAAATGCCGGATGCTCCCGGCGCAACCATCAAACACGAATGGCGAAGTCCAGAGGATTCCAGTGCGCGTTGAAGATGTAAAGGAACGCCTGATCAAGACGGCGCTCCGTTCCACCTGCAAGTATCGTGTGGCAGCTATCGGGCTGAACGCCCGAGGTACGCCTATCTCGTCCGCCTACAATACCTCCCGCATCCAGCGGAAGGGTGGCGGTTTTCACGCCGAAGCTCTCGTCATGAGGAAGTCCCCGCCCTCGCTGAAGACTATCCTGATCTGTCGGTTGGGCATGGCCGGGGAGATTCGACCTATTCATCCTTGCCCCGCTTGCAAGCGTCTGGCTGACAAGCTGGGTATCAAGATACGAACCGTGGAGAGGTAATGAAACGACCAGCAAGGCTCTACAAGGGCCTAAAGACAACGGCTGACCTATCGACCAAGCGAACCATTATCCCGGTCGCTCTGCCGATTCTGGAGTGGATAGAGGCCAACCATGATCGCCTTGGCGTTTGCAAGGCGAGGCTGTTTAATGATCTAGTCGCCAGTGCGATCAAGAGTAACGACATTCGATTTAAGGGGCTGGAATGAGCAAGGTTAGCAAGCTGGGTGGGGACGCAGAGAACCAGATCCATGGGGATGAATGCATTGACGATTGCGACGGCTGTCCCTGCTGGTGTCATCCCGGCAAGAAGAAGCTGAAGTTGAATCCAACGGCCTATCTGGAGCTTCTGACCGAGGCCGAGAAGTACGCTCAGGCAATCGACCATGAGTACCAGACCCCGGAAATGAGCCGCTTCCTGTCCGCAGTCAAGAACGCAAGGGGGCTTCTCGATGGATAACGTTACCAAGTTCAAACTGCCCCCGAGACCGAGGCCGTATCTGGGTAACCCGATTCTTCAGACCCCGTGCGACCTGTGCGGCGCGGATCGGTATGCCGAGCCGGTCTGGGACACCGAGTTGGGATGCGTCGTGGCGATGACTCTTCTCGATCATCCCTGCATCAAAAAAGTTGATTCGTTGAAAAAATAGGGTCTTGACATCGAGAACGCCCTGAAAGAAGATACTTACATCATGTTGACGCGCTGGTATCTCTCCGCAAGCCCCAATAGCTTTTCAAAAAAGCATGGGGTCGAACTGTGCCCAGCGACTATGCTTAGGCAGCAGATCGAGGGTACGGATATCTAGGGCTTTGGGGTTTCAGAAGTAGGATCCACCAAAGCCCGCCTAGAAAGCGGGCTTTTTTGTTGGTCGGTCCGGTTTGATCGTTGAAAATTTAGGTGCCCCCAACGAAGTGGGGGCGCAGCATTGCTCAGCAGGAGCGTGGTGTAATAGCAGCACGACGGATTCCAAACCCGTCAGCGAGGGGGCAGTACCTTCCGCTCCTGCCAATTGGATAGGTGGCGAAATGGTAGCCGCGCTGGTTTGCTAAACCGGTGAGCCTCCTTGGCTCTGTGGGTTCAAGTCCCTCCCTATCCTCCATGGACTGCTAGCTTTGAAGGTCAAAGCGCCCACCTGAAGAGCGGGAGAACGTCGTTCAATTCGACGGCAGTCCACCATGAAAGTTTTTAGTAGGGAGAATGAGTATTCCAGTTGGTCTCATAAGCCAACCTCCGTGGGTGCGACTCCCACCCCTGCTACCATGCCTTCGTAGCCAAGTAGTTAGGCACCGGTCTGCAAAACCGGTTACGTTGGTGCAATTCCAACCGAAGGCTCCATTGAAATCGGTCTGGGGGAAGAGACGTTCGACTCGTCAAGAGGGGCTTGCTCCTCCTTAGTGTAACGGCAGCACTCCCCCGTGCAAATGACAGCCGTAAGGCGCGGGTAAAACGTAGGCGTCACGACACGCCAACCCTTCAAAGAAGGGGCCGTCATTTGGTAATTTCCTCTAAATCAATCCGGGTGTGGGTCAGTGGCTGATCGCCTGTTTCGGGGACAGGATTAGGGAGGTTCAATTCCTCTCACCCGGACCAAAGTTTCCCGAAGAATTCCGAGAACTGTTTGGTGGTAGCTTGTCAAGGAGCCGGGGGGTATATGAAAACCCACGGTGAAAGTAGAAACCACAAACCGGGCAAGTCGGATAGTAGCGATTCCAGCAGACTGTAAATCTGCCCTGTTTACAGCTAACACCGAAGGTGCAATTCCTTCCTTGCCCACCATCTGCTATAATTTTTGAATGCCGCATACAGTCGAGACTCATACCCGGACACGGGCCGAGTTTCGGGCACGAACCGGGAAACGTTAATCCGCAGGTGAGGCAATTGGCAGACCTTCCAAACTCAAAATTTGGAGCTTGCGAGTTCAAATCTCGCCCTGCGGACCATTTGATGAACCATGGAACCTCTGCTACTGAACGAGTGTTGTGTTCGGGGTAGCACGTTCAAGTCACAGCCACAACCTTCTGACAGCCATGGTTCTTCAAATGGAGGTAACGTGAACGAAAGACAGGCATACGAAACGAAGGTGTTACCAGACGGGCGAGTAATTGATGTTTACCCGCTGACGTTCGGTCGCGCTAGGATCACGATTTCTGAGTCCTTGTCGGATCCGTGTTACCTCGACGGTTGGTGATACGACACTCCAAAAGCCGCAGTTGCGGCGATGAAAAATTGGGATGGGACAGGCGAACCTGATGGCTGGATGAGACATCCGAGATCGGGCCGACGCCGCGAACACGGAGATCCCAAAACTGAATATGTGAATCTGTAGACTAGTGCGGTTTTCTCTCTCGTTCCGCCTAAATAAAACGAGAAGCGGGTGGCCGTCCCGCGAACAAACCAATCGGCCATGTATGCTAAAATTCGGACATGGGAAATCACAAAGTTGGTTGTGCGTGTCCGTTCTGTAGTCGTAAAGGAAGAAAGCGCTCTAAGGAAGAATTAGCCTTGATGGGGCGTACTGGTTGTCGAAATCGTACAGAGTACGAACGAGCGCTTTCTGAAAAGTTAGTCGGAGAAGGTTACGAGGTCTTCTCTCCGTGGTCAGCGTGTGATCGAGTAGCATTGAAAGACGGCAAGGTATTTTTCGTGGAATTCAAAAAGCCACAACAGGAGCTAAGCCCAATTCAACAACGTGTTCATGATGCGCTCCCG